TTATGGAGCCTTCGGTTGTTTTTCAAGCGAATTTTAAGCAGGGCAGTGGAGTTTATAAGGCGCTATATGATAGCCGTCTTGGGTGGACATATTTCTGTTATTCCACAAATATGAGTCTTTACGGAGGTGCATTTAATTGAAATATATGAAAATAAGTACTTTGGTAGAAAAGCTAAATGCACGAAATGGTGATCAAATTAGTAAAAATCTAGTTGATTTTTGGTTTAATACGTGGGGATATGATATTAACCATGAACCAACAGATGAAGATAAAAATGCTAAAAATAAAAATAATAATGAAGGAGAAAATGAAAATGGCTAACATTGTAACGGATCTTATTGAACAGGCAGAAGACATTAAGCGTAGAAAATGGTGCTCTGATAAGGATTGTGCAAAGGGGAAAAAGTCTTGGTGCAAGCTGTGTCACACACTGAGAGCGGCGGCAGAGCAGCTTACTGTAGCAGACCAAAAATATGCCTATGTTTATAACGAGTTTAATAAGAAAATGGACGAAGAACGTAAAATTGCAGATGCCCTTAGAGAAGATATTGCAGATCTTGCACACGACCTACAGCTTGGACATGTTTGTGAAACCTGTAGTCGAAAGGGCAAGTGCCTCAAGGGGTCTACTGGATGGATGACAAACAAGCAGTGCGTTGATTGGGAATATAAGAATTTTGTTACTGATGTGGTGGGCAAATTAAGTACTGATGTGGTGGGCAAATTAAGATGGATGAGCTAAAACCCTGTCCTTTTTGTGGGAATGCGCCCAATATGCGAATTACTGGATATGGAGCAGTATATGTGAGATGTCCTAACTGCGGAGTTGAAACACCTTATTATCAGAATGCCGAACTCGCAACAATGAAATGGAATATGAGAATTGAGTGTTGACAATACGAAATTATAGTGTTACAATTGCTTATGATAAAACAAGTAAGGAGTTGTAACACTATGAAAATGAAAAAATACATAATTATATACAAGGATAGAGGAAAACACAAATGGGCTGAATCAGACAGCTTAGAGATACTACAAAGCATTTTTAGTAAATGTAGTTGGATTAAAGAATACAAAATTATTGACACATCAAATTTTAAGGAGGCAATGGATGAAAGATGGATTACAACAATCTAGATAAGCAGTCCTATGAAAAGGGCTATAAAGATGGTAAGCAAGATGCAGCATATGAGATTATCACTAAGATGAGATATCTTAATTATAATATTATTGGCTCACTTGGATATGAAAATGTAGAGGATTATCCTGATTATTTGATGGTGTTTCTTGACGGCATTGCAAAGGAATATAATGTAGAAGAAGACGAGGTGCATTAATTATGATTTACCTAGATAACGCTGCTACATCTCCAATTTGTGAAGCCGCAAAGAATATTATCCTTGATAATCTTGATGAATATTACAATCCAAACAGTTCATATGAGGATGCTCGTGGAGTAAAGATTAAGGTCGAGGAAGCACGTGAAAAGATTGCGGCACTAATTGGAGCACAACCTGACGAGATTTACTTTACTTCTGGTGGATCTGAAGCAAATTCATGGGTTTTAAATCATGATTTTACACTAGCATCTAACATTGAGCATCATTCTATTGATCCAGACTATAAATTCAAGGTTGATTATAGAGGAATGGTTGATATAGAGAAATTTGAAAAAAGAGTAAATGAATTGCAGAATAATTATTTCGGTATTAGTCCGGGTATTGCTTCATGTATGATGGTAAATAATGAACTTGGAGTTATTGAGCCAATTAAAGAACTAGCGAAGATCGCACATGACAATCATATGTTGTTCCATACAGATGCAGTTCAGGCATTCCCTCATATGAAAATTAATGTAGAAGAGCTTGGCGTAGATATGCTATCATGCTCTGCTCATAAGTTTGGCGGGGTTAAAGGATGTGGCTTCCTTTATATCAAAGATGGCATTCATATTCATCCTTTAATTAATGGTGGAAGCCAAGAAAGAGGAATCAGAGGTGGCACAACTAATGTTCTTGGTGTCTTGGCTATGGCTGCTGCGCTAGAAGATACGACAACCCATATGCATGGACATAATGCAAAAATTGCACGTTTATCCAAGGAGATTAAGGATAATTTATTGAATGTAAAAGGTGTCACAATTAATGGGACAACAGATAAAAAGCAGCATTTAGACAGTATTTTGAACTTTAGAATTAATGGTGTGCATGGTTCAGATGTTGTTGCGATGGCTGACGAATTTGGGATTGCTATTAGTGCTGGTTCAGCTTGCAATGAAGGGAATGCCGTCCCATCTCATGTGCTGAAAGCAATTGGTTTGTCTGACGAAGAGGCATTAAGTAGCATTCGTGTATCTCTTGGAAGATATAATACAGAAGAAGAAATTGATTATGCTTGTGTGATTCTTCCAAAGATCATTGAAAGATTGAGATCACTTAATTGATAGTACAAAATTATAGAAAGGATTTAATAAAATGATCATTAACGATAAAAGAGCGCTTGCATATATTGTAACCATTGACGAAATTAAGCCAATTGAGGGTTATGACAGAGTTGAGTATGCAAGAACTAATGGCTGGTGGGTCATTATAGGCAAAGCTGACAATTTGCAGGTTGGAGATAAGTGTGTGTATTTTGAAGTTGATAGTAAGGTCAATTCAGAAGACGAGAGGTTTGCTTTTCTAGAGAAGCGTAATTATAAGATTAAGACACAGCGTATGTGTAAGGTTATCTCACAGGGATTGCTTATGCCTCTAAGTGCTTTTCCAGAGCTTGGTGATGCGGATGTTAATACAGACGTAACAGATAAGCTTAAGGTTACATATGCAGTTGAGGAAGATAATGCTCGTAAGGGCAAGGCAGATCCTAATGCGAAATATCGTTCTATGACTGCTAGACATCAAAAGATTTTTAAGAATAAGTGGGCACGTTGGATGATGCGTCGTGAATGGGGACGTAAGATTATGTTTTTCTTCTTTGGTAAGAAGAAGGATAATCCTAGAGCTTTCCCAACTCACTTCCCATTTGTACACAAGACCGATGAGGAGCGTTGTGAAAATCTTGTAAATGTCGTGCTTGGATATGAGAGACCTCTAATTGTTACTGAAAAATTAGATGGGACGAGTTCTACTTATATCCTTGAGAGAAAAAAGAAGAATAGGTATGAATTTTATGTGCTATCTCGTAATGTACGGCAGGCGGATGAAAAGCAGGAATGTTATCATGACCACAATATTTACTGGGATATGGCATTTAAGTATGACATTGAAGCACATCTGAGAGAGTATCTTGAGCAGAATCCTGATTGCCCGTATGTATGTATTCAGGGTGAGTCTGTCGGCTCTGTTCAGGGTAATCCTCTACAACTTACCGAAGACGATTTCTACTGCTTTAATTTTATTGATGGTCGTGTTGGTCGTGTAGATTCTGTAACTGGAAGGGATATTGTAGCAGCATGGAATATTAAATGGGTTCCTATCCTCGACACTAATTATATGATGCCTGATGATATGGAGGAATTTAAGAAATTTGCAACTGCTAAAAGTATAGTTAATCCCAATGTGCTGAGGGAAGGAATTGTTCTACGAGATCCTACAAATGATTTTAGTTTCAAGAATGTGAGTAGAGAATATCTGCTCAAACATAATGGATAAGTGGTCTTGCATATGTCTAAATTTAAAGGAGTTTTCTAATATAGAAGAAATTAATGAGCAAGGATTGATTTTATGAACTATCATTCAGATAAATACATAATGGACGGCGTTCGAGAGCATTATAACGAAGCTCTCGAATACTTTCCAGAGGATAGAATTGTGGGAATCTTCTATCAAGGTAGTGGCAATTATGGACTTGACTATGAAGAGTCAGATGTCGATACAAAGTTGATTGTAACTCCAACTCTTGATGATATAATTTTCACTCACAAGCCTGTAAGCACCACTCATATTAGAAATAACGATGGGCATACTGATTGGAAAGATATCAGACTTATGCTTCAAACGTTCAGAAAATGCAATTTGAATTTTACAGAAATCCTTTTTACTAAATACAAAATTGTTAATCCTCTATATATGAAACAGTGGGATAGAGTCGTTGATAACAACGAACTTATTGCGAGATATAATGAAGTCGCAGCAGTAAGGACAATGAAGGGCATTGCTATGGAAAAATATCATGCAATGGAACATAAATATCCTTCTAAAATTGATATTATTGATAAATATGGATTTGATGGGAAGCAAGTTCATCACTTATTTAGGGTAGAAGAATATTTACAAAGATATATTAATGGCGAATCTTATGCAGACTGTTTAATTTCAAAGAAAGCAGAATATCTTAAAAATGTTAAGACTTGTGGTTATCTTTCTCTCGAAGAAGCAAGAGTTTTAGCAAAAGAGTCTCTAAACAGAATATGTATAATGGCTGACAAGTTCCGCGCGGAGCATATAGAGCAATCTAATCCGAATGTTGATAATCTTTTAGACGATGTTCAACGGGAAATTATGCTCATCGCTATTAAGAGAGAAATTAGTGATTATAAGATACAAAACAATGTAAATTTATAATAAGGAGGGCTAATAAATAATGTAAAAGATACAATAAAATTCAATTATTTACAAAAAATATGGGTTATATTTATAAAATTACTAATAATATCAATAACAAATGTTATATTGGGAAAACAGAAAGAACTATTCAAGTCAGATGGTCAGAACATATCCGTCCAAGTAAATGTAAGCCAGATTTACCATTATATCGAGCGTTCTCAAAATATGGCATAGATAATTTTTCAATTGAAGAAATAGAAGAATGTGATAATGCTATTTTAGATGAACGAGAAATTTATTGGATTGATTATTTTAATGCCTACAGAGAAGGATATAATTGTACGGCTGGCGGAGAAGGTGGAATAAAAACATATGAAGAAAATATTGATATTATTATTGAACGCTATCAACAAGGAGAAAGGTTAGATCGTTTATGTAAAGAATATCATTATGATTACGCATGTATTAGACCTAAGCTTGAAGCAAAAGGTCTCATTATTAATACAACGGCTGGGCCAGAAAAATTAAGCAAGAAAATATATGCAGTAGACCCAATTACATTACAAGTTGTTGCAGAATATGAATCTATTTCTGCCGCTGGTAGAGCTTTATGTAAAGATAGTAAAAATCCTAGAGCAATAGCAAACCATATTGTTAAACAAAAAGATACTGAACATATATCTCATGGATTTTTATGGCGCACCACTGAAACTATACGAGATTATGAAGATTGCAATTAAGAAAGAGATTGGTGATTAAAATGACAGGAAAAGTTTTAGGTAAAATTACTTCTGCAGAATATGGAATGGTTAGCGATTATCCGTTTCTTTTTGGGCTACAGCTACGTTTTAAACTTAGCGATGGAACTTCTATTGGATGCGGGTCTAGATATACAGAAAACATCAGTGAAGCATGTAAGTGGACAACTGCAGAAAGACAGTATGGTATTACAATGTGTGTTGATAAAATATATCAAATACTCCAAGATGCAAAAGTTAATTATGTGTCACAACTTGTTAATAAGCCCGTTGAAGTTGTAATCGAAAAGAATACGTTTAAAGACTTTAGAATTTTGACTGAGGTGCTTTAATATAGGTATAGAATTTAATGCAGGAATTTTATTTATTAAGGAGTACGAATGAATAAACCTATTTTTATAATGATGATCGGTTTGCCAGCAAGCGGCAAGAGTGAACAAGCCAAAAAACTTGCAGCAAAATATGATGCAGAAATTTTTTCTAGTGACGCACTTCGAGAGGAAATGTTCGGAGATGTAAACCATCAGACAAACAATGATGTTTTGTTTAAAGAGCTCCACAAGCGTATTAGAGGATGCCTTATTTATGGAAAGAGCGCCATTTATGATGCTTGTAATATCAGCTATAAGCGTCGCATGGAGTTTCTTAAGTCTCTTAATAAAATCCCTTGTGAGAAGATTGCAGTTCTTATGGCAACGCCTTATGAAGTTTGTCTTGAGCGCAATGCACAGCGAGAACGGGAAGTACCAGAGCATGTAATTAAACGTATGTATATGAACTTTAACGTACCTTTTTGGTACGAAGGTTGGAATGATATTGATGTTGTTTATTCTGAAGATTCGATGGACTATAAAGGCTGGGATAGAGATTGGATCGAATCAGTGAAAGATTTTAACCAAGACAATTCTCATCATGCCTTATCTCTTGGAGACCATTGTTGGAATGCTGTAAAATATATTGATAGTAACACACCATCTTTTCATTCAACGTCCACTGAACTTAGACATGCAGCAATGCTACATGACGAGGGGAAAATCTTTACGAAAAGCTTTTATGATGCAAGGGGGAATCCTTCAGAAGACGCGCATTATTATTCCCATGAGCGTTGTGGGGCATACAATAGCTTATTCTACGAAATGCCTTGCGAACATCTTTATGTTGCACAGCTTATTCAGTGGCATATGCGACCTTATCTCGCATGGGAGCAATCTGACAAAGCTATGCAGAAAGATAGGAAGCTTCTTGGTGAACATTTATTTAACGATATTTGTTTATTGCATGCTGCCGATGTGTCAGCGCATTGATAAAATATTAAATTAACCTCTTGACAATACAAAATTATTGACATATAATGTCCACATAGAAAGGAGAGTGAATACTTGTGGATGTACAATCTTTAAAAGAATATATATTAGACAATGAAAAATTGCCAGAGATTCTTCAGGAGATTGGATGCCATAGTATTCACAATCATGGTGGATATATTACATGCGGGAATAAAACTGGAGATAACAAATCAGCAATTGTTATTTATTTAAATGAAAATTTAACTGTTGTAAATTACACTCGTACAATGACGAGCAATAAAAGAACAACAGATATCTTTGATTTGATTTGTTATAACGAAGACTATTCTTTTCCTGAAGCTCTTAAGTTCTGTTGTAATTTATTTGGGCTAGATTATTATCAAGAGCCAGAAGAAGTTCCAGAATCTCTTCAAATACTTAAAATGTTACAGCAAATGGCGACAGAAGAAGATGACTTTGATGACACTCCGCTAAAACCTATTCCAGAAAAAATTCTATCTTATTATCTCCCATACGGCAATAAACTATGGGAGGATGATGGGATTAGTCTAAGCACTCAAAAGCTATTTGAAGTTTCTTTTGATCCAATGACAAACTCAATTGCGATCCCAATTAGAGATGAAATTGGGACATTGGTTGGGATTAAAGCAAGAAGAATGGAATATGACCCGGATAGTGGAATGTCTAAATATTTTTTTCTCGAACCATGTGCAAAGTCAAGAATCTTGTATGGTCTATTTCAAAATATAAAATTAATTCAACATACAGGGATAGTATGGGTTGGTGAAAGTGAAAAATTTGTGCAGCAATTGTACGATATGGGGTATTATGGTGTAAGTACTGGTGGCACAAAAATTTCAAAAATTCAAGTTGAGATGCTAACAAGATTAAATGCCAAGATTGTTTTTTGTTATGATGAAGATGTTGATGAAGAACAATTAAAAAACATTTCGAATATGTTCCTAAATGGGATTCCAGTATATGCAATTATTGATAAAGATCATATTCTTGACAATAAAGAATCTCCTAGCGACAATCCTGAAAAATTTAAACATCTAATTAAAAATAATATATATAGTTTGCGTGAGGATAATGACGAATAAACAGAGAAAATTTTTTAAACATGCAAAGGCCGCTTCTGAAATGAGCAGTTTCCCAAGAGTACATATTGGTGCAATTGTTACATGTGGCAATAAAGTTGTAGGTGTAGGTTTCAATAGCAGAAAGAGTTCACCGATTCAAAAGAAATATAATAAATATAGAAATTTTGATTGTTCTGCAACCAATACAGAGCCTCTTCATTTGACACATGCAGAAGTGGCCGCACTTGGGCAGTTGAAATATATGGACATTGATGTTAGCAAATGTGAAGTATGGACATATAGAGAAAATCTAAATCATGAGCTTTCTCCATCTCGTCCATGCGCTGCATGCATGAATTATCTCAAAGACCTTGGTATTAAAAAAATACATTATACAACTGATGGCGGATACGCCGACGAAGAAATTGTGATTAAGGAGAGTTAAAAGTGTATAAGAGAAATTGTATTGCAGTTAGTGAGGATCTCTGTAAAAAATGTTTTATTAAGATCGCCAAGCCGAGCAAGAAAGAGATTAAGCATATTGTACTAACAGACTATAATGCGATATGTGACAATTGTGGGCGAAAGGGGCCAATTGTTGATTATATTAATGATGAAGATTATTAATTTGGAGGAAATAAAATAATGACAAACGATCAGAAAGAATTGGTTCAGCCGATTTTAAATACGATTACGAACTCAGATATTAAAGAATTTGCCATGGTGCTACTTGAAGATATGCCAACTTACATATGGCACATTGGTGCTTCAAGTACTGGAAAATATCATCCCGCTTATAGTCTTGGAGAAGGCGGGCTTATGCGTCATCAAATTGCGGTTGTAAGATTCTTAAATTTCTTTTTTGAACTTGAGCAGTACAACAGTAAGCTTACTACGAGACAGATGGATTTAATGCGTGTAGCGGGATTGTTGCACGATGGTCGCAAAAGTGGTTCTCAGCAAGATTATGAAGCTTCTAAATATACAAGATTTAATCATCCACTACTGATGGCAGATGAAATTAGAAAATATGATGGGAAATACTTAGATCATGAGGAAATTGAATTTATCGCTGATGTAGTCTCTAAGCACATGGGGCAGTGGTCAGAGGATAGGAAAAGCAATGTTGTTCTTCCGAAACCTAACGATAGATTCTCTAGGATGCTACATGTTGCCGATTACCTTGCAAGTCGCAAATGCCTTACAATGGACTTTGCAGGATATATTGAACCAAAAAGTACAACTATTAACCCAGAAGAATATGTGTTACCATTCGGTAAATATAGTGGGCAGAAGCTCATAGACATCTATAAAGCGCATCCTGATTATTGTGATTGGATGGAAAATAATATTCATAAGCGTGATGTTCTAGCTGTTTTAAAAATGGTAAAGGAGAAATGTAAAAATGAAGATTGAGATCCTTGCTGGTGGCAATATTGAAAAAGCATTTAAAGAACTTGATGTAGAATTTGCTACAAAATATTCTGGTGATCAATATAAAGTATGTGAAATTGATAAGAAAGACATGAAACGCATGGAAGATTATGAAGGAGAATGGCCTGACGATTGGGGCTGGTGGAGCTTTACTAAAGGATCAAACATGGGAACTCCTTATAATTTTATTAAGATTAATGGTCGTGATATTATTTGTTGGGAGGGCGATGGTCATTGCAACGATGAATATAATACTCTTCTAGACTATATGAATAAAGTAATTGGGGCGTCACAGCCAAGAAATGTATGTGCTCTGGCGGTTGATCTTGCTCGTGCGAATGGCATGTCTATGTCAGAACTGTTTAAAATCTATCAAAGATAATGCATTTCATAGAAAAACACAATAGTATATCAAAAAAATATGGATCCTAGGCAACTGGGAGCCTTTTTGTTACTTGACAATACAAAATTATTGTGATATAGTGGTATCACAAAGAAAGGGTGCATGCATTTGAAATATAAATTAATAGGCAATAATGATACTACAAATATTTTAAAAACAGTATTAAATAATAGAGGAATTGAAAATTATAATAAATACCTAGCGTTGTGTGACAATTGTTCCGACAATTGGGATAATTTAAATTCTATAGATGAAGCAGTAAATTGTTTTGATTATCATTTTTGTAATAAGCATAAAATGGCAATTTTGTCTGACACTGATGTTGATGGAATAACAAGTGCAACAATGATGTATCAATATATTAAACTTATGGACGCAGACTATCCAGTATCAATTATTGTGCATAAGAAGAACAAGTCACACGGTCTAGCATCTTGGGACTTTGATATTCCAGACAATACAAAGTTATTGATTATTCCAGATGCAGGGAGTAATGATGTGGATGAATGTAAAAAATTAATAAACGATGGTATTGAAGTAATTGTTCTTGATCACCATCAAGTGTCCACAGATAAATTAAATCCTGCTATTGTAGTAAACAACCAAGCATCTAATGAGTATCCAAATAAGGAAGCATGTGGCGCTCATGTTACATATAATTTCCTGCAAGCATTAGATGAGTGTTATTGGAATGATATTTGTGAAGATCATTTTACTGACTTAGTGGCATTAGCAGATATTTCAGATGTAATGTCAATGAGATCATTTAATACTCGTGCGATGGTTAACTATGGAATAGATCATATTAACAATAAAATGTTTCAAGAGATCCTTAAGGCGCAGGATTTTTCTACAAAAGGGATTGTATCTCCATTTACAATTGCATTCTACGTTACTCCTTTGATTAATGCGTTTCTACGTAGTGCTTCATTTGAGGAGCGAGAGTTGCTGGTTAATGCTTTTTGTGAATGTGAAGAAAAAACTTTTGAGTATATAAAACGTGGAGAAAATTTTCCTATTGAAGAAAATATTTATCAACATTGCGTTAGGATTGCAAAATCATATAAATCGAAGCAAGATCGCGCTAGAGACAAAGCATACAAGGCATTAATGGCTTCTAATGATTATTCTAATGATAAAGTTGCTATTGTAGATGCGACAGGTGAATTAAATTCAGCATATACAGGGCTTGTTGCAATTAAGATGTCTGAAGCGCTGAATAAACCTGTACTTCTTGTTATAGAAACAGACAATGGATTTGCTGGAAGCGGTAGAGCTTTTGATTATTGCCCAATTGAAGACTTCAGAGAACTTGTCGATAAATGCCCGGAATCTACTATGTCACAGGGCCATGCACAAGCATTCGGTCTTTGTTTGACTGACATTAATAAGGCACGAGAATGGTTTAATGAAAATCTCAAAGACATATCTTTTGAAAAAATATATGTAGTAGACTTCATTGTTGATGCAGAAGATGTATCAATTTCGTGGTGCCAAGAACTTGATAAATATAAATCAACTTTTGCACATGGAGTAGACGAACCATTGTGGTTGATTAAAGATTTATATATATCTAATGACAATGCTAAAATTGTCGGCAAGAACGATGATACAATTCAAATTTATGACGAGGATACGAATATCAAATATGTGATGTTCAAATGCGATGAATCAAATGAAGTGTTTAATTGGATGAATAATAATTTTGCAGGAGAAGAGACATATATTAATGTGATTGGCACATTGGGTATTAACGTATATAATGGACAAGTTTCTCCACAAGTATTAATTAAAGAATGTGAGATCAGAAAGGATTAATCGCAATGGGATGGAATAGTACAAAAGATAAACTCCCTCCAGACATGGTAGATGTTCTTGGCTATACAGATGCAGATAAATTCAAAGTCGTATCCATTAAGAATGGAGTTTGGAACACTTATATGAATGTACTTTATTGGATGTGGCTTCCTGATAAACCAGATATTAAGTCAGAAGAGCCAACAAAAAGACGTGGTAGAAAGAAGGCGACAGATAAAACATGACAAAAGTTGATCAATATAAATGTGATTATTGTGGAGAAGTTTTCAATGATTATGACAAGTGCCTTGCACATGAATATGAGCATCAGAATGATGATGTGTCTAGAGCAAAATATTTAATCAAATATAATCTAAGAAAAGATCTTTGTGACTATTGTGAACATAGCTACTTTGTATATGGGTGCGAGATTGATTGCCAGTTTAAGAAAAACTGCAATTACAAAAACAATTATGAATTATTTGCGCCAGTGAAACCATTCCATGACAAAAGTATTCAAGGTTATTAAGAAAGGATAATTAAATGAGTTATTGGGATTATGAAGAGCCTATGTGGGAACCGTCTGAAGCAGACGAATTATTTGATGAAATAAAATCAAAGCTTATTGATGCAGCTAAAGACTCTTTGAAGAGTGACATGGAATCGCTTAAAAGACGCAATGAGTATCTTGAGAAGCGCAATAAAGAGCTTGAGGACAAATCACTAGAAGTATCAAGAAAAGAAAGTGATCTGGAATATAAATCACGAAATCTTCGTAGAGAAGTAGAAAATGAATTTTATAAGACTGCTATTGACGATATCTTTAAGGATGCGCTTGAAAAATCTCAGCTTTGGATTGCATATAATAAACCACATGAAAAGCCTAAGTGCGACAAATGCGACGAAAATAGGAAATGGGTTTTGACTTGGCCTGATGGGACAACCACAAGCAAGAATTGCACATGTTCACAGCCAGATTATTGGTATGAGCCAGAAGAGACATGGATTGAGGCATTGAGATATAGAGTTAATGACGCAAATTATCCATCGGAAAGATATTATCGCCTCGATAAAAGTTATCAATGCACTGGTGACAGCAGATGGAATGATTATTCTTATAAAGATTTTGAGATCCAGTTTGTATATGATAAGTTCTGTGATGATGTTATTGAAAAGCGAGATCAACTCACATATGGTAAAAATATTGGGTTTACATCAAAAGAAGAATGTCAAAAGTATTGTGATTGGTTGAATAAAAGGAGAACAAGTAATGAATAATCATGTAATTATTGATAGCAAAATTACCCCAACTGACGTAAAGATTTATGTTGAAAATGGCACCCCTTATCTTGATTATACAGGGATATGCTATGCGAGTAACGGTGACAAAATTAAAGTGCATTTTCCAAAAATTGATCTTACACTTACTGATATAACACAAGAAAAAGAATATAAAGAGTGGAAGTATCAGTGGGGCTCAAGAGAAATACTTACAAAATTTAATGTTTGCGTATCAAACGACAAATGGGCTACATTTGAAGTTGTTGAACGAGAAGTGTCAAAGAAACAGCTTGAGAAGGAGCTTGGTTATAAGTTAAATATTAAGGAGTAATTTATGGAAACTTATCCTCTTACAATACGTCCGAGATGCGACACAGAAAATGAATGGATTAAATATAATCCTGTATTAAAATACAAAGAGTTTGTAGTGTCTGTTGATAAAAATGGTGCAAGATATAAAATTGGAGATGGCATATCTAAGTATGATAAACTGCAATTTGTATCACTGGAAATGGCGATAACAAATGGAATTATATACTGCACTGGTGGCCTATATAGCCATGTAAAGATTGAACTAATAAATCCAAGAAAAATTGAGGAGGTAAACAATGATCTCTAAGGAAGCTTTTATTAATACTATGAAGCATCTTGAAAATCTGGATACGAAAATGGCAAGAGTTGATAGTGCTCTAAAAGATCTTTGCGAAGACTTTTGTGGATTTTATATTACAGATAGTTTTGATATTGTTATTAATTTGCTCGAAGAAGTGTTCCATGACCAAGAAGAATGGATTGGTTACTTTGTATTTGAAGAGGATTGGTTGCATGGATTTAAAATTGGAGATGTAATTGTTAACGATGTACCGGTTATTATTGATGATTGGGGAGACGTTTATGATTTCCTGATTGTTAATATGGAGAAAGAAAATGAAAAAACAATTTAAAACAGTTATTTGCCTTGTTGCTTTGACGATCTCTCTTCTATGTCTAGCAGGATGTGCCTCAACTGGTTCTAAGGATTATATAAAGAATACTAATGGTCGTTTGAGATCAACAGCTATGCAAGACTTATATTATGATACGAATACCAAAATCGTGTATATACTTTTCAATGAATGCGCGGGATATTCTGGATACGGCTATATGTCTCCTTATTATGCGCCGAATGGAATGCCTTATACTTATGATGCATCAACTAATACTTTGAAAGAAATTGAAAGGAATTAACTTATGGACAAGACTACACTTGGTGATAGAATGAAAAACAACTACGAGAATATTAGCAGATATTATCTAACTCGTAGAATGCCAATAATTACCCGCATTGACGGAAAGAGCTTCCACACTTTTACAAAGGGTTTTAAAAAGCCTTTTGATGACATCCTTGTAAAGACTATGCAGGAGACTATGAAGTATCTTTGTGAGAATATTCAGGGCTGTGTTCTTGGGTATACACAGAGTGACGAGATTTCTCTTGTATTAGTGGATTATGCAGAGCTTACCACAGATGCTTGGTTTGGGAACAATCTACAGAAGATGTGTAGCGTTTCTGCAAGCATGGCTACTCTCGCGTTTAATAAAGCTTTTACTCGTAATATTTCAAAACAATCTAAACGACTTTATACAGAACACCTTGAGGAAAAAGATGCTTCTTATATTGAAACTCTTGAAATTGCAATGAACAAAGGTGCAATGTTTGATTCTCGTGTCTTTACAATTCCAAAAGAAGAGGTTTGCAATTATATGCTATGGCGGCAACAAGACGCTACTCGCAATTCCATCCTGTCTGTAGGTCAGGCCAACTTTAGTCATAAGGATCTTCATGGCAAGTCTTGCAACAACATTCAGGATATGCTTATGACCCAGAAGGGCATTAATTGGAACGATTATGCTACGACTTTAAAGCGTGGTAGTTGCTGCATTAAGGTTGATGATGGTCTTGCCCAGTACGATGAAGCAGAAAATATTTGTGGTTATACACAGAGAAGCCAGTGGATAATTGATAATGAAATTCCTATCTTCTCACAGGACAGAAATTATATTGAAAGACTTATTAATGTAGGAGGTTAAAAAAATGATTAACGATCTAATTAATAGACTACAGAAGTGCCCCGAGTATTCGTGTTCTAGATGCACTTATTATGGAACTCCTGCTTGTGCAATCAAGGAAGCAATTGTTGAACTACGCCATTATGAGCAGGTTATTTCTAAGTAACGAGGGATAGCTTATGAAAATTCTAGTAGATGAGATGCCATCGCGCCCAATGGATTGCCCACATTCAGAACTGAGTGGAAATATAGAATATCAATGGTGGCATTGTAATTATGGAGGTTGTGGATGTCAAAACACAAATAGCTGTCCATTCTTTATTAGCTTTGAAGACTATAAAAATCGAACATATGAACGTACTCGTTTTACACCAATCATGGACTAGAAGTATAAAAGCATGTTATTGCTTCTGTATTGACCATTATTGTATTATATCTGCTGTAGAAATAAAACAAAATTTTAGGAGGAATATTATGATCCAATGTTGCGAATATGCTTGTCCATATAGAAATTCGTCTTCTGGATATTGTAGTCTAACTGCTTGTTATGAGCAGCCAATTGTGCCAAAGTATGAAAATATGTTAATTTTCCCTCATACTATAGGCAATATTACATATTACAACAAAGAAGAATTGATCAAATGGGTTGAAGACCAGCAGAAATTTAATAAAGATACCAATTATAGAGTAGGAAATTGGTGTTAAATAACAAATAAAAATATATTTTTAAGGTGAATGTATGGAATTGTTTAAAAAAGCATTTAGAAAGAATATGGTGACTCTTCAAAAGTTTAAGCCTATTTTTACTACTGTAGACGGTCATAGGCATACTGGTTTTGAATATAATTATGGAATTGTAGAAAAATTGCGGTGTAGTGTTCCAGAATATATGATGATTGATACTAAAAGTGATGGTTACTTAGAAGATAATTGTGGGGTAATGTACCCGCTGGCAAATATTGTGTCGATTGATTGGCAACTGGTAGACGAAAAAAAAAGTAGAGGATAAATTTGGAGAATATCAAATTTTCGTAACAACAAAAGATGTAGAATAAATATGCTAAATATATGGGGGAGTATATGAAAAATATAACTTTCGAAGAAATGTTAAATATGGAAGTGCAAGACTTGTTACATGGTTATCCGTCAGGCGGTTATACATATTATTATAAAGATGGTGATGGCGGGTATCATGAAATTGTTGAATTGGATCTGTTGCGTGGTAGATTTGTGACGGATGACGGTGACTTCTCAGAGTTTGAATGGGAACTTAAAGAGAGTCATATTTACATAGATGAATGATAAAAATTACATTTTAATATAAGGAGTTAAGGTATATGAATAAGAGTGCATGGTGGGCATGGGCAATCAGAAATAGCGTATGTGTAATTTGCTGGACTACTCTTGCGATTGTTTTCAACAAGTGGTGGATATGTCTTTTCTCCATGCTATTTCTTTGTTCTCTCCAGACTAACACTGTAAAGGAATATTGTAGAATTTGCGACAAATGCGGCAAGCATAGTGAATATGCAGATAGCTACGATGCAGCATTAGACAAGGCGAAGAAAGCAGGATGGATTCATTATGCAGATGGCAATAAAGATTATTGCCCAGAATGTAGGGACAAATTAGACGAATAAGGAGTAACTTATGGATCTTAAAAATTATTTTGTGAAAGCAGTTGAAGAGTGTAATATGACCACACCTTTAGAAATTCTCAATTGGTATCGTAACCTTTATTATAAAGAAGAAGTACATACCGAGCACAGAATCATGGCAGAGGCCATCAATGATTTGTTTATGGAATATAAGGACGTATTTTGCAACGATGAGGAGTAAAGCTATGACAGACAATAAAGAATTTGCAACATGTAGCTGTTGTGGAAAAACTGTTAAAAAAGGTGATATGTATTTCGAGGCAGGGTTTTTTGACAGATATGAAATTGTAGATGGCGAATATGTATATAAAGGATACGCGGTTTGTGAAGATTGCCATAATAACGGCAAGTAAAAAATAGAATTTATGGAGAAAAAATTATATGGATTATGAATTTCATGTAGGAGATTATGTTGAAACAAAGGATGGCACTATTGGTTATATCAGCTCTGTACGTGCCACTGGTGATGTATTATGGATGTGTACTAGCGATGGCCATGGTTATCATGCAGGTCAAGAATATGGGATTAGGCATAATGTTGATTTTCCTTATCTCTATAACCGTATTGGCCAGTACACTTTTACATACCAAGACAAAAAGCTTAAAAAGTTGACAAGTTATGGTTGGAATATGGGCGTATCTGGCGATGATCTTATTTTAAAAATCAACGAACTTATAGATGCTGTAAATGAATTGAGGGATAAAAATGACAGGCAAGCAAAATAAGTTTAATAGATATGCACTTATATACTGTCGAATACGCGCCAAGCATCCGAATTGGAGCCATGGACAGATTAAATATTGTACTATATATGCTTGGAGAAGAACACAACATGGCAAGCAGTGAATATGATCAGCTTCATAAACTGTTGCACAAATTGCAGACAGAAGCGCCTTGTCATAATAGAGCTTGTAAATACTGTAAATAAATGGAGGAATAAATGATGGGTATTTATTATTTTGCAAGACCTAATCAGATGATTGGGCATAAGTTTACTGATGATGTCGCAGTTGTATATGCAATGAGCAAGGGATCTGCAATTAAGAAGTTCTCTGTATTATATAAAGATGTGCAGGAGAATGAAGTCAAGAAGATTAGTTTCTGGAATAGAGCCATAGTTTTAACAGACTATTAAAATAAGCAAAAAATAAGTTAGGAGATCAAATATGGAATCGGTATGCATAAATTGTGACTTAGGATTAAAGCGTTCAAAATGTACTGATAAAGAATATACTGAATGTGAATGCCGCAAATGGATGATTGAAGAAATGAATCAAACTACTTTGTTAGGTTTTATTCATCTTTTAGATGAAGTTCTTGAAACAGTTTCTGAGAACAAAAATGATTTACGAAACAATAAAGCTAGGATGATTGAATTTTTGAGTAGAGGGATGATTGAGTGAATAAAATTGAAACTATTAAAAATTTAACGGCAAAACTTTTGCAGTATTGCGATGAATATTATAATTTAGACCGTCCGACTATCTCTGACACAGAATATGATAAGAAGTTTGACGAACTTAAATCACTTGAGGATCAAACAGGATTTTGGCTTGCCAATTCTCCTACTCGTAAGGTGCAGGGGCAAGTGCTTGATTGTTTTACGAAAGTTAAGCATAGTAAACCAATGCTTTCTGCAGCAAAGACTAAAGATGCTAATGAAATTAAAAGATTTATTGGCAATCAGCCATTTTATTGTAGCTACAAGTTAGATGGGCTTACACTTGTGGTTCGCTACGAAAATGGAGAATTTGTTCAGGCTGTGACTCGTGGCAATGGTGAAATTGGTGAAGATGTAACCGCTCAGGCAAGGATGATTACCAATCTTCCAATGCATATTGATTACAACGATAAACTTGAACTTCGCGGTGAATGTGTGATTTCTTGGAAGAATTTTCACAAGGTTAATGAGTCTCTTGATGAGCCTTATAGTCATCCTCGCAACTTAGCAGCGGGGAGTCTCCGTCAGCTTGATACAAATATTACAAAGCAGCGTAATCTTTCTTATGTGGTTTTTGAGTGTGTATCAGATCTATATGATAACAATGCACTATTTGATTCTAAATGGGACGAACTCGGATATCTAGATTATCTTGGATTTGAAACGGTTGGGCGCTGTACTGGTAATATTGATGATTGTACCGAAGGTATGCAACCAGAGTGGTACCAATATCCTTGTGATGGATTAATCTTTGAAATGTGTATGAAGTCATATTCCAAGACACTACCAGTTACTGCTCATCATGAGAGCTGTCGCATGGCACTTAAGTGGGCAGATGAAATGTACGAGACAACACTTCGAGATATAGAGTGGAATACAACAAGAACTGGAATCATTGCTCCTGTAGCAATTTTTGATGAAATTGATTTAGATGGAGCGCTAACAACAAGAGCTACGCTTCATAATCTTTCTATTATTGAACAGCTTGAGCTTGGAATTGGCGATACTATTACAGTTTATAGATCAAATATGGTAATTCCAAAAATTGATGACAATTTGACTCGTAGCAATACACTAACAATTCCAACTACGTGTCCTTGTTGTGGAGAGCCTACTGAAATTAAATATACTGATAATAGTAAAATTCTCATGTGTATTAATCCAAATTGCGCAGCAAAGAAGTTGGCACAGTTCACGCACTTTGTGAGTCGCAAAGCAATGAACATTGATGGCCTATCAGAGAAGACACTTGAGCTGCTAATTTCACATGGATTTTTGCATAATTATAAGGATATTTATCACCTAAAAGATCATAGAGATAAACTGATACTCCTAGATGGTCTAGGTAAAAAATCTGTAGATAAACTGCTAGATTCTATTGAAAAATCAAGGACAGTAACGCTTGATAGATTTATTACTGCGCTTGGTATTCCTAATATTGGCTCTTCTGCGGCAAAAGCTATTAGTAAGCAATTTAATGGAGACCATTATGATTTTGTACAAGCATTAGCTAATGGATATGATTTTTCGCAAATTGATGATTTCGGAGAAATTACAAATAAGTCAATTCATGATTGGTGGAATAGCAAAGATCCAATGGTTGAATTGCTTCCTGTTGAGATGACCTTTGTCGTTGAAAATGATGTTAGTTCTAGTTCCAGTCTTAATGGTAAAAGTTTCTGCATTACAGGAAGTCTTACACATTATGCCAATAGAGATGCACTTGTTAAAGCCATTGAAGACAATGGCGGCAAATATGTATCTGGAGTGAGCAAGAAGACTGACTATCTTATTAATAATGATACCATAAGCACAAGCGGCAAGAATAAGAAGGCTATTGAATTAAATATTCCAATTATTAGCGAGGACGATTTTCTTAAAATGCTATCAGAATAAAATTTAGGGGAGAACTTATCTCCCCATTTTTATGCATTTAACTACTTGACAAATCAAAATTTTGTGATATTATATGTATAGTTGAACAATACAAAATTATAGTTAAGGAGTTGATGCATGATATGATTGAATATAATAATTGCTGTGTCGCATGTGGTGAAATTATTCCTGAAGGAAGACAGGTTTGCTCACAATGTGAAAAGAAGTATGACAAAGAAGATGAGAAACGTGAAGAGCCACCTATCACAAATTGCAAGAAGGACGGCTTTGTTTATAAATTTAAACAATTTTTTATATTTTGTCTATAAATTTAAACAATATTTTATTAAGGAGTGATTTTTAATGAATACGAATGCACAGAATGCCACACTAATGATTACTACTGTAGGCGATGAATCTGAAGGCTATCATCTGACATATGTGCCGCTACATATTGATAGTGACACCCTAGAATATATCCTCAACCATGGTCTAAGTAACAACATGGAAGCAGTAACTTTTGATATTGATTGTGATCATGAAACATATTGGAATGATATGTGGAATCAGCTAAAGGGAGAGACTGATAATGCATAAACTTTACTTTTATAATAGTTATGGCAATGGTCGTGAAATTGCAACACTTGAAGGCAATATGACCGACGAAGAAGTCTACGATGCGGCTTTTAATGAAATTAAGAAGTTCTGTGATGATCGCAATTTTACAGTTTATTATTTGAGACTGTGGAATACTAATGAAGATACCATTATTGATGTTGGTAGTCACACTGAGTTTTTCCACATCAATCCTAAAATTGACATCACTGGATGATGTGCAACACAAAATTATAGAAAGGAGGAATATTTAATTGGAACTCACAAAAGGGCAACAAGATGGCCTTGAGATTGCTTGTAGCCGATACAAAGAAAAGGCCCCATATACTGTTATTGCTGGATATGCTGGAACAGGAAAAACTACTTTAGTTCATTTTATTATTCAAGAACTAGGATTGCATGAAAACCAAGTTGTTTTTGTGGCATACACTGGTAAAGCCGCTCTTGTGCTTAAACAAAAGGGGAACAAGAATGCAATGACTGCACATAAGTTGCTTTATCATTCTGAAGAGTTACCAGATGGCACATATAGACACACTCCTAGAGTAAAATTAGAGAAGAAATATAGTCTTGTTGTTGTTGATGAAGCAAGTATGTTGCCACAAGAAATGATTGATTTGCTATTGTCTCATCATGTACACACTATATTCCTTGGGGATCCAATGCAATTGCCACCAATTGATAGTGAACAAATCATTTTAGATCATCCACACGTATTCCTTGATGAGATTGTGCGGCAAGCACTTGAAAATCCTATCATTAAACTGTCAATGGATATTCGAAATGGCAAGAGACTTGCATATAGCACTGATGATAAAAGATGTAGGATTATTCCTAGAGAAAAAGCATCAGACAAATTGTTGCTTGGTGCAGACCAGATTCTATGTGGCAAGAATAAAACTCGTCATGAATTAAATGAATATATGCGCAGATTAATTCTTGGAAATAATTATGGCAACGAGCCAGTTAATGGTGACAAGGTTATTTGTCTCAAGAATCATTGGAATACTGTAAATAGCATTGGTAATGAGCTTGTTAATGGGACAATTGGAGAATTGTATAATATTTCTATAAAAGAGGTTCCTCCTTATGGTCAAGTCATTTATGCTAATTTTATTTCAGATGATGGTGGAATCTATAGAAATTTAATGATTGATTATAATTTAATAGTCAATGGGCAACCAACAATTAATTCAGAAAATTGGAAAAAGTTTTCTGGATATCCAAAACCATTTGAATTTGCTTTTGGGTATGTAATTACTTGTCACAAAGCAGAAGGATCACAATATGATAAAGTTGTGGTGTTTGATGAGGCGTTTGGGGACAACGATATGAAAAGACGATGGAGATATACGGCATACACAAGATCAGCAAAACAACTCGTTGTTATTATGTGATATTTGACGATTGAGGAGTAAATGAATGGCAAATTTTATAGATATGACTGGATGGAAAATGTGGGAACATGGAGTGCCAGATAGTAGATTGACAGTAATTGAAAGGACAAATGATTATATAAGTCCTCAAGGAAGGCATCGCATAATGTGGAAGTGTGAATGCAACTGTCAAGAACATGGAGTAGTAATTACTTCTACAGATCAAATAAAGTCTGGACGCACGAAATCATGTGGATGCCTGCAAAGAGAATCTTTAAAATATGTACACGAAAATAATAAAAAGCGATGTAAGTATGATGTTACTTCTTTTAACTATGGTGTTGGATGGACTATAAATACTAATCGTGAATTTTATTTTGATTTAGAAGATTATGACAAAATAAAAGATTATTGCTGGAGAGAAGAAATAGATCATACTAACTATCATTTTTTAGGGACAAATATTAATCATAAACATACCATCATGTCGTGGTTAATTGTAGGAAAGTTTTATGATCATATAGACAGAAATCCTTTTAACAATAAAAAAGATAATTTACGGAAATCTAACTCATCTGAAAATGCAAGAAATAGAACCGTCCCTAGTAATAATACATCTGGAATTATAGGTGTACATTGGAGCAAATATTACAATGCTTGGGTTGCACAAATTGGCTTTGAAGGAAGAAGAATATGGCTTGGAAAATTTACAGAGAAAGAAGAAGCTATTCGGACACGTCTAAAAGCAGAATTAAAATATTTTGGAAACGAATTTGCACCGCAACGTCATTTGTTTAAAAAATATGGTATTGAATAAATAATACAAAATTGTTATGAAAGGAGGAGGATGTAATGTTTATTAATTTACATGTCCACAGTGCGATTGGTTCTCTTCTGGATTCAATTCTTACAGTAGAACAAGCTGTAAAATATGCAGCAGATAATGGTCAAAGTCATATTGCTCTAACAGACCATGGGACAATGCATGGATTTGTTGAACAGGTTAAACTATGCAAGAAATATGGAGTAAAACCGATTGTTGGTTGTGAAATTTATGAAGTTGACAATTATCTTGAAAAGAATGATTCAAAAGAATATACTCAGCCAAGATATCATTTAGTTCTTCTCGCATCAAAGCAAGTAGGGCTTCAGAACCTATTTAAAATTGTTAGTGAAGCTGCAACAACAGGCATGTATAAAAAGCCACGTATATCTATTAATTGGATTAAAGAGCACAATCTTGGCGAAGGGATTATTTGTTTAACTGCATGTCAAGTTGGTCGTCTTAGTAGATATCTTGAAAATGAAATGTATGATGAAGCAGAAGAATTTGTAAATCTTTTAAAAGACACATTTGATTATGTTGCATGTGAAATTCAATCACATAAAACTGAACAGCAATTAAAGTGCAATACATTAATTTATAAGTTTGCAAGACATATGAATATGCCATATGTTATTACTACTGATGCGCATATGTTAAGTGCAAATCAAATTGATACACATTCCATTTTTGTCTCTATTGGTGAAGGTCGAGAAACAGGAGAAACGTATGTTGGATGTCATTTGCAAAATGAGCAAGATGTTTTTCAGTATCTCGGAGATTGGATGCTTGAACGAGTAGTCCAACAAGGTATTGATGAGACAGTACATATTGCAAATATGATTGATGATGATATTGACTATGGTCTTGACCATGGGAATATTATGCCAACAATTAATGTTCCAGAAGAGTTTTCTTCTCATGAAGACTATCTTCATTATCTTGTCTTTGAAAAGTTTGATAACAAATTCGGATGGATGAACGAAGAAGATCAAAAGATAAGACGAGAAAGACTTGAAAAAGAATTACCTGTCATTAATGCGCTCGATTACACAGATTATTTTATTATGCTTCATATGATTGCAGAGGCGGCAGACGCAAGACAACTACCAAGAGGATATAGTCGCGGCTCTGGTGCAAATTGTTTATGTTTATTTATGCTTGGTGTTACTCAGATAGATTCAATACGTTGGGATTTGGATTTTTCACGTTTTGCAAATCTTGGAAGAAAAGGTAGCCTTGCAGACTTCGATTGGGATATTAGTAAACGTAGACGAAAAGAAATCATAGAGATCTCAGAGGAGCTTTTTGGAAAAGAAAATGTTGCGCCAATTGCTACTTTTAATACACTAGCTACAAAAGTGGCAATTCGTGATATTGGAAAAGTGCTTAATGAAAGACAAGATTCTCCATACTTTGGACAAATTCCTTATAGCCTTCGTGATGAAGTCACTAAAATGATTCCTACTGTTAAGACACTAAGTGACCTAGGTGAAGAAGTAGAAAAGGACGTATTACTTAAAGAACTTGTTGGCAAAGACGAGAAACTAAATGAAGTTTATAAAAAGTTCCCATTATGGTTTAAGTATGTAATGGAGCTAGAGGGACTTCCTAAGAGCAGAGGTCGTCACGCCGCAGGAACATTGATTACTCCACATCCTGTTATCAATTATTGTCCATTGTGCCTAGACAATGAGAAAAATCCTATGATTCAATTAGAGATGCATGCAGCAATGGATGATCTCGGATTGGTTAAAATGGACTATCTAGGACTAGAAACACTAGATGTCATAGATGACGCATTAAAAATGGCGCATTTAACATGGGAAGATGTAGATATTAATCACCTCAACTTGGAAGAACAAAGAGTTTATGATGAAATCTATAAGAGTGGAAATACTGTAGGAGTATTCCAATTTGAATCTGCTGAAGCAAAAAAGATGTGCATTGATGCACAAGCAGACAACATAGAAGACATTATTGCAATTAATGCAAGCAATCGTCCCGGAACAAAAAACAGTTTTCCTGATTATTGCAAAAACAAATTATATCCAGATGAAACAGTAGTTATACATCCAGACTTAAAAACTCTATTTTCAAAGACACATTCTATTCTTTTATATCAGGAAGACGCTCTGCATTTGCTTGCATATGCTGGATTCTCTGAGGAAGCACAAGACACTGGACGAAGAGCAATTGGAAAGAAGAAAAAAGATGTGATGGCGTCTTTGTATACTCAATTCCATGAAGGATTAATTAAAAAACAATGGACAGAACAACAGATTAAAGATATGTGGGCGTTACTTGCTAAACAAGCAGAGTATAGCTTTAACCGTGGGCATGCGGTTGCTTATTCATTATTAGCATATCTTACATCTTGGCTAAAAACATTTTATCCAGTTGAATTTCTCACAGCGGTTCTAACAGCGAAATCAGGCAATACGGCAAAATTAAGTGTAATCATTAATGAGTGTCATAGACTTAATATTAAAGTTCTTCCACCAAAAATTAATGAATCAACACTTACATTTAAGGCTAAGCCTGAATCAAAAGAAATACTTTTTGGATTTGGAGCAGTAAAAGGCATTGGCGAATCAGTCATCACTAAAATTATTGAGAATCAACCATATAGCAGCTTTAATGATTATATATCAAAAATTTCCGATAAGTCTGCTACAATTGCTTTGATAAAAGCGGGAGCCTTCCCAACTTCTAATAAAATGAAGTTAATGAAAAGATATGCGTCTTTATCATATGAGAGAAAAGAATATAAACCAGTTCAATCATATGGGACGAAAGCAAAACTTTTGATTGAATGGGACATTAACGTAGATGATTATAAGGTGGGCAAAAAAGTAGATAAAGAGACTGTATTGCAATTGTATAATGAGAAGCGCAAAGAAAAGTTTGATAAAGAGCAAGAGCAAAAATATAAAGCTTATATGGAAGACTTCAAACAAAAATATGCAAAAGATCCATTCCTATGGGAATATGAAAGTCTATCAATGTTTTTGACAGACAACCCACTACAAGAAGGAGTAGATTTAATTAATGCCAACTGGGATGATGCTCCAAATGGAGAAAAAACAGTTGTATTGTGTGTAATATCAGATATTAAACGTAAGAAAGATAAAAACAATAATCAATTTGCATATTTAGACTTAATTACTTCTGACAGGATTATTGAAGCAACTATTTGGAGCAAACAGTTAAAAGAATATTTCGGCCTCATTGCAAAGGGCAAGTGCCTTGCGATCCTTGGAAGAAAAGAAGACGATCATTTGTTTGTTGAACGAGTAAAACCATATACAGTATGGCTAGAAAAAATTAAACGAACAAAATCAGTCTATTGACAATACTAAATTATTGTGGTATAATTGGCACGTAATTAAAAGAAAGGAAGTGCGCATATGGACGAGAACAACAATTACGAACAGACTAATAGCATGGAGGAGCAGAGCCCTCCAGCGGCAGAAATGACAGACGATGCTCTTAAAGAAGCGATTAAAACACAGATGGAGAAGGTACAAATGGCAGCTTTGCTCAATGGCTCGAAAGCAATCTGTGGCGTTGTACTTCAATACATTACAGAGTTCCAGAAGCAACCGGGCAAGAAGTCAGCAAATGATTATAAGAGATTGATTAAAAAGATTAGTAATTTCTGTGCGGTCAGCCTTAACAAGACTGTAGATGATAACGGAAATATCGTTGATGTAAAAAAGGAAGAAGAATAAGCAATACAAAATTATAGGAGGGAACTATGCATAAGTTTACCGTGGCTCTAGATTGTGATGAGGTATTAAATAACCTCATTGAGAAAACACTGGAGCTTTATAATGCGCAACATGGCACTCAATTAGCATTGGATTCTTTTACTGAATATGATTTCTATAAATGTCTTCCATTTGAAGATGCAGAAGATTTAACTGCTATGTTCCTAAAAAAAGAGCTGTGGGACTCTCTGTCTCCTGCTCAAGATTCGCAATGGGGAGTGAAAAAACTTATTGATAGTGGGTATGATGTTTATGTAGCAACAGCAACGCATCATACCAATTTTAACTGGAAAATTGACTGGTTTATGAAAAACTTTCCGTTTATTGACGAAAAGCGTATCATTTGTATTCATAACAAGTCATTGCTACATGTTGATGTCCTTGTAGATGATTGCGCAGAAAATCTAATCTCTACAAACCCTCTGGTTGATCGAGTGCTATTAGATAGACCTTGGAATCAGGGCATTCACGATGATGCTTATGGGATTTATAGAGTTCACAATTGGGAAGAGATTGTTGCACAGATTGATGCCCTTTATAAGGACAATCAATATTAATGCATAATTTATTTTATATTTGAAAGGAGTTGTGCTTATGATAACACTTTATAGCACTCATTGTCCAAGATGCTGTATTATTGAGAAGAAGCTTAAGAGCAAGGGCATTGAATTTGAGCTATTCGACGATGAGGATGCAATGCTTGAAAAGGGGTTTAAAGAAGTTCCTAAGCTAGAAGTTGATGGAGTTCTGATGGATTTCAAAGAAGCAAACGAATGGGTAAATGGGGTGGTGAATTAATGGATATAACGCTTAAATTAACTAAGGACTTTGAACGCTGTCTTGAAGATTTAAAAAAGAAGTATGGAGAAGATTTCGAATATATTAACGGAGTACATCCATCTCAGCTTGATTTTAGTGAGTTCCTTGAAAAGTTTGTAGCAAATGATACAATGGCAGATACAACAATTGATCCAAACGCCAATGCAAGTCATAAAGACATTCGCTCATTTATGACTGAAAAGGGCAAGTCTGAAGACAAGTTGTTTGCGCTTAATAAAATCTTTCTTGAGATCAAAAAGAAATGGGGATTAAGAACTGCAAAGCAGTGGCTCGAACAGGAATTTAGCAAGGGACTTTATCTTAATGACAGTTCTACGGCCAGTTATTTCCCATACTGTTGGGCAAATGATTTTACAAGGCTAGCAACTGAAGGACTATTTTTCTTAAATAAATATAATGCACAGCCGCCAAAGCATCTCACTACATACTTTGATGATGTAATTGAATTTGTTTCATTTTTGTCTAATCGACAAAGTGGAGCTGTTGGAATGCCAAATGTACTTATTTGGGCATATTATTTCTGGAAGAACGATGTGAAAAATGGTTATTATCTCAAAGATCCTGACACATATTTAAGACAAAACTTCCAAAAGTTTATTTATCGTCTTAATCAGCCATTCCTTAGAATAGACCAATGTGCATTTACAAATGTGTCAATTTTCGATAGGCCATATTTGGAATCGCTATTTGGCGGTGTGGAATTTCCAGATGGAACATTTGCAATTGATGAAATTGAAGAACTTATTAAATGCCAGCAAGTATTTATGGAAGTTGTGTCTGAGACAAGAGAGCATAATATGTTCACATTTCCAGTATTAACTTACTCCCTCCTATATAAAGATAACAAATTCCAAGATGAGTCATTTGCACGTTGGTGCTCAAATCATAACATGAAATGGAGCGATAGTAATTTCTTTGTATCTGATAATGTTGGCGTGTTGTCTAATTGTTGCCGCCTTCTGTCCAACACTAAAAAGCTTGACGCATTTATCAACAGCATCGGTGGTACTGCTCTTTCTGTTGGTAGCTGCCGTGTTTCCACTATTAATCTTGTACGTATTGCTTACGAAAGCAAACTAAACAAGAAAAAGTATATTGATATTCTAAAAGATCGAGTATTGCTTGACTGTAAAGCGCTATATTCAATGAGACATATTCTTAAACGCAATATCGAGAAGGGGCTTCTTCCAAATTATCAAGAAGGAGCAGTAGAACTCGATAAGCAGTTTTGTACTATTGGCGGCATTGGCATGTATGAAGTCATGGATATGTTTAACCTAATTCACACTGATGAATTTGGTTACAAGTCTTATAGCGATGAAGCAGTTGAATTTGCTACACAAATCCTTGACACTATTAACGAAGTAAAAGACAATTTTGATTGTGATTTTAGTTTTAATGTTGAAATGATTCCTGCAGAAAATTGTGCAGGTGTTATTTGTCAGGCAGACAATCTCTTATATGAGCAGGATAAATATTTTATTTATTCCAATCAATGGATCCCTCTTACTGAAAAATGCACGATTCAAGAAAAGTGTAGACTGGGTAGCCTATTTGATGCAAAGTGTGGCGGAGGATGCATTGCTCATATTGACATTGAAAATCGTTTTATTAATGCAGACGAGGCATGGGATATGTTAAATTATGTCGCAGAACATGGCGTTATTTACTTTGCTTTTACGACAAAGATTTCTGTTTGTGAAGATAGACATGCTTTTATTGGGTCTAAAAATTGTCCAACATGTGGTAAGCCTGTGGCAGATCAATTTGCTAGGGTAGTCGGATTTTATACCCCAGTATCATCATATCAAAAGATTAGAAAAAAGGAATTTAATCATAGACGCTGGTACGATGTATTAAATAAGGATGGTATTATGTAATGAAACTTAAAGGAGTAGTTATGGAGGACTTTGTTAATTATAAAAAGCCCTCCCTATTCCTAATAACTTCAAAATGTGATTGGAAATGCTGCAAAGAATTAGGAATAGATATATCAATATGCCAAAATGAGCCTATGGCAAAACAAGAAACAAAAGATGTCAGCGCAGAATCAATATATAATGCATATATCAACAATGACATTACTAAAGCTATTATTTTTGGCGGACTTGAGCCAATGTTGCAATTTAAAGAGATGTTTGATGTGATTAAATGTTTTAGAGATCAAGGCTGCGATGACATGTTTGTTATTTATACAGGATACTATCCATACGAAATCACAGAAAAATTAAATAAGTTGTCTCAAAATTTTAATAACATTATTATTAAATTTGGAAGATATATGCCAAATCATAAAAATAGATATGACGATGTACTCGGCATTACACTAGTAAGTGACAATCAATACGCAAGGAGGATATCTTAATGAAAATCAAACTTAACCCGGATAAAGAGATAGTTGCAATTGCCAGACAGCAATTAAAAGAAACTGGCGGGTATTGCCCTTGCGTGTTGGAGCCGTTTAGAGATGCAAGCACTAAGTGTCAATGTGAAGAGTTCCGCCACCAAGTTGAGCAAGGAATTGAAGGAGAGTGCCATTGTGGTCTCTTTATCGCAACAAAAGATTAACAATACAAAATTATAATAAAGGAGTAATGAATAATGGGTGACATTACAAGAGAGAAGACAATTGAAGAACTAGAAGAGGAACTTAAGGCGGCATCTGAAGAATACAAGAGACTTAGCTCACTAGTTAAGCAGAAGAAGGATGCTGAAGAGGAAGAGAGAAATAAGAAGATCGAGGCTGCAAAGAAGAATCGTGCAGCAACTATTGAAAAAATGCTAACAGATGTAGACAATGAGATCAAGAAATATCTTGAGGATTATGGCACTTTCCGCGTCGATAAGAGTTTCTATTATCTGAATTATATCTTTAATGGTAAGAGTCCAATCTGGTTTTGGTAATGGAGGATTTGCTTATGAATGCACATATTAAGTTTGCAAAGACAAGACCTGACGCAAAGATTCCTAGTAAGCGACAGGGGGATGGATGCTATGATCTTTATGTTTGTTTCGATGCAGAATTTGTTGTGATTCCGCCTCATACAGTAAAGTTAGTTCCAACAGGAATCTGTAGTACTTTTGATAGCAATTACCGTATTGGGTTTAGAGAACGCGGAAGTAATACAAAGTCTGCAATGTTTGTTATGGCTGGACAGATTGATTCTAACTTTACAGGAGAGTGGTTTGTAGCGCTCTATAATGGCAATGACATTCCTATCGAAATTACCAAAAATGTTTCAGAAGTTACAAAGGAAGAAGATTTCATTCGTGTTCCATACTGCAAGGCTGTTGCACAATTCGCTGTAGAAGAAATCCCTCAAGTAGAGATCGAAGAAGTCGATGTAGACTATATTACAAATCTCAAGACTGAGCGCGGCGCAGGAATGCTTGGGAGTAGTAATAAGTGAATATTGGACAAATAATGACCGAGAAGATAAGGAGAGGTAATATGAAGAAAAAGCCACTAGGATATCTTGGAGGAGATATAATGAGCTTCGGCTCAAATCTTGCAAGGCAGTATGAATATGATAAGTTTCTTAAAATGGGTCTGCCTGTGGAAGTGTACAGCCCTGTAATGAATAAATCTATTAATGATAAATCTAATATGACAGAAGAAGAAAACAATCACCTTGCAGAAAAGATTACAGAAGCAGATATTGAACGTCTTTGGAATAGTGATTTTGTCGTTATGTGCCCTGAACAAAGTGCAATTGGTTCAATGTGTGAGACTGGTTGCTTATTCGGTTGGAAGTATATGGCAGAAAAGCTTACAGAAATCATCACAGAATGCGAAAATAATCACGCTCCATCTGACGGTACACTAGCTTGTCTAAAGAGAGAAATTAATCGTATTGCTGATAAACAAAATTATTTTCATTACTTTGATATTCGCACAAATCATCTTAATGAGAAGGATTGGCGTAGAAGTTTCAGTATTAATCAATTGCTATATGGTATGATCCTTTATGCAGCTAAAAATGGTGATTTCGAAACATTTGATGCAATATTAGAGCATTTGGAGGGATTATATGGGAACAAGTAATATGATTTATGGAATTGGCGACAAGCCGCCGTTTGGGAAAATGATACTCTTTGGAGTACAAATGGTGTTGTCTGTGTTCGTTGCCACAGTGCTTATTGCAAACCTTTGTGGAGTTGCTACGTCGGGAGCACTTATAGGTGCAGCACTTTCAACCTTTATTTACATCTTTATAACCAAAGGCCAATCTCCTATGTTCCTGAGTAACAGCGGGGCCTTCGTCGCACCAGTATTATTTGCGCTTGGTGTAGGTGGTTATACTGGTATAGCAATTGGAGGTTTAACGGCATGTATTGTATATTGTATTTTGGGATTCATCTTCACTAAAATTCCATACCAATCAATTTACAAGGTGTTCCCTCCAGCTCTTATTGGCGCTGTCACAACAGTAATTGGAGTGAATCTAATGGGATTCATTTCTGGCTATGTTGGAGAAACTGGACAGTGTGGAATCCTTGTGGCACTAATTACAACATTCTCTATTGCACTTATTTCTCATTATGCTAAAGGTATTGTGAGAATACTGCCATTTTTGCTTGGTATATTAATTGGATATGCAATCGCCGTACTCCTTACAGTTGCAGGAGTGTGTGCTCTTGTAGACTTTTCCGTATTTAATAATCTTAAATTTGTACAAATGCCAGATTTTGCTTTTACCCATTGGGGAGCAATTGAATGGAGCACTATTATCCCTATAGTTGTTATGTTCGTAGCATATACTGTATCTGCTTGTATGGAAGCTCTCAGTGACCATGCAGCACTAGGCGGAATCATCGGAGTAGACCTTTATTCAAAGCCCGGACTTGGTAGAATCTTCTTTGGTGAAGGACTAGGCAATTTAATTAGTGCATGCTTTGGTGGTCTTGGCTCATGTAGTTACGGAGAAAGTGTAGCGACGATTGGATTCAGTCGTGTAGCATCTGTATGTGTGACAGCAACCGCAGCAGTTCTGCTCGGACTACTTGGTTTTGTTGCTCCAGTTCAAGCATTTATAGCCTCAATTCCAAGCTGTGTATTTGCAGGAGCGGCTATTATTCTTTATGGTTTTATCGCATGCTCTGGTGTTAAGATGCTACAAAAAGTAGATCTTAATGTACAAAAGAATCTGATTATAGTATCTGCAGTTTTGTCTCTTGGAATCAGTGGACTAGTTGTTGGTGGTCAAATAATATCATTCTCTGCAACCGCACTAGCTTTGATTATCGGCGTAATTCTTAATCTAATTCTTCGTGACAAGGAGTGATAAATATGCACACAATTTTCCTAATTGTTGGCAAGAGTGGGTCTGGAAAAGACTCACTCGTTAACCAGCTATGCAAAGAACATGGATATAGACAGCTTAAATCATATGCGACCCGCGCTCGTAGAGATGGAGAGGGAGATACTCATACATTTATTACACCAGAGGAAGTAGATCAGTATAAAGATCAAATGATTGCTTATACGTGCATATCTGGTTATGAATATTTCTCAACGAAGCAGCAATTACTAGATTCAGATTTTTATGTGATCGACTATAGAGGGATCGAGTATATGCACAATCTCTCACTTGATCTTTCTGATGTTCGCTTCGTAACTATCTATATTCACGTACCAGATGAAGTTCGTGAAGGACGAGCCATTAATGGACGAAAAGATGATGCACTAACATTCTATAAACGTTGTTTTAATGAGAATGAACAGTTCACAGAAATGATAATGCGAGATGATTTTGATTACGCGATTTCAAATATTAATTTTGATAAAGCATACAAAGTTCTTAAAACAATTGTAGAGGAGGAGCTAAAAAATGATTGAACGCAATATTGTAGAAACTGTTTATGAATATGACAAAGACGGCAAGTTGACGAGAAAGTCAGTCACAGAAACGCATGAGACAGATGACGAAACGAGATATCCTCTTACAGATTCTGTGCTCACAACTTTATACAACAATTGCACCACAACTACTTCGTGTGAGTGTCAAGATAAGTGTGTCTCTTGTAATGATGATTTCTAATCGTAAAGTGCATATAAATGTACAAAATTAAATAACAACATGTCGGTAGTGTAATCTTACATTACCGACATATTTATTTATCAAAATTCAATTATATACTATGAAATATAGCAGGAGAGTGATAATATGAATTATATAACAGTGAAACAACTATATGAAAAACTAAATACACAACATCCGGGGTTAATTGGTATTAATGCTGTTTATGAACTTGTTAAACGTAAAGATTTCCCATCAGTAAGAATTGGTAATAAATTTCTGATCATTGAAGATAAAGTTGATGCATGGTTTGAGAAAAAATCTTTAGCATATAAAAGATAAATATTGCAATGCATTGCATGTTGTGGTACAATAAAATTGTGGTAAATGATGTGGTCAAATACAAAATTACAATGGAGGAAACACTGATGGTTACTAGGAAAGAGCTTCTTGATAATATAATAACTTACGACATAATAATCCATTTTTAAGCTTTTTTATAGAAGCCCTCTAAATTATTGCTATAAGCCATTTCACAGCATTTTTCTCTTCATGAATAATCACTTATTTTTATGCGTTTTCACTACTAATTATGGCATAATTGTGGTATTTTTGTGGTACGAATTTTATAGTTGACCATATCATTAACCAGCGATTATAATATAAATACAAAATAATTTTGTATTGTTGGAGGGATGTTTATGGCAAAGAAAAGAATGAATGGGGAAGGTTCTTGGACACAACGTGATAATGGCACTTGGAAATTATCTGTATCATATAAAGGCATTGGAAGAAAATATTTTTATGGAGACAAACAAACTTGTTTACAGAAAAAATTAGAATTTGAATCATTGTTGAGTAAAGGGATAGTAGGAGAAAAAGATATTCTTTTTAAAGATTTCGTAGAATCATGGCTTAAGACTGTGAAAAAACCAACAGTTAAACAACACACTTATGACAACTTAGAATTTGTAGTAAAACAATATATGATTAAGCCATTAGGAAACTTAGAATTAAAACAAATAGATGGTCATTTAATCCAAACATTTGTTATAAACAAACTTAAAGAAGAGGGATATTCATATCAAACAGTTAAGCATGTTTACGCACAACTTGGCTCTATATTTAAATATGCAATGTTAAGAGGTAAAGTTAATACAAACCCAATTGTAGAAGTTGTATTACCAAAAAAGACTTTATTCAAGAATAAAGAAATAAGATATTTGTCAGAGAATGAGCGTAAAGCACTTATAGACACCTGTTATATGAAAAATAAGAACGGTTCATTTTTCTTTAAAAATGGCCCATTCTATGTGTTTATTTTATACACTGGTTGTCGTATTGGAGAAGCTCTTGCACTAAAATGGAGTGATATTGATTTAGAAAACAGGACTGTAACTATTGCCAGAACCATGGTCACAGTAAGAAATACAAGCAAGCATACTAGCACACGTCGTGATCAAAATTCCACAAAGAATGGAATTACTCGTACAGTTTATTTATCCGACATGGCATTACAAGCACTATTGGACATCAAAGAAACACATAAATATAATCCAAATGGATATATACTACCGGGGACTCATGTAGACAAACCAATAACATATGTAACTGCACATGGAGGATTTAAACGTATTATTAAACAAGCAGGGATTAAGAATTGTAGTATACATTCTTTGCGCCATACGTTCGTTAGTTTAATGATAGGGAATAATATACCTCTTCCTATGGTGGCAGATATGGTTGGACATATAAACACATTAACAACAATAAGAACCTATACACATTTATTAAAAGAAACGCAACTGGAAGCAATGAAAGTTATTAAAGATTTAAGATAAAGAGTGGTTTATACCACTCTTTTTATTTTTGCATTGCAAATGACGCGAGGATGAAGTAAAATTATATGAGAGGGGAGTGATAAATTTGGAAATAAAATCAACAGAGACTATAAATTTTACATTAAGAATGCCTGCTTCACAACGTTTTCAACTTGAACAAATAGCTGCGAAAGAGTCAAGAACTGTGACTAATTTGATTAATATGGTATTAAAAAAATATATAGACGAGTACAATGTGGCAAAAAAATAAGGACTGAGAAATTAATCTCAGTCCTTAAATATTTATTAGGCTTTTAGCCAATCTTGATTTTTATAATAGTTTGCTATTATATTATAATTCTGCGTCCCTGTATGATTACAGTGAAGCTGATTGCTATATTTCGCATACATTTCCTCTATGTGCACCATTTCCTCTGGATATATCTTCATGCCACGAGCACATCTAGAAGCGTATTCTGACAGTTCAGATTTGATCCTATCTCTCTCATTTTCTAAAACTCTCTGGTCTAATTTGTCAAGTCTTGTATCTATACCTTGCATATGAGAAAGAATTTGTTTATCTGCTGCGTCGCTCTTTTTCTCTTGAATGTCTAGCTTTTTTTCCTGAACATCAAGTTTTTTTGATAACTGATCAAGCTGATTTGTATGCGCATCCATTGTAGATACCAACTCATCTGATTTCATCACTTTGCGAATCCAAGTTTCTATTCTCTTTCTTGTTGGTTTTAGCACCAGACCTAAAAATGTAATAATCACTGTAAGACAGCTTAAAAGGCCAGATATGTCCTTAATTATTTCAAACATTGTTTATTTCACTCCAAACAACATAATATTATTTTCCTTTTAATATATCAATCTCTTGCTGAAGTTCTTGGCACTTTTTAACTAACAATGGGATAATCTCGTCATAGGCTAATGAATAGTTTGTCCTTTCCTTTGTTTCCATATCTTCATCATAATGAACAATACCTATTTTCTGTTCTGCCTCTTTTGATTGCAATAAAGCTTGTTCTACATCTTGTGCGATAAATCCATAATGTATTGTATCAGAATCGTCATTCTTTAATACATATTGAACCGGCTTTAGCTTGTCAATGATGTCAATATCAATATCGTTAATGTTGCGCTTTAAATTTCTATCAGAATCCACTTGTGGAGACGAAGCAAAACTTGCTGCCCATTCACAGCGGAACAACCCTTTGTTGTCAACTTGTTTTTGTGCAAAACTGCCAATTGCAATTGAGCTATTGTCACCAGAAATATTTAATGGTACATTCTTTGTCCCAACATTTGTGTAAAACATAGCGTATTGACCAACACTGTCAGAGATAACAATTTTGAAATCATATGCGGTGTCTACAGCGAAAGAAGCATTTTTATACGTATATGTGTAGCTAGTTCTATCACTCGCATCATCTTTCACAACAACACTATTTAATTCGGAATACGTAGCATCTGAACGTTTTTTACTATATGCTTTAATTTTGATATTGTTATTGCCACCTAACGTATAAAACGACGCATTTAACTGGTGTGTAACATATTGCCCAGACCCATTCATGCTACCATCTGCGTTGCTTCTAAACGAAGTTATTGAAGTAATAGTTGGGGGATTATAGTCGATTATTGTAATTTCTCCTGTTGTGCTTGCTGTTCTCCCACGACTATCTGTAACAGTGACTGTATAAGTTTGTTTGCCAGCGACAGTTAGAGTATGACTCGTCATACTATATGAAGTTGCTGAACCAGTTTTAGTCTCGGATAAGTTCTGCCCATTAATCACACATTTCGTGATAGTAGAACCATATGACCCGACAGCATACACTGTCCACGTAACAGCAGAATTGTTTTTAACATACATTCCACATCCAGAAGGATTTGTCCTATCAATAGATGAAGTAAAACTATTGATAGAAGGTTTCATACTATTCTGGACATATAGCATAAAATTAATTGTTTTTTCGCCAATTATCGTTCCGCCATTGTAAGTAATACATTTTAACGTACCAGTTCCATACTGAGAACTTGGAATCTGTAACGCTAAATCAATTGGTGGTGTCCAACTAACAGAGGAGCTTGACGTCTTTGTCGCAATAGTACCAGACTTATTACCAAATTTATACTCTAATGTATGTGTAAAAGAAGATACCGCTTTTGAAATGCTAATTGTTATTGGTGAACCTATAGTCGTGCCAGACACACTAATACTTGAAGCTCTTGGAATCTGTGGCAAGTCAACATAATAATCATACCTTGTGCTACTAATGGCATAAGTATAAATAGCTGCCTCTGCCCACGCGGAGAATGATTGCGTGCCATCAGAATTGTGCGTTAAAGTAAAACTACCAGAACCAAGGGGTTCCCCTACATGCATTGCAAATCTGTCTGCACGGCTATACACTGTAACACCTGCAATGTTAACAGTTACAGGGCCTGTCATAACATAACTGTACTGGCTGCCGGTTCCGCCTGCTGACATAACAGTCCAATATATTGTAGACGTATTGTTTGCAACACTTTGTGATGAATACCATTCTACTCTAATCCTATCAGGATATTTGCTTCCAGCAGCATTATATACACTTGTTTCGAATGCACCACTTGATGCAGTTGCCATAAAATATCACCTCCACGTTATTGTATTGCGACAATAGATAAGCTTCCATTGCTTTCTATTTGAAGTTTAAAATTGCCTAAAGAAATAGATGATAGTTTCTCTTCTGTGCCAACTTTTAAACTACCCTCAATTTCTGCTTGTTTCATGTATGCAGTATCATTCGCAAAATAAGTAATTGGAATACCAAATTTAATTTCTGGATCTGTAAAATTTTCACCAATTGAACTTAGCGGCTTATATTGGGCAGACAAAAAGTCTGGGTTCTTATAATAATCGTAGTAAGTGACGTTATTTTCTTGATGAACGTATAAAACATAATCGTAATTATTATATCTATTTTGTGTTGGTTCTGAGTCTACTGTTATAATTCTGGCCTTGCGGCAGAATTCAATTCTTTGCGCAGAAACTCTTGAAAAGTATTCACCAGAACCATTATTTTCGCCAACAACTAATCCATTATCACCATCAAAACTAAAGAAAGAAAGCTTCTCTGCGGCGTCACCTTTGTTCATTGTGACTGTTCCGTCTTTATCAACCATAAACGCATACGTTCCATCTTCTTGTTCCCCAATGCAGATTTGACCACCAACTATGCTGCTACCTTCTATCAGACCAGCGCGAACGCATCCAGCCAGAATGCCCCAGTATTCCTCTCCTTCAATAGTGTAATTACCAAACACGGATTTCGTTGTTTGGAAATTGTCGTCAGAATACAAGAATTTGTTGTTTGTAATCCAGCCTTCATGCTTGTCTAAAACACCATCTACGACCTTACGAAGATGAATACCATAATTATCCCATGAAACACTTTGCCCTGCAGAATTAGATTTAATGGAAATCGTTGCATCAATTAAGCCGTTTCTAATTCTTTCGTCTATAGCAGTAGCCACATCATATCCTTTTTGCCAATAAGATGAACCACTTGCTACAGCCTTACCAGCGCTAACTGCTTGTGCCAATAGATCAGCATGAATATCACCTTGGTCTTTTGCAGATAATAAGTCTCCGAAAGTACATGAGAAATTACTTAAGTCAGAAAAATTCAACTGGACTTCGAGCAACCTTGCCTTTTTGATAAAGTCATCTCTCATTTTGACTTTGACAAAATTGCCAAGGCTAAACTGATTTAGAATAGGGGCAAACTCAGGCATAGCATAGATATTTCTCATAGAAGCAGAGAAAGACAACTTCGGCTGAGAAATCTTTTTAAGTTCTTTTTGCCCTGCAACTAACAATTCTTTCTGCGTATTAATTTTATCTAAGTCAGTATCAATCTCTGTGACACAGAAACAATCATCAGAATATTCATCTTCTCTTAAGAATAATGATAATCTGTCTAAGTTTTCTGGAGTAAAGTTCTTGTTAACGCTTATATCTTCTGATATTAACGTAATTTCATTTTGTACTTTCTGAATCTGCGCTTGAATATCTTCAACTGCCTTTTGTTTGTTCTCTAGTTCCTTCTTGGCTGCGTTAAGCTTATTAAGATTGCTTATATATGCCTTGTATTCGTTGCTATCTTCGTCTTTTTTATCCCATTCTGCAGCAATTTGTACGTCTTGAATTGAAGAATATATGTCTATTTCTTCTTTAAGATAGCTAATGCCTTCGGCACCAAAAACCAAATCCCTTTCTTTCCAGACATAAGTATAATTTTGTTCTTCTTTACCGGTCTGCTTATCATTTACAACAGAGACTTTAATTTCGCAAACATAATACTTAGAAGCGACTTCATTTCCATTGTTGTCTTGGTTAACTATCTTATAAACTTCACCAAGATTGTCTACACTTGCCTCTGGTAAATAAAGTCCCGCTTGATCAAAATTATCTGGAGTAACAATTTTCTCAGTAATCTTATATTCGTCTGGAACAGAATTTTCTTCGGTTAACTGATCGTCTATTAATTGATACAATCTCTTCAATGTTTCTGTATAGCCTTCCACCTTTACAACATAGTCTCCGGCTTTTGGCTCGTAAGAATCCAGTTTTGGAGAGACATCTGTTCTTAATATTTCGCCATCTCTCGCATTAGACTCAACAACTAACAAAGCATTTTCGGCCTCGATAGTCTTGACAATAAGTTTATCTCCATTTTCAAGCGCGGCATACACTGTCAATGTTTTTGTAGTTTTGTCGTACAGATATCCATCTTCACCTTCTGAAATTGTTTCAGTTAACATCGAATCAGGGGATTTCTTTTCAACGATATGCTTTGAACCAATGTCGTTTTGTAGCACAAAATGATTATCTAAAAACTCAACAGATACTTTATCACCAACATTTAAACTACTAGTGATGTTTAACACGCCAGCAGCGAGTTTATAATCTGTAACTTTTTTGTCATTAATTTTAACAGAGATTAACGCTTTCTGGTTGTTTGAAATTATAAATGAATTTTTGATAGTTTTGAATAAAACTACGTCATCCTGTTCTAGTCTACTATCATTGACAACCAATATGTTTGTTGCCTTGTCATAGTAATAATCATTTACGGTTAACTCTTGTGTTGTCCCATCATTTAATGTTCTCAAAATACATACAGAGGCAATATCCTCATTTGTATACAATTGTTTAACACTGAAATGAGTGTCAATAGACTCTACGACAACACTACTATGTAATGAAATACTGTTCAAAGAAATAGCAAATTTATTATTGCTATAATTATACGTGTATTGACTATTGTTGATTTCCTTCCCATCAACAACGACAGACACTATTTTATCTCTTGTCTGCGACAAAAAGAAAGATTCTGGGACAAGCTCTATTACAACCTGTTCTCCATTAAATAGCTGATTCAGTGCAGTAATTGTTATAATATTTGCTTCCAATGTATAGCTTTCGTTACTTAGTTTATGAGAACCAATGTTTATTGATAATATTTCATTCTCATCTTGTTGAAGTGTAAACTTATTGCTTACCAAATTCACAACGATATTATCATTTGCCACAAGTTCATCTATCACTAAAGTGTCCCCATCGAAATTATAATTCGCTTCCACACCGTTAACATTTACAGACACAATAACTTTATCTTTGTAATCGGAGAGATTAAAATGCGTATCAACCGACTCCACTACAATTATCTCTCCTCCAGACAGCTTATCTACAATCGTTAACTGGTTTTCGTCCAATTTGTACTTAGAAGAATCTATAGCTTGATTGTTTATTTTAAGAGATATAATTTTGTCACGAAGCTTCCCCAAAGTAAAACTATTTTGGACATATTTCACTTCAATGACGCTGCCATATTTTATAACATCTGAGTCTGTAATAGTAAGAATTGCTCCTGAGCCATTAACAATATAGCCAACAACACTGCCGTCAACCGCAACAGAAGATATTACATACCCACTTTGAATAGATAGCTCAAAACTTGTTTCCAGTTCCCCAGACGGTGTGCTGATTTCTATTTCGTCGCCAACACTTAATAAAACATTAATTGTTAAATATTTTTTACTGCCGCTTGTCGTTTGAGAATATTCAGAGGTCGTTAGCTCACGAGTCCCGTTAATCACAATTTTACTATTGCTTGTAATTGGATTCTCTACAATGAACTTATTTTCACATGTTGTGACTTTTACCGTACTTCCAGTAGCCAATAATGACTGTGTAATAACTGTTAAACTATTCCTATTGCTATTGTAGCTATAATCAGACTCGTTTATAATGTTGTCATCAATTATTACAATGCTATTTGCGTTAAAATTAAAATCTTGAGGAAGAACAAACGTGTATGTGCCATCAAAGGTGAAAGTTGCAACATCTTCTTGCGCCGTTATTGTTTCAATCTGCATAGTTGGTTCATTAAAGGTCTCGTTTTTACTATCAACACGAATTTCTTCAATCTCACTACTAACTTCATATTCTTTAGTAACTTTATCTATATTGTATGAGACAGCACTTCCATTAACATTAAATTGTTCTTGTGTACTTTGCACTGGCAGTTGTTGCACATCACCAGCAATAAAATCTTCTCTTATAGTCGCAACATCAAATGATTCCTCAGAGGCTCCACTAATATCTTTGCTGTAAAAGCCACTCATGTACTTAGATTGCTTATCTATGTACCATTTATATTCTTGGTACAAGCTATCTCCCATCCAGTCTGGAGTACAATAATAATCCAAGTTCATAATAGATGGCAATCCAAGATTTACATTACGAATATCTAAATCGTCCGACCCTTTAACTGTAAGAACGGTCTTTATATCATCTGCCGAATAATTAACTTTCATATCATTTGATAAATTTTCAAACGCAATAATAACATCAGTATCATATTTATGCTTAAATTCGTTAGAAACTTCAATAATGTCTCCTTGCGCAGGTACATTATCAAAAGACAATCCTTTTGTAGTCAAATTGTATTTATACTCTGTGACAACATGGCCATTAATTGTGATATCAGTATCTGTAGAAATATCATTTTGTAAATTGAAAATGTTCGTTTCTCCATCTCCAATAAAGCGTTCAACTTCATTTTCTGCATAAATGCTAATTGTATTATTAATTGTGTCGAACTCAACATAACATTTAAATGTTTCGCACATATCATTCATAATGAAATCATAAATGGACTGACGATCAATTTCAAAACTACGGCTCTGTTTTGCTAATTCTTCATCAACATGTCCTACTGTCCACCCATATGCTTTTTGTAAAACAAGATGAATTAAACTATGTTCGATATCATTTTGATTATATAGAACGACTCCATCAATACTACCAACAGTATCTCCAACGTCGCCTTCGTTGATAATGAAATTTTCAAGATATCTTTGAGACAGAGAATACTCTAGAGAATAGGCATTGATATGTTTATATTCTTGAATACCATTTCCATCAATCTCTGGGTCTTGTAATTGGAAATAACCAAACCCCTCTAGATACACAAGTCTAAGCCCCTCAACGTAATCATAGTACGGCGTTGGCTTTGTCTCTCCGGTAATAATATCACAATAAATAGAAGGGACATCAAACGAAATTTCACTATATGAGTTAAATTTAAAAGTACCTTCTAGATTAGTCGTATTTAATTTACAAATCTTTTCTTTGTTCGTCTGGCACAAAACCACATTAGGAGCGCGATAAGTGTCAGACAATAAATCTTTTGGTAGTTGCATTTCTTTCACCTGCCTTTATTATGAAATACTTACTTGTCGTACACTCTTTTTAATAATTAATTCGCCGTTTACTACTTCTGCATCAAACTCATCGAATGGGCATACACTACCATCGTCTTCAAGCGTTAATACGCCATTTTCAACATCTGTACCAGTTTCAAACTTCACACTCTTTAATTCTCCTCTTATAATCATCTTGTGTATCTTTCTGTGCTCTTCAACTTGAATATTAGTCCAAAGTGGAGGATTCTTAGTTGTATCTCCTTTAATCTTTACTGTCACTCCATCAACCCAAATTGCCAAACCATCTTTCAGGTCATAATCATTCAATAGACCATCTGTAACCTTCATTGGATATCGAAATTCTATTGTTAATCTTCCTAAACCATCTGCACAAAATTGATTTGTCCCTGCCGACAGCATTGGAAATACAAAATTAAAATCATCATTAAAGATTCTTTTGTCATTATTAGAATAAACAACAAAGTTATTATCTATTGTAACTTTTTCTCCTTGTTGTAAGTTTTTAAACACAGTTTCATTATTTAATGTGGTATTTTTAATTAATAAACTTGCCCCATTAGAACTATTTTCAAATGTTACTTTTGGATAAACATAAGAATAGAAATCATCACTTTGATTATCAATAGCAAATTCTGTTTCTCCATTAACATTAATTACAACAGGGTCTTGTGCTTTGGAATATGCCCATGGACTTACCGAAGTAAATTGTGCAATAATTCCTATTACTCGTGCATCCATTTTTTGAAGCTGTACGTTAGTAAACCTACCGAGATAAGAGCATACAGTATCACCATCTTTGTCACAAACGTCCATCCACGCATTTTCCCTAGACCCAGTTAACCAACGCAATGTATTTCTAACTTTATATGGGGCAATATCAGAACCGTCAACTTCAATAAAGGTAATAGATGGAGTTGCAACAGAGCTATATTTTGCTCCATAATCTGTACGAATTGACCCATCATAACTGTCCGTGTAAACCGGCTCCATATCAAGATAAGAATCAACTGCACCATTATCTGGATCAAAAGTGCTGACAATAAGCTCTAAATCATAATTTGTTTGCCCACGAAAACGAATTTTAGGATGATATATTGCCAAGTATAACACCTCCTACTAAACTACTTTAAATTATATAAACAGAAGAGGGCTATTACACCCTCTTCTATAACTTGTGTTATCTAACACGATTATAAAGTTTTTTATTGACATTTTTCATATAATTGTCCATCTGAGATTGTACTGCCTTAGCAATATTCGGTATAGAACTATTGTCGGCATGATCAATATGGACAACTTCTCCAACTTGAAGATTCAGCTCTATATTATTATTAATAACATGAGGAGCATTCACAGTAGGTTTAGATTGCTCAAGGACATTAGAAGGATCAAGCTGCCCCCATTCCATCAGTCTCTCAGTAAGGTCTGCTGGAATAATTCCAGTACCTTTCTTTACATATGAAAGTCTACCAGACCCATCAGGGATAAGTTGTAATTCTTCTCCAAGCTCATCAAGAAATGCGAATTGATCTTTATTAATTGCCTTTGAACCTTTAGCATATCCCTCGATATCAGAAAGCTTTACCCAACCAGTATATCCACCATTTCTTCCAAGAAGAACCTCATCGCCACTAACTTGATAAACTGTGAAAGTAGATCCGGGCACCCATGATTGCATCCTCGTTCCATTCCCACCATTTCTTGAGAAATGCGTTGCGGAACTCTTAACAGTTACAGACGAACCCTTGGATGGTGGCTCGGGTATTGCTGGTGCTGGTTCAGGTGATGGGCTTGGCTGCTGCGCTGGTGCAGGTGGAGTATATCTTGCACTTTCTGTCTTGTCTTTTTTGCTATTGGTCGCATTAATTATACTATTTGCAGTCTTATCTGCTTCAACTTGTAAATCTATAAGCTCTTGTTTTAATAGCTTTAATTGCTCAGTAAATGCACTCATAGAAGTATCAAGTTGTCCCTGATAAGTGCCTATAGCATCTGCACCGTCCAGCCAAGGCTTAGTCACGGAATCTGACAAAGTAATTCCGTATTTATCTGCTATATCTGATAAGTTTTGTGCTAATAACTCAGTATTTGCAGCAATAGTTGTATAGCTGTCCTGAATAATTTGATCTTCATTTTTAAGAGACTCATCAAGTGCATCCATTTCATTTTGCTTATTGTTTTGATAATCTTCTAGCTGCTTATCAAGTGCATCTTGCTGTTTCTCTACGCTATGATCATAATATAACTCTTCAAGCTCCTCTTTTGCCTGAGCAAGCTCTGCCTGAAGCTTTTTCTTTTGTGCAATTGCAGATGCAGAATTGTCTCCCGATATGACTGCGAGACGCTTTTCAATATCTGCTATATTCTTCTGTTGCTCGGCAACTTGTTTAGAAAAGTCGTGGCTTTCTTTTTGAAGATTTAGCTCTTCTTTTTTCTTGTCAATAAGTTCTGAATAAGCATCAATCTCTTTTTGCATGCCATCTTTTACAGCTTGAATGCGAGTCTTATTTAAATCAAGAATAGACTTCTTTGCGGATTCTTGTGCTTCAATTGCACTCCATTGATTCTCTTTAAGCTCCGCAAGCTTTTCGTTATACTCGTCTGTGCTATACAAACCAGCAGCATAATCTTTTTCAAGACGTGCAATCGCTTCACCATATTGTTCAACTTTGAAATTAGCAACCTCTAATTGTTGCGCAAGTAAACCAAGAGCCGTAACGCCATCTTTAGTCCAATTGCCTGCATCATCCACTACTTTCTCTTCATCAGAAACTAGATTGTATAAATGAGAAAGTTCAGAATCAACATTGTCGATTCTATCAATTAGCTTATCAAGGTTATCCCAATAAAGGTCGTTAATACTATTTTGGAATCCTTCAATGTCTTTCTTGCACTCAAGAATTGCATCATCGACATCATAAATGGAATTAACCATCTCGTACCAATCGTCAGAACCTACTTGAACATCTCCAGATTTAACCGCATTGTCTAAAATGTCTTGCAAGGATGCTCGTTTGTTGTTTAAATCTTCAATCTTCTTTTTAGAATCTTTCATCAATTCCTTATAGAAATTCTCAGAAAGTCTTTCTCCCACCTCATCAAGAAGATCCATTTCTGCCTGAATCAAATTTGCATGTTGTTCAGTTAGACCAACAATATTCTCAAAGTCATCTGCAATATCTTGTAATTGTTCAAGACGTTTAGCTGAAATTTCAGCAATAGATGCTAAGTAATTGTTCTCTGCATCTTCTGCCTTTGAAGACCATGTGCGATATTCTTCAATTGCATCTGCAATTTCGCCTTCATTTTCTCCAATAAAGTCTTTAATCGCAATGGCTCCATTTTTAGCCATCTCTTGATATTCTGCTGGCACTTCAGACAGCAATTGAGCAGCTTTTTTATTATATGTTGCAGCAGCAGAGAAATAGGTTGACGCTTTTTGTTTCTCCGCGTTTACAATCTCTTCATATAGATTATTCTTGTCTTTTGTTTGAGATGTGTCGTCAAGGAAATTTGCTATCCTGTTTGTTGTTCTAGTGATAGCGTTTTCAATTTCCTCAAGCCTATACTCAATAAAATCAATCGTTTGCTTTGCGTCATCCGCTGCGTCTTCTACCGAACCTGTGGCATCAGAAATGTCTCCTGCTGCATCAGAAATAGAATCTAATGCATTGCTCAAGTCCCAACCCATTTGAGACCAGTCTTTGCTACTTCCATCTCCCCAAGCAGCCTTTGCACCAGTTCCTGTTTTCTTGGTGTGAGTGCCATAATCCCAATGTGCATTGCCCTTAACAAACGATAAACCTCCGGTGTATGTTCCACGAGACGTTTCACCATTCTTTAATAGCTCTTCAGTTTGTTTATGATTGTAAATTATTGCGCCTTTTGGCAGATCAACCATTTGCGTCCCATGTTCGCCAACAGTATAATAAACGCCTTTGTTTGGGTCTACTACTAGCTCACGTCCTAATTCTCCTACAATAGCATTATGCTCATTTGTATTTAATCCCGGTTTCTTTTTTGAGTGAGCATTTCCTTTTGCTAAAGCATTTCCAAGAGCCTCTGAATCACCACTTGGATTATAACTGCCTGTCTCCGCATCTTCCTTGCCACGAATCCATTCACCCTTTAGGAAGCTCCAAAAAGAATTTGCTTTTTCCGTAATCCAAGAAGACGCCGATTCCCAAAGACTGTTAATAGCTCCCGGTACTGTTTCTGTAAAGAATGTGGTTACTCCATCTTTAATCGTTTCAATTGCTTCAGGAACGGTTTGTGTAACAAACTCACCAACACCCGTCCAAAACTCATTCCACTTCGCTGGAATTGTAACCATAAAGAAATCGTGGACTTTCTCCCATGCCAACGACAATGCAGGCTTAATAACTTCTTCAATATAAGTGCCTACACTTGTCCAAAACTCATTCCATTTTTCTGGAATTGTCACCGTAAAGAATCCATATACTTTGTCCCACGCAGAACTTAATGCAGGCACAATAACTTCATTGATATAAGCGCCAACACTATCCCAAAATGCATTCCATTCTGCAGGAATTGTGACTGTAAAGAAGTCAACAACTTTGTCTTTTAAAGCTATCGCATTTTCTTTTAAAGTATTTAATCCATCTCCTACTGCATCCCAGAATTCATCCCATTTTTGCGGAATAGTTACTTTAAAAAATTCAACAACCTTATCTTTTAGAGCTATTGCTTTTTCTTTTAGGTCGTCTAATGCTTCTCCAACATTGTCCCAAAACTCGTCCCACTTTTCTGGCAACGTTTCTGTAAAGAACATTTTCACTTTAGTTATGAGATAAGAAACATTATATGGAATTTCCGTTATAAATTCTCCAACCTTGCTCCAAAACTCACTCCACTTTTCAGGTAATGTTTCAGTAAAGAATTCACCAATATCTTCTCCTACATCACTAGCCCAAGATTTTACATTGTCAAGCCATTCTCCAACATCTTCCCAAAACTCGCTCCATTTTTGAGGTAGCGTTTCAGTGAAAAATATACCGATATCTTCACCTACTCCTTGTGCCCACTCTCCTACATTAGACAACTTTTCTCCAACACTAGCCCAGAAACTATTCCAGTATTCAGGTAGAGTCTCTGTAAAGAACGTTGAAATTCCTTCACCAAATTCATTTATTGATTGTTGAGCATTTGCAATCCATTCATCAACCATGGCATTCCAAGCAGCAATCTTTTGATCTACACCTTCACTATCAAATCCAGTAGTACCAGACGTGGGTGTAGTGGTATTATTAGTAGCTGTTGTGGTAGATGAAGATTTGCTCGTCGAGCTAGTCCCATTTGAATTATTTGTGCTTTTTGCAGAACTGCCACCGGTAATTCCTAACGCACTGCTTACTATATTTCCAACTTTAGATGTGTCAGTGTCTGGCTTAAGTGAGTTGATTGCGTCTAAAATATTGTTAAGAACTTCATTAACTTGATTAACACTATCAACTATAGGATCTGTTTCTTCAGAAGTAAACAGTTCCAATTGTTGTTTATCATTTAACAGATCAAGGTATGCCTGAATTTTTTGTTTGTCATCTTCATTCAGCTCTACTTCTGCTTCTGCAGGGATCTTCCAAACGCCATCTTCGTCTTGTGCTAATTTTGGAACAACCTCAGTAACTAATGTAGCATTTTCTTCTTTCCACTTGTCAATTTGTGCCTGAACGTCAGTTAACACAAGCTGAAAATCCATTTGCGTCGGCTCTTCTAGCCCGTATTTAACACTTAAGGCTTCATATAATTCTTTTGTAGCATTTTCTAATTCATTTGTTTTTATTTGAATTTCATTGTCTGTTGCTCCAGCCTCTTGTAATTCTTGTAACTCCCTCGTTAATGTAGCAACTTTTTCCTTTGCTGTATCAACGTTATCGTTAGCCTCCATCCAAGCCTTTGTGTTATTGACTACAGCCTGTTGTGCAGTATTCAACGCATCAGAACAGTTATTAATTTCTTGTTGAATTGCAATATACTCTTCTGCATTTGCGCCAGACGGGTCTTTGCCGTCCTTAAAGAATTGCTCTTGCTTTGCAATTGCCTGATCTAAAGCATCCGTAGTATCTCTAATGCCTTTATCAAGTTGCGTCATTGTAATGTCTGCAACGATGTCTCCCCAACTTGCATCATACTTTGAAAGTTCTGTTAACATCGCAACTGCAGCGGCTTTTGTTATGCCCATTGCATTAGCAAGATCGTCAACACTCTTTATACTATTGGCAAGAGTAAATGTTCCGTCAGCATTACCTATGAAAGCGCCAGCTTCTTTGGCGTCAGCAATAAACGCTTCTATATTTTTTATTGCAATTGAGAAGTTTCCATCTTCATCAATAGTAAAATAATCTGCAAATGTAGAATTTTCAAAATAATCATCAATTGCATCAAGACGCTCTTCAAACGTTGTACAATTAGCAATAACGCTATCTGGCACTAATGCTTTACATGCTGCTTTAAATTCCTCAGAACCAACTTTTCCACTTAAAAACCCATCACTGATGGCTTTAAGCATTTCTATTATCGAGTCTCCGTATGCCAGTTCTGCGTCTCTATTTTTTGCATCTTCAAATTCATCATATGCGTTTGTAACATCCGACAACTTCAGTTCTAGAATGGCATATTCTTTAATTGCATTTTTAATTGCTTGTACTTGGTCGCGCATAGCGCTGATATTGTCGTAAGTCGCTTTTGTAACATATCCGTATGCTTGATAATCCAAATACATAGCCTTAACAGCTTGTTGTAATTGTTTAACAACTTTTGTATATTGTAATTGGCTCTGCGCTTTTGCCGCACTTACTGTTGCTTTTTGTTCTTTTTTCTTTTGCGCAATTAATGCTCTTAATAGACGTGTATTTTTAACAACTTTCCCATTTGTTGTATCAATAGCATCACTAAAGCTTTCTTCTCCAACCGTAACGCTCCCCAAATATTCTTTTAAGGAGTCATAATAGTCGTCAGATATTGCTTGCCCATCAAAAATAGCATCATTCACTATTTGTAAAGCTGAAGCATATGAATCATAAGCAGAAGTAAGAGTTGCTATATCAGTTATTGTAACAGACGCTGTTTCGTTCGTTTGTTGCATGGCGTCACTAATATTTAAGAAATATCTTGCCACATCTTCTGCACTAATCCCAAGAGAATCTAATTGCACCTTAAGTTGTGGATTTTCAGAGATCAAACCTTCAACACTATCTGTGGCATTATCAATAGCAGTAGAATAATCTCCAAATTTATCAACATCAACTTTAATTTCTCCAGATTCAATTTTTGCATTAAACGCTTCTTGAAACGCTTTCCCTGCTTCAGATCCACGCTCTCCGAATAGACGATTAAGTGCAGATTCTTTTGCCCCAGCAGAACCAAACATAATTTCCGCTCTATCGCTATAGTTTTGCATGGTGCTAATTATTTCATTTACTGTTTTTTGTGCTTCTGTTAAATTATCACCATCGAACCATTCTAAGTCGCCATATTCTTCTTCTTTGTCCTTCATGAATTCGTCCCAATCAGATTGGGCATCTGCGTAATCTTCTTGTGCCGACTCTAGGTTCTTCTCTAATCTCTTAAATTTGTTGCTTTCTGTATTCATCCCGGAGTTTATAGCATCTTGTAAAGCAACTTCTGCTTGATTTAATTTGTCTTTTGCTTTTTCTACTGAACCCAACTTTTCATCGAACTTATTCCCGACCTTCATGCCATAATCTACTGGTTTAAAATCATCGTCTGTTTCAAATGCCCCTTTAGCTGCTTTAGCTTGCTTGTTTCTGGCACGTTCTTCTCTTGCTTCTTCTAATTGAATTTGTCGTTCAAGTTCTGCATTTTGTTCTTTTAATTTATTAAGCTCTTCTTGTTCGGTAAGAGTTAGTGGCCCTTTCGACTCAAGTTCTTCTATACGACTTTTTGTAGTATTTAATTCGGAATTTAGGGATTCTATATTAGATTGAAGTGTTTTAATTTCCGCACTTGTATCTTTAAGTTGTTCTACATAATCTTTATGAGATGTGGTTAAAGCACAAATGACCGCAGTCAACCCAGCAATTGCTGTGATAGCTAAAATAGCCCAGCCGACAGGGTTTGTAGTAAGAAATGCAATAGCAGCAGCTACTGCTTCCCATATGCTTGCGGCCAATGCTTTAAACCCAAATCCAAGTAATGTCGTCGCACTTGCTGATGCAACTTCTTCTGCAGTTGTAATTCCAAGTTGTATGGCAAGTTTTACTAGAGAAGATTCTGAAAGACTAGTCGTTATTGCAGTAGATAATGTTGCCGCATTAGCCGCGTTTTGTCCAATAACAAAATCTTTAAGGCCATTAGTTAAATTAAAAATATCAGATATAAGATTTGTTAAGCCAAATCCTTTTGTAAGCTGTGGTAAAATTTTTATTGCCGCAAGAGCAATAAGGGCACTTTTAATCACCCCAATTTTATCTATAAGTTGAACAAATTTAGTACCAAGATCGACAACAAATTTTATGGCATTAGAACTTATAAAATTCATCCACATGGTTTGAACAGCATTATTAAACAAATCGACTTTACCTTGAATGCTGTTTAAATATTTCTCGTTTTCTGCTTCTGCAGAGCCTTGTGCCTTCATTGCATCTTCATATGCGCCTTCAAGGTCATCAAGGTTAGTTAACATTGCTGCCATTGCATTTGAACGGTTTTTACCAGCAAGTAATTCAAGCAATGCCGCTTGATCAATATCACTCATCTGTTCCCATACTTCTGCAATTTCTTTAATGATTGTATAAGTGTCTTTATAATCACCAGTGTCCGTTAAAATATCTACGCCGCTTAATCCTTTTACTTTAGCTTGGAGTTTGCTAACGCTTTCGACAACGCCATCAGTTTCCTCGCCCATTTCTTCAAGAACCTTAGTGCTCGTGCCACGAATACGAAGTGAAATTGTACGCAACGCACTACCAACTTGGTTTGGGTCTTGAAGAACTTTGTTTGCTGCAGCGATCATTGCAACTGACTTCTCAAGATCATTTCCTGCGGACATCAAAGCACTAGCTGAATCTTGTAACGCCGTTGCCAGACCATCACTAGACACAGCAAAGTTATTACCAATTTCATTTAATACATCAACAACATGCATACTATCTTCTGCCGCATATCCATATGCTTGAATAGTACTAATTAGAGCTTCAGATGCTGATTCCGCATCATTAAATTCAGACACATTTAATAGAACAGCAGTACTTCTTGCCAAATCACCTGCTTGTTCTATTGTGTATCCTAAACGCGCCCAGTTTGCAGCCATATTTGTTAAATTTGATACTGTGGCTCCTACTTCAGCACCAGTTTGAGACATAGTTTTTAAAAATCTTGAATAAGTTTCATCAGTTTCGTCTGTAACTTTTTTCAATTCAGTTAGAGCAGTGTCAATCTCTTTAACATATGTAATGCCCTTTTTAATTGTATCAAGTATTTTATAAAAGCTAACAAAACCCATCGCATATTGCAACGCGCCTTTAAATTTACCTTTAACTCCACCAACAAATTTTTGGAGACCAGACTGAGCTTCTTCTACCTTACCAATGTATCTCCCAAGAGAATTAGTACCTTTGTCATATTCTATATGTAATTCTTGTAGTTGCCCTTTTGCATCCTTAATCTGATATGTTGCCGTTTTTTCTGCAACATTAAAACTTATTAACGTCGCTTCCCCATTACTTGCAGAATTTGCAAATTCTTGCATCGCATTTTTTAATTGTGACACATCTTTCGCGTTAAAAGAAGAATCAAGCGTTTTCAAATCTGAAGCATTTTCTATTTTGCTCATGAATTTTATAGATGCAGACAGAAGCGCATCATATTCTTTTTTAACATCTTTCAATTTTAAGGACAATTTATTAAAATTATTAATTGCTTTTTCATCATCAAATAAAGACGAATTATTGCTAAATGATTCTTGTTGTCGTTTCAGTTCATCTAACAAAGTCTTATATTCTTTTAATTTACTTAATGAAGAATCAGACATAGGAGCAGAATCAGATTGATGAAGCATTAAATCATAATTGCTTTGTGCTTTATTTACTGTGGAATTAATTCTATTTTCCTTTGCAGCAAGTACAGCATCTTTTTGTTTTGCGATTATGTCTGCTACTTTTTGCTCTGCTTCTGCACGTGCTTCCGCTTCTGCCTTCGCAACTTTTTCAGCATCATAGACCTGCGTAAAGGCTGCTAATTCATTTTTGATAATTTCATAATTTTCTTTTTCTGCTGCTAATTTTTTTTGTGCTTCAGCCTGTGTATTCTCACCAGTATTAATTTTGCCTTCAGCTTGAGCTTGTAATAATTTAATTTTTTTAACGATTTTCTCTAGCTCTTTTAGTTTGGCAGAATAAGCTGTTTCATCTGTTTTTTGATTGAAATTATTTGCACCAATAGCATTTTGACTTTCTTTAATATATGCTTTTAAATCAGAAAGTAATAATTCAATCGCTGCTTTTTGATCACTCAACGCTTGTGCATCAAATATTTTTATGTTTCCATTCTCATCAATTTGGTGTAGTGCTTGTACCAAACCTGAAATCTCTTCAACTTTTTGATTTACTTCATCTTCATATTCTGTCCCAAAAAGAGTATTTTTTGCATTCGGATCTAATGCAGATTTCAAACTACTAATTTGATTTGTATACGATGTAGCAAGTGCAGTCTGTTTTACATAAGCTGCATCTAATGCTTTTTGATATTGTTGCACATTAGACGTAACTTCTGTGCTAGTTCTAACAAATTCTTTAAGGCCACTTTCTTTATCTTCAATTAATTTAAAGGTTTCAACTACGCCTTCTTGAGAACCATTTTTAGTAAATCCAATTGACGCGCCAACAAGATCATTATTTTTATTAAGAATCCCTTTAACTTTTGCTACCGTATAGCCTTCAAGTTCCGCTCTCTCTTGAGCCCATTTTTGAAATTGCTCATAAAAATCATCATCATAAGACGAATAATCATCATTGTTTCGTTCCTGTTTGTTATTATTCTCTTTTTGTTCTAATGCAGTCCTTGTTACAACTTCTTTAGTAATTTCTTGTTCTACTTCAAGTTGCTGTTTTGCAGCTTGCGCACTTTCTTTCTTACTAGAAGCAGAAGCTGCTTCCGCTTTTTGCTTTTCTTGTGCTGTGCTAGATTCTTTTTTGCCAGTTGTATCAGAATCTGAACTACTTGATGCTTCATATTTCCCATTGATTTTTATTCCGGTCTTTAATTGTCCAACAATTGCATCAAGTTTTCCACTAATATCTCTTAATGTGCTATCTTTTGCCAGATCGCTCAAAGACGCATTATCAATTTTTGCAATAAAAGATGTGGCACCTTGCGTAGTAGGATAGCCTTGTGCAGAAGCCCTAGACTCCTTCTCATTTCCAACACTTTGACCGTTTTGCGCATTTTCTTCCACATCTACAGTTTTTTGTGCTTTGTTTAAAATTTCTTGTGATAATTCTGCTTTATGTTCTAAATAACCAATTTGATTTTGTAATATTTGAGAAAGCTGAGATTCTAATTCTTTTTGTCTTGCAATATCTTCATTTATAGCTATATTCGCATTTGATTTACCATACTTTGCTAAATATCTACTATAAGCCTCCGAAGTTGTTCCAGAAAGTTTAGATTGTAATTCTGAATATTCTTTTAATAATGCTCTAACTTCTTGATTAGAACCTTTAATATGTTTAAAATTTTCATCAAAATTACCTAATTTAGAAAAATAAGAAGAATCAATTCCATTTGCTTTTAAAGAAGCAAGCTGCTCATTAATCTTTGTAAGATTTTCGGCTGCCTGCTTAGCCCGTTTGGACATGCTGTCTAACGATGCAGTTTGTTCTTCTACAGAGTTTTTACCATTATTATTTGTTTGTGATTGGTTTATAATTTCTTGATTTAATTGTTTCTTCTTTTCAAGATATTTAATTTGATTTTGAACAACATTGCCTAATTGCTGTTCCAGTTCAATTTTCCTTTGATAATCTTTTTTATATTCATCAAACGCTTTAGCCCCAAATTCTGTTGTATATCTAGCAGCAATATCTGTATCACTACCAGATAGCCTATACTCCAACAGCTTATATTCGTCAAGCATTTCTTTCAAAGCTTTTTGAGATTTTTTAATTGGTTGAATTTTATTATCAAAATCTCCTAACTCTACAAACTTATCAGCTTTAAACCCTTTGTTATTTAATAAATCAATTTGCGCTTGAAGTTTTTCAATATTTTTAGCAGCTTCCTTTGCTCTTTCGGACATTTTGCCTACAGAAGCTGCTTGCTGATTTGCAGATTGAGAACTTGCAGATATATTCCCACTTGTATTTGGAACAACATTTTGAGCGGCAGCACTTCCCATTGCACTACCTGCAGCACCATACATCATTGCCTGCAGCATCATTTTAGGCAAGTCCGCTATTGTTGCACCAATATTTTGAACCTTTCCCTCAATTTCTGCCCTCAATGAATCCATATTGGAAAGAATCTCGTCTCTATTCTTGACTTCGAAATTTAATCCAATTGGGGCCAAATTTGCTCCGATATCTTTCAATTTGCTTTCCGCACTTGTACGAATGCCTTCAATGTCTTTCAAAAACTTCTTTCCATTAGTAATATAAATAGAAGCCTTAATGTCTTTAATGCTGTTAACAACCTTATATACGCTATTTTTGAAATCTTCTTGAAAATTTTCGTCTTTAGCAAATGCTACTTTTATTTTTGCTTTTTGTGAAAGTTGGCGATTGGCATTATCAATCTTTGATTTTATATTGTCAATAACGTCATCCCAACTCTGATCTAAATTGTCAACAATACTAAAATTGACTTTAACAGTATTGCTTAGCTGAGCAAGGTTGCCAGACACATCCTTTTCCATACTCTTAGAATTTTTAGAAAAAGTAGGTTTTAAATAAATAGGATCTAATTTATCTTGCACAGATGCAATAGTCCTATTAATAACAGATGCCCATTCGGATGCATTAGCTTTAGGTATAACATTAACTGTATATGTTAATCCAGAAGCTTCTGTATTAGATTTGCCAATATTGGCAATTGTCTGTGCAACAGAAGTTTTACCTTGTGACGAACTTTTCTCTGTTCGCATCGACGCCAATTTCTCTTCTTCTTGCTGAATTAAATTCTCTAATGCTTGATACTCTTGTTGTACACAAGTGTGAACCTGTTTGAAATTATTTTGAAAACTTAATATAATATTTTCACCGAATTTTTCATCAAATGCATCATAAAAATTATAATCTGAAAATGCATTTTGAATCTTTGTGCCAAGCTCTGCGGCCTGCCTTACTAATGGTTTAATATCTAATATATTTCCTTTAGAAAAATCGAAACTTTGAATTTTTTTATATAATTGATCAAAATCATTTAACATTTGATTAATTTCATCAAACGTTTTTTTGTTTTCCCCCGTCGTATCTGCAGAAAAAACATCAAAAATACCACTATCTAATGCTCCTAAATTGTCTAGTTCTTGCTTTAATTGAATAATCTTATTTTTTAATGTATCAATTTCCTTCTCTTTTTTTGCAACTTCCGCATCATCAAAAAGTTGCCCAAACGTTTTGGGAAATTTAAATTCTCCCACACCTTTAATATCAGAAGAAACCGATTCCATCAAAGCAGATAGTTGCTCACTAAACTTCTCAGACATGCTAGTCATTTGTTCCATGCTTGTTTCAAGTGTAGAAATGCGATTAAGCAATCCCTTATCTACAAATTCACTAAATGGGTTGGAAGACCCCTTAATTTGAGATATTACAGTCTGCATGTCTTTAAATTCTTTTATTACTTCAGATAAGTCTATGTTTGGATTAATTTCAAGCATTTTATTATATGCTTTAACCATTTTACTTAGACTGTCTAAATCACTTTTTAATGTATCTTTTACAGATTTAAATGACGAAGCATTCAGTTCAAGACCAACGCCATATGTAAAAGCATTAAAATTTTTCGCTTTTGGCATAATTTCACCTCCTTATTTATTAATTGACTTTATACCCACGGCTAATAAAATATCCGTTCAATATTTCTTTATAATTGTTTTGAAATTCTTCCATTGCATTCATTGGAGAAATGTCATCAACCTGAACCTTTTCACTACCATGGATTCCCGACATAAAATTATTAACAACCGCATTCTTGTTTCCACCACTAACATAATCATTCATCTTCATTGGACTAAATTGCACACCACCACCATAGCCACTTCCATTCAATACAGAGAATGATATGTCGTCATTTATTACTCCAGAACTCAAATTATATGTTCTTTCATACATTAACGGGTTATAATTTAAGTAATATGCTGTTACAACATTACGCGCTTGCGCTTTAAAATCTTGTGTAATTTGCTTGCTAATATCTACTAGGTCTGCTTTAACTTTTGTCTCTATTTCTGCAAGCATAGTATCAATCATTATATTAGTTTTAGAACTCATAAAGCATCCCCCATTGTTTATTTATTCTTCTTTTTTTACTATCTCATTATAAATATCTAATAGCTTATCTGTATCAATCCCTGTTTCTCCATTCACATTAATTTTTACAATATCTAATAAGGAATCAGTAGCATGTTGAAACATCTCACTAACATTATCCAAAAAGCTATAAATTTTCTTTTCAATTGTCATGCCAGATTGTAATCTGTCAGTTGTCATCATATTTAAAACTATCTCACATGCGTCATAATCTTCTTTAAATGTTCCTATAATTTTATCAATTAAGCCATTTTCACATAATGAATCATAATCGTCTAATGCACTATAATCTTCATTATCTTCATCAGAAAAATCTAAATTCGTATGCATACTAATAACAGATATAATAAATAAAAGATATCTCTCTAAAGAATTAATATGGATTTCATTATTTGTCTCCGTAGTACAATTGTCTAAAACAACTCTTGCCAATTCTTCTTTTGCTGCAATGCCAATATATTCTTTTACTTCAAGTTCTTTTTTTATATCTAGCATCTTATTCTTCTTAAACTTTTCTACAAACTCATTAACCTTCATAACCTTTTCCTCCATAATTTAAAAATTTTTATATATCAAATAACAGTTTGTTATTAATTTTCATATTTAGTCGCAGCCCCAATACTCCATCTCATTTTGATCCACAATTATTTTTGGTAAATCAAATGCAGAGCGGGCTATCAAAATTGCTTCACTTTCATCATCTGTCGCGTCAATAAGATATTCTTGCCGAACCGCTTGAATGGCTTCCGCTTTAAGAACTTCTCTTTTAATTTTTGAAGATTGTTGTAATCCAACTTTACGTCTCCATTCTGATGGGAGTGTGTGACAAAACTCTATATTATTTTGATAAGCATATAAAATAATTCCACCCATTAAAAAAGACAATTTCTTCACGGTGTCTATATTTGAGCGTAGAACAGACTCTTCCATCACAATCTTGTCTACTGGCATAACAGAGGATATATATTCACAGATGTCACTTGTCATCTTCGGGATTCTCTCATATACATCCTTTGTTTTATGACAATCTATAAGAATATGTTTTACATATTTCCCATTGTCAAACAAACACACTCCAGTTTTATTCGTACTGGCATCTATACCTATAACTCGCATGCCACAACCTCCTTTTTTATAAAATAAATCCATAATATATCTCAGTTTGATCCATAAAAAATGAGGGAGTGTATTGCTACACTCCCTCGCCCATATAACTACTTCATATAGGCTATTTGTTTATAAAATTAATTCTCTTTATTATCCGTACTATGATTAGAATCAAACATTCTCTGACAGACAACCAACATGCGCAGCATATCATATGATATATCTAGTTTGCCATTGCCAGTGCCAGCAATTACACCAATGTCGATTAAATGCTGCACAGTGTCACGCGCCCAAGATGGGATATCTTCAATTGTCTCATAATGCTTATTGCATGCATCAAACATATGCTTCATGACATACAGCATACGTATCATATCAGCAGATAAATCAAGACTGCCTCCACCAGTGCCAGAAATAAAACCTTCATCAATCATTTCACTAACAGTGCCTCTTGCCCAGCTAGGAATATCATCAATAGTATTGTATCTCATTACGTCTTCCTCCTCTTCATCATTTCCATTATTTTTGTTCATTGTTTCATATACATCCTGACGGAACCCGTCCATAGTATAACCCATGCCATATGTATTCCACAGAAGTTCTGGATCTGCATGGTTGCTAGCCACACCTCTACGATGGCCTTCTGCATGACCAATAATCACGCCGTCTGCCAATGGGTTAAGGCCATAAGTGTTGCAAAGCTGTGCGAATAATTCCACGGCTGTGTGATATGTCCCAGCAATCTGTTCAGCCGCTTCCGCATAGCTCATTCCAGAACTAGGTTCCGTCATTTCGATACCGATATGGGTATTGTTTGCAGCGCCACCGCAGTGCCATGCTCTCATCCACCAAGGCAATGTCTGATATACAGAGCCATCTGCTTGTATAAATGCGTGTACGCAAACTGATTGACCACCCGGCTGATACTGGTTGAAGTTACGAGCAAACACCGCAGCACTAGGCTGTGGGCATCCAACGCTATGCAACATCAAACCACTTGGAGTAAGTGTCGAACCAATCTTATAACATTTATTCTGTGTCGCAAACGCTTCAATAATTTCCATTTAAATCACCTCAATATATTACTTTCCGCCTTTAACTCTTTCAATAATTTCGGAGACAGCAGAGCTGCCAGACATCAATGCAAGAGCAGTAATCACAGTGCCAATCGTAGAGCTTTCTTGCACAAGGCCAAGTGCCAAAATAATATCAACACCAAAACCAAATGCAATAGCAAATGCGAATACCGCAGAAACAAACATAGTAATATACTTACCATACTTGGTTCCTTCCCACATTTCCTTAAATCTATCAATGATGTACCACATAATAATAGATAAAGAGATAATTAAAGTTAACATTTCCATAATCTTGTCCTCCTATAAATTTATTATTTTTATGATGTATGTCATGTCGATCCACATTCGAATTCATTCATCATGAATAACATTCATATTTCCAATAGTGATTTGAATTTATTTTTAAATATAATTTATTTTTTTATTGTCCAGTTACAATACATTAGTGAGCTTCCGCTCTTAACGAATGGAATTCCATATAAAAACTTATTTCCATTATAGACTCTTGCGGGAATTATTTGATGCGTGAAAACTGTTTTTTTGCTTTCCGAAGTTCCCACTCTAACTTGGCATTTGTTAGTATATACGCTGCCTCCTGTGGAATCCCATACAAAACAATAAATAACCGATCCGTCATAATTGCTATTCGATAACGTTCCTGTAAATGTTTTTGATGAACTCACAACAGAGCCATCTTTGTACCACCTGTAGTTGTATCCTGTCCCGCCAGAAGGTGTTGTTGAAAATGAGAACTTATCACCATCATATCCTGTTAAAAGGCTAGGTATTGCAGTTGTTTTTATAGTATTTACAGGATTGCTATATTCAGGTATAGACAGGTTTGAACAGCTTACTGTACTCATTGTACCAGCGTTGCCATACGTATTAACAACTGAGAATGATGTTTGCAATGAAGTTTCCGTTGAACCTAATCTGCTAATCGTTCCAGATGCCGAAGAAGTATGATTAGCGGTACCTGTCCAAGACTCACTCGAAGCTTTTATTGTAATTCGTATGTCAGTGCCTGCGACATTCAGTGTTCCTATAAGTGTGTGTGCTAATCCTAAAAAGCTCTGTGAAGATTTCAAATGTGCGGTTACTGTAACGTTGACAGAAATAGATGAAGAATTTCTGCCAAACGGCTCAACCTCTACTGTATATATACAATAAGGTGATCCTGCCGTTGATTGTTGCCCACTTAATATTGTTTGGTAAGCCATTTAATCACCTCATTATTGCGTTCTCTTCCAGATATAAACTGATAGGTATGGAGGCATATTGTTGTGCGCTTCGTTACCACCTGTTTGTTCTGTCATACATGCTACTGCCCACCATGTGTTTTTACTACCTACCTCCGGAAAACCAATGGCTGCTCCGACATCCGGGCCTCCAGCATTTGGAGTATAGATTATATGGTTATGTTTTGGCATCTCACCTTGCGTCAATTTGTGTGTGATCTCACCACCAGTAGAACCTGCAGGATAATTACTATTCATACCAAATAGGAACTTTCCTTGAATTTGCTCCCAAGTACCGCCGAACAGATTTTTAGGATTAGTGCTATTTACCGACATGTAAATAGAACCAACCGGATATACATTATCAAGAATATAATTAGTCCCTAACGTTTGGAAAAACAGTTGGTTACTTTGCAGACTTGATGGCAAACTTGAGCCAAAATCTGTGCCGGACGTTAACTTAATACCCTTTGTGGTAACTGCACCGGTCATCGTACCTCCGGCAGTTGGCAAATAACCATTTGCCCCAATATCAGATTTTATCTCTGCAGGCGTTCGATAGTACACCCAGCCAGACTCATCTAGCACGGCAATTTTGCCGGGGGTACGACCGAAATCAGTTGCCTCCGTAGTTTGTAACCACGTGCCAGCGATGTATTTCCCGGTCAGATTGCCGGTTAAAGTACCGCCTGACTTATCTAACTTGTTATCCAGCTCGGATTTGACAACCCTATTCTGCACAGGGCGAATGGATTCGCTAGATAAAGATGAATCTACGTCCGTTTTGTTCGCACCATCCGCGATTCCGTCTAATTTTTTCTTGTCCGCAGCAGACATCAGACCATTCGCGTCTGTTGTAGCAACAGAAGTACCTGCCTTCCCAGACAATGCAGAATTGATGATTTTATTTTGTACAGGATTAGTAGAAGTACTTGATAATGAAGTATCAACAGTGATATTATTCGCTCCAGCAGCGATCCCATCCAGCTTCTTTTTATCAGCAACAGACATTAGACCATTCGTAGTTGTATTAACAACATCTCTTTCTGCCTTTTTATCCAACTCAGATTTAATAATTTTATTTTGCACAGGGTTTGTTGACGTACTGCTCAAACTAGAATCTACTGACGGAATCAAATCTCTTGTCTTTTGATCTTGGAAAGGAAGCTGATTATAAGTCTTCTTGCCATCTCCAACTTTAAAACGTGTATCACCGGATGTGGTTGTGACAATGATAATCTCTCCATCAAGAAGAACGGGGTTTTTACTTTTCCAATTTGCCTCGGTATCACGTTTATTCTTGACACGTATATTAAATATTTTATTCGCCATAATATTCCCTCCATATTATTTGTTTTATAAACAAGAATATTAGTCCGTTGCTTCAGGCGGCAATTCTACACGCTCCCAGACATACACTGCAAGATAAGGAGGCATATTGTTGTGCGCGGCTCCGCCACCAGCGTCGGCTGTTTTGCTTGCCTCTGCATAATATGTATTCTTACTCCCGGCCTCCGGGTAGCCGATTTCCGCGCTCTGTTCGCCGCCATCGTTTGGGAACCAAATGCTATGTTGGTGATTCGGCATTTCGTTTTTCGTTAATGTGTGTGTTGCCTCACCGCCAGTTGAACCTGCTTTATAAGTATTGTCTGCTGCAAGCAAAAATCTTCCCTGAATTGGCCTCCAAGTGCCACCGAACAAAGTCTCCGGGCTTGTTGCATTCGTGCTGATGTAAATAGCACCGATTGGATATGCTTCCAAAACAGACAATGGGTCTCCCTTATCTCCCTTTGGGCCTCTTAATGCCTCAAGCTGTGCTGATGTAAAATCAGCATAAGTAAATGCGTCTCCCTTTGGCCCTTTTATATTAACACTTGCGGGATTAGTTTTGCCCTTGTCATTTGTCCAACTTAAAACGCCATCTGAAGAAACAGATGGAGTAAACGTTGCACCATCAAGGGCCCCAAAGCCACCAGTTTTTATGGCATCTACAACGTACTTTTTATTTGCCGCATCATCATCATTAACAGGAGTAGCGACAGCCATTCTTGCCAAATCTGTTTCAGTTTTACCAACAAACTTTCCTGCATTTTCACCAGTACATAAAGCTGTAATCTCTTTTGATATATCTCCTCGCTGACAGATAGTAACGCCATATTTGGCTTGCAATTTTTGATCAGCAGTTAAAACACCAGCGACTTCTAAAGCACCAGTAACTTTGCCACCTGCTTTATCTAATTTCTTATCTAAATTAGAATTTGTCTCTTTCTTACTTTCCGAAACAGCATTATTAGTATATTCCTTCGCAGAAGTAAGAGCTGCACTACCTTGGCCATCTGCATAAGTTTTTGCACTTGACAACGTAGATGCATCGTTGGTGCCCATGTCTTCTCTTAACTTTGAAATCTTCTCGTCTAATGCTGCATCTTGTTGACTTGAATTGGTAGATAATGCATCTATTTTATTGTCAAGTTCTGTATCTTTTTTACTTGTATCTTCAGACAGTTTGGTAATTTTGTTATCGAGTTCTGTATCTTTATTACTAGTGTTAGTCGTTAAATTTGAAATCTTATTGTCTAACTCATCATCTTTGCTTTTTAAAACAAACCCTTGCTGAGCAGAAAGTGGTTTATTAGCATAACGGCCTGTCAAATTATCTACAACGTCCCCTTGTAATACAAAAGTATCATCTTTTTGCAATGCCGGTAAATCAACAACATGATTGCCATCTGTCAAATTTTCTAAATTATAAATTGTACCATTAATATCAACAGTATTTATGTAAGGCATTTTTTCACCTCCACTATTTTTGCAAATTATAAAACGAGAGGCACTTTAATAAGCACCTCTCGCCACATTAATTACATCTCGAATTCTTGCTTCAATGCGATATAAACCTCTGATTGATATTTGCTTGGAATACTAATTCCATAAGATATAGCCGCAACTTTATCCACACTACGCAACGAGCTAATATACATCTTTAATGAATTAAAGTATGAAACATGATATGTCTTAAATGCATTCGTTTTTGCAATAATTTGCTCCATATCAGCAGAAGTATAATATTTGCATTGTTCACCATCGGCATGATAAGGTATTGTTTTTGAACCATCTAGTATCATTTGAGAAGATGTAATCAAATTTAATTGATCTTGCACAGTTAATGAGAAATGATGTGATTCGCCATCACTGAGCATTATATCAAATCCATCTGTAATCATTTTGTTACAATTTGTTTTCATTTCCTTAATTTTAGAATCTTTAATATAACCAATTGTCATTTTTTCTGATTCATCAATTTCTTCTTTCTCTGTTGTATCAGGTTCAATATCAATCTGAATCTCTTCATTGGATTTAATTGCATCATAAAGTGCCTTATAGTCTGATTGGACGATTTCTATTACATCAATGATAGGGACATCTTGCGCATCAGGATCTTTAGGTACCATCCATATTGCACGATACATTTTTCCATTACATTGAATGTATTGAGCTTCAGACTCATCACACACCAAGAAAATGCCATGTTTCTTTTGGAATTTACGCATATCAAACGAAGTGCCGATTCCAATGAATTCATTATTGCTAATCAATTTGTAATATTTCATCTACACTCGCCTCCATTAAATAGATATGCATGGGCATATACCCAAAGATCTACTCGACACAACATAACCAGTCATATTGCCTTGCGTAGACACAACTTTAAAATACGTATTATAACTAACATCAGCCGAACGTAAGTACCACATACTTGCAGTTCCGTTCATTGTCTTAATTCTGTCTGCATCAGTATTAAAGAACGTAATAATTTTACCTTCAGAAGCATATGGATCTTCATCCGTGGCAAATATTTCCACATAAGATGGTAGATATACGTAATCCTTTGAATTAACAATTTCAGATGATCTATTTCCTGCGCTTGCAGGGATCTGAACTTGTTTTATAATTGACTTCCACTCAGTCGGGAATGCATCATAAACTCTACCATTACAGAATTTTCTCATGGCAGAATCGTTCCAACCACCAATATTAGTGTTTTCTGTATTCATGCCATGTCCAAGAGATAATAACCTCGTTGGAATAAATGATGCTCCAGTTATCTTACTGGAATCTGCCGCGAATCTATATCTCTGATCTCCACAATATTCATAGCGCCAAGTTTCATGAGGCCATGCTGCAAGACTTCTAGCAGCAAAATCCCCAACATCATCCAACCAAACTTTAGCCCAGTGAATTTTCCCCTTACCAAGTGTAACAGCATCTATAGCGCCATTGGATAAGAATTTAAATCCGCCAAGCATAATGGTGGCTTCTGTATTAGTACTACGATTACGAGTCAACTCTGTACATGTGATTTCATCCGCATATGTCCCAGTAGAGGACGCTCCACCATTAAAGGAATATACATAAAGTTTATCTTCTCCCTTGCGATAACGAAGAACAACAATATCTCTTTGCTTTCCCTTGCCAACCACTTGACTGGTATTGCCCCATTGGATTTCTGGATTTGATCCATTGTATTTAAGTCTAAATCCTTCGGAACCATCATACTCAAAGCATGATAACAATGTCGCATCTGCAGAGTTTTCATCAAATTCAAAGTCTATAGCAATTGTAAATGAACCAGAATCTGCACCAAATAGCTTGATTCCAGAATCTACTACTTTTGAACTAGTTCCGTCAAAAGTAAGCTCATTTCCAAGCATATGATCTTCTACGTTCGTAAATGAAAAATCTTGTCCAACACGAACATCAAGATAGTCTTTTTGTTCGAAATAATCATTTGCTTTTCCAGCGGTTGCAATAGCATAGATTTGAACAGGCGTCATATCCTTCAAATCAGTGCCAGATGCTGGCAATCCATTTTGCGTGCTCCATTTTGCATAAACGTCCGTATCACCAGTAATAAAGCCTGTGCTCTTGTCCCAACCAGTAAAGATGTTATAAATATATGAATCCTCATTGTCTGTCATAGTGGGATAATCCCCATCATATTCAACACAAGAACCATATTCAACATCATTTAATGTCTTTAAAACAACTCCACTTTGTTTTAACCAGCGAACTTTATAAGTTCTTATGCTTGTAGTATATTTAGCAGTAACAGTTCTGTCATTTAATACATTTTCATCAATACCTTCCCATCCTGAGAAAGTATAATTATACTGTGCCGTACTTGGCATAGTTGGAATGTCGATTTCTCCACTGGCAACAGGGTCAATTGCTTTTCCGCCTTGATCAACATATTGGACATATGCATTACCTTTCTTGTCCTTAATCGGAGACCCATCCGAATTCATAAACGTTAACTTATACTGTGTAATAATACCATCATAAGTAACAACCAAATCACTCCATGCATTTGCATAACTATCCAATTCTCTCTGTCTAACCTGTCCAGCAATATGCACACTACCAGAAAGCATACTACTATTCATCTTGACAATTTTATTCAACAGATCAGTATTAGTAACAGTCCAATTAATACCTACTAAACGTAAAATCTGCAATGTATCAATTGCGTCTGTTACAATTGCGTACTCATCAACAATAGAGTCCTCAACAGTTAAAGATTCAAGATTATCATAACTTGCCTGTAAATCAGTAAGGTATTTTAAGTTCTTAAATGTCAAACTGTTAATACTAGCTGGCAAATGAGCAAGAGCGATTTTACCATTTGAAGCGAATAATGCGCCAGTAATTGCAGTGCCTTCCGCATAAAACTTTTCTAGATTACCACAACTTGAAAGATTAATAGAACCAGTCAGGTTCGGGCAATTGCGAATATCTAATTCTTCAAGCAATGCATTGTTGCCAAGGTTTAAATTGGTCAAGAACGCATTAGAATATCCAGCCGTGCTATTACCAATAATTAATTTCTGGAGCTTAGAAGCTTTTGAAAAATCATTATCATGAATATAACATGCAGAAATATCATTAAGCGCCTGAATACGTGAAGCACAATAAATTAATACAGCCGTATCGTCCATCTTAGTAAGTGGGCATTCAATCTCATATGATTGCCCTGCTTTTGCACGAATCTGTTGAGCACTTGGAGAGTTACCAAATAGCACAGACAAATACATGTCAGAATATGGAACAATATTTAATGTATAATTAGGTGCCACAACAACATCAGAAGGAGTGTTACATCTAAACATGATCTGATCTGCTTTGACAGTTGTTGATAAATATTTTGTTCCCATATAAGCAGCTTGGTCACGCTCAAACTGTCTACGCTGATACTTTTTACGACCATTCATCATGGACGCTAAGAAACGAGGAGTTGGCTCTGGCTCTAAACCACCATTTAGGCCACCACCTTGATATGTCCTGTAATACTTACGCTCAATATCAAGTCTCCAAAGTTCTTCTGGGAATTGTGCTTGCCAATTGTCAAATTCATTAATTAGAGATATTGCACTAAAGCAACCTTCTCCTTCAAGAGTTTGGTACATTACTGCAAGCTCATCGTGGAATAAATCACGTATCCTACACCAAAATACATTATCTGCTGCATTGAAGATGTAGCCTGAAGACTTATCGCCTTCTATTCTATAATCTGTGTCTTCTTTGCCATAGGTCATTGTTAATTCGCCGGAGTTATTAATTCCAAGTCCTGTATCGTTATCATAGTCCCATAGCTCAAAACGATATTTACCATCAGCGCATTTCGCATAATGGTAGAAAGAGTTTTTTGCTCGGTTATCAATCATTGTGTATCTTTCAGTAAATAGATACCAATACAGAGCAGAATCCTTGATCACCCAATCACCAAGCTGCTCTACAAACTCCTCATCAGTAGACGTAATTACCCACTCATAGAAATCACGCCACACTTGCTTGTTCAATGCTCTTTGCGCCGCTTGCTCTTCTGTAGTGGCAGTTGTCATACCATCCTTAGTCTCTCCACCCATTTCATAGCGGAACTCAAAAGAACCGTCCCAATCATTATAAAGAGCATCATATGCAGTATTACCAGCTTTCCACTGGTTTTTAGCGATAGGATAAACCATATTACCTTCACTGTCGGTTACACCAGTTTGGAAGGTACTATTTGGAAGAGTATTATCACTAACTTCAATAACAAACTCTTTTAAGTCAGAGACATCATTAACACGAGTAGCGTCAGTTTTCTTTGAATCTCCTATGTTACCAAGACCATAGAAGTGCCAATCGTTATCCCTAAATTCCATATGTTTAGAAATATCAGGGTCTGTTTCCCTAATAAACACTACACAGTTTTGAAATTCCATACTATTCTTGCACTTTGGATCATTCTCCATAGCGACAGTCTTATATGGGAGATAATCATTATAACGCTTCTGGAGTAGTGCATTGTTTGCATTCTCAGAACTGGCTATGTTGACCTTGATGTTCCACCAGTTGTTTGGCACAGAATTTCTAGTAAGACTTACTTTACCAGAACCATCAGAATACTTTGTACCATCGCCAAGAATAAGCTCTGTTACATAACTTCTATCTAGAGGAATCTTGCTAATAATCTGTTTCTTACCATCAGCACAAGCAATAATATCTATATTTCTTCCAGCATAACCATACTCGTTAGAAGTAGTACCCTGTCCAGAAAGATATGTATTGAGGAATTTCCAGTTATCCAAAACAGGATCCCCGCCTTTATAAATGCATTCAACATTTACGTCTTTTACAAAGTCCTTTTTATCCTTAGTAAAGCGAGGACACTCAATCTTAATAACTCTCAATTGAGGACAAGCATTTGCTATAGACTCAGGAGTTAAAGCATTGTTTTCATCATAAATCTGGTTACGATTATATCTTGCAATCATTTCATCAGAATCTCTTGCATCTGCAATAAAGTTAGAAAGGATATTAGAATCTGTTAATGCAGTGGTATATGCCTTCATACGATAAATATGAACATCACAATCACCGGATCCAATTGTAATAGGTACTGACTCATATTGATACAACCTATGGGTTGAATCATAAATCATCGGTCTTAAACCAACACCATCTTCATAACTCATAATCACTGCTGTCGCATCAGGATTTTCTTTATCAAGTGCGTTAATATTAAACTCAAACTCAATAACATCTTCCTCACTATAAGGAATATATAAACTCTTAATGCTAGACTTCAAATATGCTTCATGAGTGTTCATTTGCAATCCGACTACGGTAGAATCAGATTGACAAGTCAAGAATGTCGCGTCTGCTTTTTTAACGTTTGTAGTTTTAAAAACACACTTAAACTCAGAGCCATAAATGCTCGCATCTCTTGCAAATAAATTGTAATTTATAGTTGCAGTAGTTCCTGCTTTTATGCAAAAATACTGATTGCCATCACTATCTATCTGATAGCCACCATTTGACCAGTCAAAATTGTCAGAAACGGTCATGTTGACATTTGTATTACTATCTTGCCACAATCTATTTTCATCGCTATTTGATAGTCCAGTTGGATTAAAATCAAATGCAAGATTTGCTGTAATTGGCTCAATTGTAATACCAAGCTCCTTGATATTCATTATAATTGTCAATGTCGTATTTCTACAAGTAATAGTAAGTGTATGCTCACCAACATCAGAAGATTTATATACCCAAACATCTGATGTACCAGACATAGTTTGAGTGGCAACAACCTTTCCATCGACGCTTCTTGTAATTGTTGGAGTTGCTGTCTTTGGGTCAAATACATAGAATGGAATACTTGTTGAATTATATTGCTTTGCTTCAACTTTACCGTAATAATCATTTCTATAAATACATCCAATCACAGGAATATCACTATTCTCGTCATACCAAATAATGTCTTTAAAGATATGATCTGTTTCTATGTTTTTGCCATTAATGGTTGCTGTAATATAGCACTCAAGTAAATGTGCCCCATGACTTTGAGCTGGCAATGTATATGACTGCAAAGTGCCAGAAGAACTTGTGGATACAGAGCTCAACTCTACGCCATCAAGTTTAAAATGCACAGTCTTATTAATTGCTCCATAAGGCGTATAAGTAAAGTTGACGGAAGTATTTACGCCATATGTAATCTTGTCATTAAAAGAAGATTCTAGCCTTACGTCAACTTTCTGAACAGTCCAAGATTTAACTACGACACTCCCTGCCGCATCAGTAACAGTTAAAACAAGTTTCTGCGTTCCAATGTTGACATATTCAGTTGCATCAAAAGTATTCTCGCCTTGAACTAGGGCCCCAGACGCAATAATTGAGCTTCCAAGCTTCCAACTATATGTGCCATCTACAGACTCGCCATCGCTATCTATCGAAGAATAATTAAATTTTATTTCCACCCTATCTGTTGTAGTAACAACAACTGGGGATTCAGTGATACGCTCAACCTTTAAAGTGGTAGTTGTAGTGCCTCCACCGCCTCCACCAGTAATTACAAACTGGCTTTTAACTGCTTCTTTTTCATTTTTGACTTCATAAAGTGTAAATACATTCTCTGCTTCTTCTCCAGTTGTAAGAGTTGCATTGCCATATGTAGCATAATATGTGTAGCCTTCTGTATCAATACTGTCAACATCTTGTCTTATCCCATCTACTGTACGGCTTAATGAGCTAAGATTTGTAGTATTTGTATCAATGTCTGACTTTAAAGAAGAAACTTTGCTGTCTATTTGCGATTTATCATACGAGTCTCCACCAATAATACAGAATTTGCCATTAATATAACGATAATGGACATATAATCCTTCGCTATTTTTGACATAATAATCAGTGAATTCATTTCCACTATCAGGGAGAGATTCAACAACATTCGCCATAGTCCCCGCAATCATCTTCCATTCATTATCAATCCATTTATAATAAAAACATCCATCACCTGAATGTAGGATATAATCTGTTTCTGCATCACCATTTGTAGGAAGTGTTGTAACTACAACTGTAGAAGACCCCTTAAATTCGTCCCACTTTTGATTACCATCATTATCAGTGATCCACCAATATTTTTCATAACCATTTCCAGATGCTTTTGGCACTAAATAAAATGTATAATCTTCACCTATATCTGGAAGTTCATCAACGACCTCGATATTATAAGAATGAAAATTTTCTAATGCTGTATTGACAACATCTTCTGCTGACTTTGTATATAATCTTCCATTTGCATCTGCACCAATTTCCTGAGTCATGTCTTCAGTTTTTTGTGCAACTTTTACACCACCAAGTGTATTTGTAGCTGCCACAGGGAGTTCATAATTTTCTAATTTACTAAGTTTATTTTTATCTGCATCTGTATAATCATTCGTGGATAATCCCTTTCCAGATACTTTATCCACTTTATTGTTATCAATTTGATTTAACTCGCTTTGAACAACGAGCGTATCATTTTTAGTTAAAGTCGGCAAACCAACAGTATATGTCCCATTTGTAAGTGATGATACTTTTATTCCCTGACTCAATGTCTTTTCGGTGACAAACACATCATCACCATTTAAAGTTGGGAGCTTCACGACATGCGTTCCATCTGTTAAGTTCTCTAAATTATATGTTTTGCCTCTAACCGTAACTTTATTTATAAATGGCATTCTTTATTTCACCCCTCTTGCAAAATATGTAAAAAAAAATAGGAGAGGCATAAACCTCTCCTATCTAATAGAAAAAACTACTTGAATATTCGAAGAGGCTATGCCGCTCAGATCATTGTGGATGATGTTCCACAGTCAAAAATAATATATGCATCCTGATTTAATTCCTCAATCTTATGATTGTGACCTAGTTTAGAGTAAACAGTATCATGATTGTGATTAGCTGCAGCAAACTCAGCAGCATTATGAGTTAGAAGGTCGCCAGTAACAGCAGAAGAGTTGAGCTTACCCTCAATTTCAGTCTTTAGAGCAGAAGCAAGATCTGCCTTAGTAACCTCATTCTTGCTAGCAAGAGCGCCAGTAGGAACAACAACATTGACTGCCTTAGAAGAAGGAGTTAGAGCTACTCCATTAACTTTAACTGTTTCAATAACGTTAACCTGAGCACCTGCTGCAATGCCTTCTAGCTTATTCTTCTCGTCTGTAGTATAATCATTTGTAGATAGTCCCTTACCAGTAACCTTATCAACCTTACCATCAATGTTACCCTGAAGAGTGTCCTGTGCGGATTTAATAGCGTCCTTAACAGTCTTGGCTACAGAGCCAACGACTGTATCTTTTCCGTTTAGAGTAGCAATAGCAGTCTTGTTAGCCTGTACATCACCAGACAATGTGCTATATTCACCTTTGTGAGCAGCAGCATAGTCAATTAGTTCTTTAAAAGTGTTAACAGTCTGATCATCACTAACTTTAGTAGAAAAATCATTAATAGCATCAGCGATCTTCTTATCAACAGAACCCTCAACTGCGGAAGTTCCATTTAGCTTGTCAATAGCATCCTTATTTGCCTTAATGCTATTCTTAACCGATGTATCATTATAAGTTGCTGCGGCCTGAGCATCAGCGATCATCTGAACAACAGTCTTGCCTTCAGTAACTGTACCGACTTTGCCCTCAAGCGCGTCAACATCCTTTTGTGCAGCGTCGGCAGCAGCTTTGGCATTATCAGCAGCATTCTGTGCAGCAGTAATAGCGGCATCCTTTCCATTAGCATAAGTCTTTGCAGCAGCCAATGCATTGTCTGCTGATCCAGCAGCATCATAGGCAGTAGAAGCGGTGTAAGCAGCAGAGCCTAGTCCCTTCACTGCAACGTCTGTGCCATTAAATTTGACAGTACCATTAGCAGTACCAGTAGCAAGAGTATAAACAGTTTCAGGAATTTCGATGGTACTTACAGGAGCAGTGCCAAAATTCCCACCTTTAACTTTAGAATATAAATAGAACTTTCTACCATTATCTTTGTCTGCCTCTAGTTTATACTGTGTATCAGTATCCTGAATCTCAGTAGAAATATAATCAGACAAACCACTGATTTCAGAAGCTTTATACGTAGGTTTATTTGCTGCTTTTGCCCAATCATAAATGTCTGCGGCTTTACCAGAAACAAACTCAAGTTCACTAAACTTCTTAGTACCATCGCCAATCTTAATTAAAATTGCCGGTTCCTGCTTGACCGCACCAGTTGAAGCTGGAACAACTGCAATACCAATCTCGCCCTTTAAAAGAACAGGATCATTTTTAGTCCAATTGGCAAATGTATCAATTTTATTACAAATACGTGTATTAAATGTCTTAGTAGCCATATTAATCAATCTCCTTTAAGTTACGAACAATAATTAAGCGTTGCCGCCATTTAGAACAAGCTCAGTGCCATCTTCAACATAAACCTTGCTAATGCCGACAGAGCCGACACTGAATACACCATTATTAACAACAATTGTATCACCATCTGCCTGAGCAAGACCAAGTGCTTTAGCAGTAGCAGCAGGAATATTAACAGATTTGTCCGCGCCAATCTCAAGAGCAGTGCCATTAGCCTTAATCATCTCAATTACGTTTGCCTGACCAGCGTCCCAAGCAGCAACTTTCTCTGCACTAATAGCATCAAGAATAGTCTTATTGGCATGCTCGTGTGCCTTCGCAGCTAAATCATCGACATTGGACTGCAACGTCTCAACATCTTTAGCTGCTGCTTTTCCATTAAGAATCTCCTGAAGGCCAGTAACATTTGCAATCTCATGAGTATGAGACGCTAATGCATACTTTTCTACACCATCAACCCTTAGTGCTGCATCAATCTGATCTGCGACAGACTTTTCGCCAAGTTTTGTTTTAATCGCATCAACCTCATTTGATAGAGAAGTCAAATCTGCAGCAAGTGCATACCTGTCTGTCTCGCCGTCTTTAAGAGCTGAATCAATAGCAGTTGCAATCTGGGTTGCAACAGCAGTGCTGCCAACAAGAGTTTTAAGAGATGCAATATCGTCCTTGTTTGTATTGATCTGTGCATTCATTGTAGCTGCGTCAGTCTTATGAGTTGTGATCCACTCTGCAATTTCTTTTAGAGTATCAAAGCTCTCATCTGCACCAGCAACAATCTGTGCAATCTGATAAGCGACGGAGCCAGTTATAGTTTTATCGCCATTAAGTGTATCAATAGCTGCCTTATTATCAGCAACTTGCTTTACAAGACCGCCCTTGTCATCACCAACGACCTGCTGTAGAGACTTAATTGCAGTAGAAAGACCATCAACAGTAGTGGTATCTGGTTTAACCCAAGAAACTTTACCATCCTCAGTCTTAACTAACTGAGCACCGCCAACAGCATCAGCAAAACCAAGTAAATTTAGTGTGCCATCTGCATCTTTAGCAAAAACATTTTCATTAATAGCAATATTGCCGCCAACCTCTTTTAGAGTCTTGTCTGGTTGAATAACATAAAGAGTCGCCTTGCCATTTTCAACAACAGCAATGGTCTGACCAAAGTAATAAGTAGTTTCAGAACTGCCAGCCTCTTGTGCTGAAGCAGCAGCGGCAGTAGCAAGTTCTAAACTTTCAAAATAACTTTTAGCGTCAAGAGGGAAAGCCGTCTGACGATTAAAAGCAACTGCAAAATCAAGTGTACCAAAAGTCATAGCCATAATCTTCGTCCCCCTTTATTAGATTTTCACCGTATAAGAATTGGCCTTTGCAACAGGTTCAGCAAAGTCAGTTACATATACCTTGTAAGCAATACCAGCATCGGCACCGGCACCCGCAACAGTGACAGAAGACTTAGTGAAAGCACTCTTAATCTCTGCATTTAAACCGTTGACATCTTTTACAGAGCTAACGTCCTGTAGAGTAGCAGGATAAGCAAAAATTACACGGACTGCACCAGCAGGGATATTAATAGTAAAAGAGGCCCCATTTGCAAGAGCCTTATTTGTCTTAGTTAGTCCACGAATAACAGCGCTAGTAACTTCTGCCTTTTCTTTTACAGCACCATAAAAACTATTACGATAACCTGTAATCGCACCAGAAGTCTTAGTGGCAGAACCAGCAGCAATCTTAATAACAGGACTAGAATCTTGGCCTAGATTGTCCTTTGCCACTGTGCCCTCCCCATAATTTGCTTTTGCAGTAATCTTATAATTAGTATTATCAGCAACAACCACATCTGCAAAAGAGCCAGTAGCAGTAGTCGCGGTATGACCAGCCGTATCACTAATCTCCCAAGAAGTTGCCGTAATACCAGTAGCAGGGCCGTAAGTATAAGATCCTGCGCTTAGAGAAGCAGAGTAGGTGGGAGACACAGTTGTGCCGACCTCATAAGCTTTAGCCTGACCGAAAGTTAAAGTCACAGCAGGAGCGACAGGAGCTCCGGGTTGCAGTCTCTTCGAAAAAATCTCAAGTAGTGCCTCAGACACAGACTTACCCTTTGTGGCAAAAGTGGCAGTGCCATTCTGAGATTTGGTTAAATTGCCAATCTGACTATAATTGCCAGCCATTGTAATGTCATTCTGTAAAATAACTTTATCTGCATCAACTTGACCAGTCATAGCTGCCCATTGTGTGCCATCATACATAAATGCACTCTGTTCATAAGTGCTACCACTAACTGTAGTCGTGATAACAACAATATCGCCCTGCACTGCGACATTTTCACCAAGTGCAGCAGCGATAGCATCAGAATCAGATTGAGAAGCATCTGTACGAGTGTACTTGTAAAGGCTATCTCTATGCTGTGCAATGATGTTTTCAATTACTGCCTCATCAGCACCAGCGTAAGCTAGGTCATTCCAAGCAGTTGTACCATCACCGATTTTAAACTTATTAGTATCATTTTCGACACCAAACTCACCCTTGAGTAGAACTGGATTCTGTTCAGTCCATTTAGCAGCGGTGTCATTTCTCATAATAATTTTCGTGTTTAGTGTTTTAGTCGCCATTGAATAAAACCCTCCTTAAAAATTAAGCGTTCCCGCCAGAAATAACAAGTTCATCTTCTTCATCTTGAACTATTTTATTAACAGTAATAGAATTAACTTCCAATGTGCCATCAGAAGCAACAGCAATTTTATTAGGGTCTACCGACGTATTGATAATATCAGATGTTTTAAGAGCTCCAGTTTTACCATTTATAGACTCTACCCCCGCCAATCCTGAACCACTTGGGACATCTATTGCTTCCCATTCAGTTGGCGCACCATCTGAACCAACAGCCTTAATTCTAACAATTTGACCAGAAGTCGCTCCAGTAATATTTAATGGATTCTTCACAGAATCTTTTAAAGCAGCAATATCATTTGCCATTTTCGCAGCACCAGTTGTATCATTCTTAATCCAGTCTGCAACTTCTTTTAAAGTATCAAAGTCTTCTGGAGCACCACTAATTACCCCTGCAATTGCATTAGCTACAGTTTGTTTAACAGAGCCTTCTCCATCGCCAGACAATGATTTAATTGATTCTTCATTCGCAGTAATACGCCTTTTAATTTCTGTGTCGTCATATTTTTCGAATCCCTGCGTTGCTTCCTTTATTTTGCTATCGACATCCTCAGTTTTTGCATATTGACTTAAATCTTCAGTTTTAATATATTCAGTTAAGTTAGGAGTATTTTTAATCTCCGCATAATCATATGTTGGCTTTTCTACTTGTTTTGCCCACTCTGGAACAGTGGGGTCAGTTTCCTCTGTTAAGTAATCTCCAACAGGCTGATATACACCATCATGGTTATGATTTATGTCTGCCTTTTTGTCTAGTTTTTCGTCTATATAACTAGAATCTGGAATGTCTAAATCATTATCAAATTGACTAAGCTTCGTAGGTGCATTTAAAATATTTGCCCAATCAATTTTATCAGCCGTTCCTGTCCCTTCTTGGTATGGTAAATCATTCCACGCAGTGACTCCATCACCAATTTTATGCTTCTTTAATGTGATATCATATGCGGGTTCACCAACTCTTAAAATTGGGTTAACACTTTTCCATTCTTCAGTCGTTGCTCTCCTAAACTGGAAAACGCTTTTTATAGTGGTTGTTTTCATTCATCCACCCCCTTTAATAGCCATGAACACCGCCACCATCATATATTACTAAACGACCGGTATCATCAGGCCCATATCCATCGACATTTCCACCATTAAAAATATAAGAGTCATCTGGATTAATACTGCCATCTGGTTCCGTAATCATTCCACTACAAGTCCCTTCTCCAACATGAAATTCAATTTTATTCGTAGAAATACGAATATTTTTATTAATACCATATAGGCCAACCTCAAATTCTCCGGGAGTGGCTAAAACTTCAGGCGGAATGTCACATATTAATTTTTTATCAAGTGTCCTAGTATAATAATTATTAAATACTGCTTTAATCTTTTCACACATCAACCAATCATCAGTTCTAAGTGCAAATTCCATAAAAACAGAATTGCAATTACCCGCAGAAAGATCCTGATCTTTAACAAGAATAAGTTGATTGTGGTTTGCAGCTAATTTTATTTTTGCGTAACTATCAGACATTTTAACACTTCACACTCCTTTCTTTATGGAGTTTTAAAACCATATTAATTCTCCATCAGTATAGTCTAACGGAGCAGTGTCAATAAGATGTTCAATTTCTTTTTCTTTCCATTTGTCTAGCAATGGATTGTAATATGAATAAAACTTTGGCTCAGGAAGATATAAATACGTAGAAAGCTCATCATGCGCTTTATCATCTCTATTTATACGAGGCTTATACTTGTTTATTAAAAAAATCTCCAATAAAAACATATCTGCCTCAGAAGCACATACAGCATATTCTATACGTGTCGTTTCAATAATATCTAACTTCTTAACCATTGGCTTACCAAAAAAGTGTAGCCTTAAACGATCAATTAAATCTTGCGAAGTTCGACCTATGTATACAAGCTCATTGCCATAATAAATCTTATAAAGTATATAATTTTTACAGTTCATGATTATTCCATAGTTCATACAAGTGCTTAATTTTACTTGACTTTTTAAAAACAAACACTAAGCAATCATTCCTAGTGTTTGTGTATAAAATGTCTACCAGATCATCTTCTGCTCCAGCACATAAATATTTATAAATCTGCTGGAAATTTGAAATGTACACGACAGAACTATTGTCTGGATTATATTCCTTGCCTGTAATTGTACTCTTAACCATTCGTTTCTTCTCCTTTTTGTTCCAATATAAATGTCGCCAGATACATCCACGTGTCATGTACCTAACGGCTAAAAAAATAGGATATTAACATTTTGAAGTAGTTAATATCCCATATAATTGTATTTAATTGTAACTACTTCGTAATTTATGCCTGTACCTTCTTAAACTGAGGCTGTGCAACCTTCTCTTCAGGCTCGGCAATAATCTTTTCAATATCTTTCTTAACGATCTCATTGAAAGAATCAAGCTCGGACAAATCACATGCCTTTAGCTTCTTTTGTGCTTCTTCCTTAGAGATATGACCAAAATTGAACTCGTTTGCTGCAGAAAATGCATCATGGCAATTTTCACTGCAGTAAAGTGCAAAATAAGTTGGTTTATAACGATCCTGCGCACAGTTGCCACAGTAACGATATTCCTTGCCACAACAAATGCACTTACGAGATTTGCGCATATTCTTCATCTATAAGTTCCTCCTTTTCAGGTGGTAATTGTTTTGAGTTGTTGAGAGATAAAATTTCATGAATCTTGGTGTCTATCATAGATTTATAAGACTCGTCATTTTCAGCAGTGTATGGAATTGCAAGATAATAGTATCCGTGAGATAGCGCAAATTGTTTTTTGTACTCATCTTTCCAATGGATATATTCTAATTCTTCTTTTGGAGAAACATTTCTTTTCTTTGCATCTTTTTTTACAAATTCAGTTATTTTAAAATGTTGTTCTCCCATTGTTTCAAGAATTAAATGAGTGTCACTAATAACAATATCATTGTCATATGGCATTGGGAACCCGGTTTTTGGATTTTTCGGAAGTATAGAACAATCTTTCTCGTGAGCTATATTAAACTTATATTTATTTTCAATATATGTTCTAATTTTCTCTTGTAATTTGCTTTCCGTTCTCTGTCTAGCACATTCTGGACAACCATGCCCTTTACTTCTACTATTCGGAGATGACTTCCATTCATGCCCACATACAGGGCATTTCCACCAATATTTTATATTAGAAAAAATAGTAACTTGACTTATATCAATGCCAATATTTTTTTCATCATTCCATTCTTTAACGTATTCATATTCAGAATCAATTAAAGATCCATTCCTAGAAACAATAGTTGACATTAAAGTTTTTGTTCTAATCTTTTTCGCACAATTTGGGCAATTTGCTCCATTGGTTCTATTACATATCTTTGATGCCCACTCATATCCACAAGTATGACATTTCCAATTAACTTTCTTTCCAGATTTTACTGTAAAGTCTTTTGGAGTTAATCCATTGTTGTTTTCATAATCCCAATCATCACAAACATCTGGATACAACGTTTCTAAATCATTAAACCCAATTAATACTTTTTTCCCCGCACAATACGGGCATGACCTTCCACGAGTTTTATCTGCAATTTTCATTTGGTATTCATGTCCATACTTACAAATCCAACTAGCAAATTTATTTGATTTTGGAGCAAAATCGCATGGAGCAAGATCATTATTAGAACTCCATTCTAAAAGAATATCTTTTTTATCATTAACACAGCACCAATCATATAAATTCATACCAGTCATCACAACAATTATCTCCATTTCATTATAAAATAATCTCCAATTATTTTTTTATAATAGAGCCGGGAGGGTGGAGATTCCCTCCCGTTTTAACAAAGGTCATGACTCCTTGTTCTCTACATATACATTATATCACAATAATTTTGTTTTGTCAAGTAAACAAGTTATACAAAATTATTCATCACCGGGAATGATAATCTGGAATAATTTCTTGTCCTTGTTGCAATATTCCTGCATGGCCTTACCAGAAAATGGGTGCGTACCGTCAGTCTGGATATTCCAATCGAAATCAGGGCTAAGCTTAAAGTTGGGGAAGATAATATATGCGAACACGAGTTTGGTTTGGTCGCAGACATCGCATCCAAGCACCTCAAGAACTAGCTTGCAAGCAGTTGGGAAGTTGTTAGCAGAGTTCATGACAGAAACTGCCTGAGCTGCCTCATACTCATAAATCACGAATAGCTGATCACCCTTCTTAAGACCAGTGGGAGGAGTAAGGGTGCTACCGGTCATCGCAAATGAAGAAGCAGAAGCGGAAGTGCTCTTAGTAAAGACTGTACCAAGAGTACCATCACCATTTAGAGCATAAATATTCTTAACATCCTCAGTAGGAACATGTTTGAGAGTGTAAGTGGCTGAAGTGCCATCAATATCAATGGTTTCAAATGCAGGAGTAATAATCTTGTCAGAATCAGAAGCAACCTGTTTGACAGTACCAACTTGGGTTGCCATTAAGTTCATATCAAAAATTGCATTCTCGGCGGAGAACTCTGCATTTTTTGCACGGTAAAATGTACTGATGGGAACGCCTAATGCATCGACTGCATCAGTGCTCTCAGAGCTGCAAGATAAACTTGGGTTAGTAATCTGGTTTAGTGCGAACATAACAGAGTCATCAGTCTGAGAAAGAGCAACACCTCTCACGACTCTATCAATTACGAAGTTATTCATATCAAAAGCCATAATAAATTACCTCCATTAAAATAATAAATTTAAATTTCAATATAATAAAAGAGCTAGTCTTTATCTAGCTCTCTCATCCAATTTAATTCTGATTTTTTAATTTTCTTAGTATCAATCATTCCTGAATACATCCCTCTTAACAGTGCATCAGAATTGTTGATAACATTCAATCTCGCAATATCATCAAAAAATTCATAAACTTGCATATTGCGAACGTAATCTTTTGTATATCCCATACGACATTTTACAGAAGAAACAAGTGGAGTAAGAAACGATTTGTAAGGTTTATTTTTATTAATCTCAATTTGCTTTCTGTCCTCATCAATAAGAATTCTCTTTGTATATTTATTTCCCGCATGTTCCACTTTCTTCTTCAGTCCATGGACTTTGCGCAAATAATTTACAATACGCTCATAAATAAGCATATCTATAACAAGCCCAGTTTCTCTATCCGCAAGAACAATCTGATCATTTTGATTGTTCTTATACGGTTTAAGTTTGGACAAGTCAATATCACCTAAAACAATTCTAGTTGTTTCAACATTAAGCGTAGGCGCAAGCATCATAAACAGATCAAAATCAGAAATTTCTTCCCAATCAATACCAAGATCCCAAAGTTGACTTTTCATATCACTAGGAATTGCAGTTATTGTATGAATAACGCTAAAATACTTGCGCTCTCCATATTGAGCAATTTCACCAATACTTGGTTGCAACACAGATATATTATCATTAATTACATATGGATCTCCAAAATAAAGACCTAACTCATCAATTTCTAATAAATCCATGTTCATCCACCTCGTCGCTTCTTCTTGGCTGTGGTTTTAAGTATCCACTATTAAGTCTCATATTTGGTTTAACAGCCTCAAACTTTAATGTACGACAATAATAGTCATTATCCATAATGCTTTCTCTATTATAGACAAGTTTAAGCTTTAGACCAAGTAAATTACTAAAGTTGAAATCATCTTTTACAAAATAGCTTAAGAGATCATGACGAGAAATCCCAATTCCCGTATCAACATCATCGCCATGGCAAAACACAACAAATTGAATATATTGCATTTTCATTACTTCATTATATTTCATATCCTCAATATCATCCACAGAAAAACAGATAAAGTTTTTGACTTTATCCTGTGTTCCGGGGATTCTAATAAAAGGGTATATATTACAATTGAAATAATCTTCTGGCTCTGCATTAACTCTTTCTAATTCAGTATTGTGCAGATATTTAATAATATCTAAATCTTTACAAAGCTTTTCCTTAATCTGACGCTTTGCATAAAGAATATCATCATCAATATTCTGCAAATCACGACCCATAGATGTCATCATAATCCTTCCACCTCCACAGTCAAAGTAGCAGAAGGAGTTTGTATTTCTGTTGGATCATCATCAACACTAATAATTATACTTCCGCCAATCATATTTAGAATCTGCAAACATTTCAATTTCAGATCCATTGGCTTCTCAATATTATAGTCATATTGAATACCAAATAATTGCTCATTATTTTCTTTATAAATAATCTTATTCTTATCAACAACAAACTCACCATTACTGTTATCGCAAACAAGTTGGTCATTTATATAAATAAATCCTACAACACATACAAGAGAGTCACTATTGTAATACTCAATGCGCCAATAAGGTCTATTAGTAACAAATTCTCCATTCTTGTATAGATTTGCAGTAAAAGTTTTATAACTTCCTCCAGCCTTCATGCTTGGAGCGACTCCAGTATAAGAAATTACACTAGTTTCTACACCCCAAGCTTCAGACGGTGAATGAATGTTATTGTCATTAGTTCTTTCTTTGTAATAGTCGTACTCAACTCCAGTATTTTTGTCTGAGAAATTATTACTCTGGAAATTAATCCAAGAAACATTATCTACGACATCAAATTCGAGCTCCTGTGTAAAAGTTAATTTAGTAAGCCCAAAAGTAGTAGTATTCTCTACCTTAGAAACTTCCCACGCAATCCTGCGAAGAGGATTATCACTAATAACAAAATGCTCATTATACGTTATCGTATTTGTATCTACATTGGTCGGCAAAACTGCCTTTAACTGGTTTTCTACAGATTGGACATAGTAATCCATCCAAACACCGGAGTTATAACTGCTCTGTGTTCTTTGCACAGCCCATGAAAAATATGTACCAACATCAACATGTTTTCCTTCATACAATGGCCAGTCTTTTTCTTCAACTTCCCATTTTAACAAAAGATTACATTTTAAAATATAAAATTGTGGAAATTGCGGCCTATCATCACGAGCGACAATTAACCACAAATTATATACGCCAAGGTCATCTGGCACAAAAACAAATGAACCAACTCTCACATTCGGATTTCTTCCATGTTCAAGTGGACGAAATTGTAAGTAATAATCTACCTGATCCCCTGAAACACTATAATATGCATGTACCAGATACTTTGCGTCTATAGGCTCAAAGCCCATAATTTTTTGTGGATTATATTTTTCTGATCCCTGAAATACAGCTTTTGCTTTTTTATAGCCGACAAGAGTCTGTTCTGGGAAAATAACATCCTTATCTTGAATATAACACTTGCGATAAGCAACATCATTTGTGAAAGTTGCATCCATAATCTTATCAGATTGGTGCTTAAATACTTCTCCCACATTACGACCTTGAAGTCTCATCCGATTATTAAATAAATCATACATCGGAATCAACCTCCTCTATTTCATTTACAAGAGAACATGCATCTAAAATATCTTTTCTATACTTAAGAAAATCAGTTTCATAACGTGCTGATTCTAAAATACTCATTAAAGTTATAATTTTAGGCTGTTCCATAAATAAACTATTTAGCCCACTAATGCGCTGTAAAAGAGTTTGAAAATATTTATCCAACAGTTCATATCCATCTTCTTTATATGGTAGCAGCTTATAAATTGCACCCTGAAGACGTATTTTTTCTTCATGGATTTGGTTTTGAGGCAATACCCCGTATTTAAAATTCATACGCAACACCACCCTTAACCAAAATAATCATTTGTCACATAACTATAGTCACGTGGTAGTTTTCTAGCTTCGGTAAACGTAGCGTCCCTGAGAGCTTTTAATGTTTCTAGCTGATTCGCTTGACTAAAAAACTTCTCTTCTTTACCACCGATAAACTGATTTGTAAGCAATACACTATTAATCCTTTGATCAAGCCATGCACAAACCATATACAATGATAAAACTTCAATCTCATAATTAGTTAAATCAGCATTAAATGTCTTACTTTCATCATCTCTATTAGATAAATCAGACTTACATCTAGTAAAATTCGCAATCGCGCTTGTTAACCAACCACACATCATCTCATCCAAATCTTCTTCTGGAAGAAGAGGAAGATCGTAATCTGTAATTCGGTTAAGAAAACGCTTAAAAATTGTTTCGTAGGAAGTCATTCCCTAACCTCCTTACTTATTACTGAATTAGCAACTTCAATTCTGTTCCCAAAATCTCATCGAGCGCATTAATCTTTGCAAGACTGTCTAAAGAGCCATTACGAATTTTATCACCCGCGATATTCTTTACAGAGTCTTTAAAGCCAACTGGGATTTCACGAAGTCTCTTCTTAAATTGATTAATTGGAAGATTAAATAAACTATCCACATCAACGGCTGCAACTTTGTCATACAACGTCTTAAATTCAGGCCATTGTTCAAGAAGCTCTTCATCTTCAATTACAAAATATGGTGCGTTTAAATATGCTGACCTTGTAGATCTCAACGCTTGAAGGTCTTGAAATTCAACTTCAGTTGTATCCCCATAATTAGCCCACGTATAAAGAAGCTGAGACTTCTTACCCGGTAGCAATAATTCTCCAAAAGTCACAGACTTACAAAGAATAGGATCATCCATAGCAAACTTGCGAGGCGCCTTATTTTGAGTTGCTTTAACTGCTTCATTTTCAACAGAAGCACTTACATCTTCTACAGAGGCGGATGCCTCTGGCTTTTTAGTTCTTGTACCTGCCCTTAAAATTTCTCCTTTTATTCCTTAAAATAATTTTGTATTGTTAATTATTACTTAATAATCTTCCAGTAGCCAAACTTCTGATTGAGCATAACACCAATGCCCATCTTGGTTTGTACCTCATAATCATATGTCATATCCATATGAGTGCCTGCATCCTGCACCTGATACATACGAGTATCACCCTCGTAAACAAGCTTTAGCATTGGCTCAACACCAACAGGCATAATGAATAGAACATCATTAGCAACTAGATACTGAGTGGTATCATTAAGCTTGAAGCCCTGCTTTAGCTCAACTAGACGAATTCCTTCCCAATAGCCAAAACGACCAGTGGTATACATCTCGTTCTTCATGTCGCCAGAAGCCCAAGAGACATCATTAAGAGCAAACACACTAGCAAGAGCTGCACGAGTACCCATAATTACAACTTCGGAATCAGATGCCATGCCGACATCCATGCATAGAGTGCGTAGAGTCTCCTTGGTAGAAGCATCAATAGCAGAAGACTTGTACCACTGAGCACCTAGAGTAGTGCCAACACCAATTAGGGCCTCATAAAGGGCCTGATTGACATAACGATCAAAAGCCTCAGTAATCTTACTAACTAGAGTAGCAAAATCCTCAACGCCAGTAAGTAGACGCTCAAATTCTGCATAAACCTTCACGGCGTACCAGCTAGTCTCAACAGAGAAGACCTTGCCAGCACCTAGTCTCTGACGGATAATATCGTGATGGTTGCCTGAAACCTTCATAACAGAAAGAACACTGTTGTCAGGAACATAGAACTCGTTCTTGTCGCCAAGAGCAAGATTCTTGACATCAACATACTCTCTAAAGAAAGGATTCTCTTGCCAGCCGCTAACTAGAGCGTCATCAATAGTCTCCTCAATAATATCAAATAGAACTGCCTGATTCTTACGAATACCACGTCTAATCTCAGCCTTTGTAGAATGCTCATCGCAACCAATCACCTGACGGAAAACTTCTACAATCTTATCATTAGCTTCCTTAACAGAATAGCCATCAACAGTGCCACGAGCGGCATCAAGCATTAGCTTATTAAAAGCAACATAATCATTCACATCATCATTAAATGCATGCTGAACCTTTGCATCAAAATTCATAAACTTAGACATAATTAATTTCCTCCTTCCCTAAATTCCTATATTACATACCAAGACTCTCAACGTGGAGTCTGTAAGAAACACCATTGGTGTAATTAACCTTCTCAATAATCTTTAGAGCAATACCAGACTTAGGAGCTGCTGCAGCTTCCTTATAAAGACCATTCTCGATCTCTACATAATTACCAACAACTGGAGCGGTAGCTAGGGCAGTGATTGCATCATCAGACACCTCAAAGATGTCGTCAACATAAAGCTCATAAGCACGAGCAATCTCACCAGCAGCATTATAGAAATACTTTTCCTCCTGATAATACTTACGATCACTGTTGTAACCAATTGGAGTCGTAAGCACTAGATATGGCTTCTTACCAGCGGCATAATCAGCACTATCGAAAACCTGTGCCTCAACCCATGCGCCACGAGTAATAATAGAACCATTATCTAGATCCTTATGGCACTTAACAGATAGGATATGACCTACTTCAGTACCCTTGAGCAAACTTGAGCTGCAAACTACATGTGCATCTCCAACAATCTTGTCATAAACATTTGCCATAATTATTTTCATCCTTTCATAATTAAAAATTTGTTTTAACATAACAAAAAGCTATTTATACAATAGCTTTAAGTCTAAATAAGAGATTTATTATTTATTAATCATTAAATAGATTTCCATAAGCCTTTTTCTTTGTAGGCTTGTTGAAATTAATACCAACCTTGCTAATAGGTTTCTTTTCTCCATTATTCTCAAGAGAGAACTGACCTTTCTTAACAACATAATCAGCAAAAATAACTTTTGCCTTCTCTTCAATCTCATCAATAGAATATTTATCAGCGTTTGCCTTTAACTCAGCAAATGTCTCGTCATCACCAAGCACTGCATATTCTTCACGAGCAAAGATTTCATCTTTCTTTGCTTTAAGCTCAGAAGCGTCGAAACTATCCTTAAATTCTTTAAGTTTAGCATAATCTGCCTTTAGAGCTGCAATAGCATCTTTCTCTTCCTGAGTTAGCCATTCACTAAACACTTGAACCTTGTCTTCACCTAGTGCGACATTATCACCGTCAATAGAGTAGCCACGCTTATAGAATCTACCATCTTCGCCATCCTGATAAATAAAACTATCATTATAAGTCTCAATAATCCAATTCCACCATTCACTCTCAGCGCACATCAGGTTATAAATGCTATTACGGATATCTTCATGAGACAGCTCCCATGTGAGTGTCATATTACCATTCTCATCAACAGAATACTTTCTTTTGCTTTTAGAAGATTCATCGTCATCAATTTCGGTGTCATCATCTTCTCCGTCGTCACCCTTATCATCATCGCCGCCTTCAGAAGGATTTGGGCCTGTAGGATTTTCTTCAGGATTTCCGTCGCCACCATCAGGATCCGTTTCACCTTCACTGCCGCTAGCTTCATCACCAGTGTTATCATCGCCACTTCCATCAGAAGTGTCATCAGTACCATCTTCACCATCAAAATCTTTATTACCAAAATGTTCTGCAAATGCAGCAACAAGATCATCATCACTTAAACCTTCAACTTCAAAATCAATATCATCCATAGTAACTTTATACTCTTCCATCAGAGTTTCTAGCTTGTTCATTTCTTCGTTCACTCCTTTCTGATTAAAGTCTTTATTTTGAAACGTAGAAAGCGTATTATTAAGCTTTTCCAACGCATCAATCAATTTTTCTTGATAATTCTGTGAAAACATACTGTTCTTTTCTCCAAAATCCTCAATTGTAATCTTAGAGCCTTGCATACCTTCCTCAATAGGAGTTTTGCCATCTTGCTCATAGCCAAGAATTGTCACTCCACGGAAGCCAAACTTGTCAATAGAAAGATAATTCTCTTCCGCATTCCAACTCATTTCATCAACCGCAATTTCAACAGAGCACTTGCAAGTTTTATGTCTCTGAAGAATCTCTGCCGCCTTAGAATAATCTTCAAAAACATGACCTTCGACCATTAAATAAGTCTTGTCATTTTTCTCGTCGTATTCTAAATATGGCTCCTTTAATTGACTGATAACACCAACTGGCTGCTCAATATACTCTAAATTGCCATCTTCATCTATATCAATATCATGTGAATGAAATTCATATTCTCCATTGTCTGCTTTAAAAATTGACCCAAGAATTGGACGCCCTTTGAAAGAATCCATATATTGTTTCATTGTATCTTCAGAAATTGAAGAGCCATTACGATTAACACCTATATGACATGCCTTAAGCTTTACATCAAGTAAACCATCTTTGCTAGTATCATTAGATTCAAACGATTCAATAGACTGCACAATTAAAGGTTTATTATCATATTCTTTGGAGCTAAACTTAGAAAAATTGTTCTCTTTACAGAATTTATATAAATCATCAACTGTATAAAACGTTCTCGGCATATATTCTCCCTCCTTTCATTAAAAGATATCTATGTAATGCTCGGAAGGAGCCTACATGCTTAAAATATTACTAAAACAATACTTACTTTTATCAATCACGCTAAAATTAAAATGTTTTGGTGGTTGATTTAAAAAAGTGTAAGTATCTCCAATTTGAGATACAAGCTTAAATTCAGAGGCAATCAAAGATGTCGCTGTTGCTTTATCTTTAGTAACAATAAATTTTTGACTATTGTCTGACATATATATACCTCCTTTAATTGGCCTTATCTCGTTTATCTATACTGGCCTCACCATCGTCTGTCAAATCACCAAGATCCTTAGTCGGAGCTCCACCAGTATCAGAACTACCAGTTTGAGTATAAGTACTTTGTAGTGGTACCATCTTTTCATGAAGCTGCAAAATTTCATTTTCAAGATGCAACATTGAATTCATGTCTAACGGACTAACCCCCATTAAAGCAGCAAGTTGCGTCTTCATTGGAAGTCCTAATGTACAAGCTTCCTTTACATTTTTAATAACTTCATCTTTCAAATAAGGGCTCACTTGCATATACTTTAAACGCATACCATTGTCTGGCAAAACATAATCTAAAAACATATTAACTCTTGCCTCTATTTGCCACAATAGAGGTTTTTGTATGAACAATGCATCAAATCTCATTGCTGCAGTGACAGCGGTAGAACCAGTCAATTTTGAATTGTCCATAATTTGACTCACGCCCGCAGACTCCCACAAATTCTTATTTGCCTTTGAGATACTATTTGTCTCATCAGTTGCATCTTTATCAAAAGTAATTGGCTCAATTTTCATAGGAGACAACGCGAGACCAATTTCTTCTGGAAGTATTTGATTGATTTTATTATAAAAATCTACTGCCAAATCAAGACTTACTGCAAAATCATCTGGATTGGTAGTGTTGGATAGAGTATCAATCTCCGCAACAAGCAATTTATAAATAGAAAGTTTATCTTTAACACTTGTAATACCACGAAGGTCAATCAAATCAATAATGTCTTCAAATAGACTAGCAAATGGAGGAATAACCCTATCCAATTGATCATAATCCATTTTAAAAACAACTGTTCTTTCTGGATCAAGCTCTGCCCATCTTTGCTTGCTGTCCTTTTGATACGCATTATAACCAGTTGTAAATTCTTTGTCCCAATAATCAAGATATACTTTATTGGCAGAACTATCAAAATATGAAAAGTCAAATGCACAATTAAGAGTTCCATTATAATTAACAGAACTTATTTTACAATAATCTGCATTCAAAGGAACAATTATAAAAGAGTTCCTATCTTGTTCCTCTCCATCTTCATAATAAATATATCCATAGAAGCAATCTTCTCTAAGGCATGCAGTCAAAATGCCATGAATTTGTCCTTGCATATTCATTTTTTCAATCCACTTTAAAGTAGACTCATAATTCTGAAGAATCTTTTCATCGTCATTGTCCTCTGTCATAGAGACATTAGGAATCACATTATATGCAGTTAAATCAATATGCGTAGCAAAATATGCAATAATTCTTCTATATTGCGCACTCAAAACGTATAAAAATTGGCTTAACTGTCTTAGATTTTTCTGGTTTGTATCAGTAAGTGGGTTCTTTAAATATGTTCTAAGTGAATCCTTAGAATATACTGTATATGTTTTACTCGGAGGATTTTGTAAATCCAATAATTGCAATGCTGCCTTTGCAGCCTGTTTAAACTGCTCAATTTGCTGTTGTTTAGCGGTGAAATCCGCTATTTCTTTAATTGAATGTTCTGTTCCATGAGAAACTGTGTTCTTCTGTTCTGTTGGCAATTATTTCACCGCCTTTCTTAATTAAATAAGCTGCCGGGTTTTTGAGGTGCTCGAATCTTAAATTGATCAAGCATATTTGCGCTACTAGGACGCTTCTTATTACGAATACGTTCTGCTCGCTTTTCAGACAAGAACCATCCCAATAGTGCAGCACAATAGCTTCTATCATCGTGCAATTTATTTTCTTTTTCTGGAGTTAGCTCAAAAGAGTCTTTTCCAGATTCTCTTTTTTTTCTAACCATATTGACCATTTCTTCTTTTAATGCGTCAATATTCTTCAATGCAATTTCCTGATATGGATCTAATTGAACAACTTTAGTTTTCATACAAGAAGACTTTTTCATTTCTTCGTCCAACTTAATTGCAAATTCCATTTCATCTATGTCTTGCTTCTTTAATTCATTTGTAATTCTTTTCTTTTCAGAATTATATAACTTTTCATCAACCTCAAATAATGTTAAATATCCTTTATTGTCATAATCTGCAGTAAAACTAAGACAATCTAGATTCATCATTTCAATTAATGCTTCGTAAATAATGGATTTATATTGTGTAGGAGAGATTAATCTAATTTTATCTATTGCGTTAGGATACTTACGAACATAATCTGCACTATATTCTTTATCAATTAATCCTCTATGCATATTCCCCTTTGAATCTTTCCAATCTTCCATAAGATAGTCCGCGATATTAACACCACCGCCACCAGAACCCGCATCAATTAAAATAGCCTCAATATTTTCATAATCTGGCGCATCACCATTATAATCTAATATAAGCTCTTTTAAATATTTCACTTGATCTGGAGTTTGCATTGGAGTCTTCCGCTTTTTGGCAACATCCAAAAGATTTACACAGTTTACAAATCTTCCTTTGTATTCACCTTTTTCGTCCATATACAATTCCATAACAAGAATAATACTATTATCACGACTTCGTGCAGGGTCGTAAGCAAATACAAATTTTTTCTTGTTTGTATCATTATGTAAGAGTGGTACGCGAGTTTCACTATTTCTAGCAATAACACCACGTTTAATAATTGCATTTAATCCTGCATCTGTGGTAAATTCACAATAATATTCACGTCTTGCCTTTTCAGAGTTTGTTGCCATTTCTGTCTCTACAGTGCTTTGCATTAACAAAGGAGCAATAACTTTACCATGCATGGTTGGATGAAAAGCTACTTCACAATCAATATGTGCCACAAAATAATCTGGATCACCTATTAATTGACGTTTGGCAAACTCTCTATACAAACGATAAAATTCTGTATCAGTACTTGAAGCAGAACTAATATAAAATTTTTGGTTTGGAATATTAGATGGAAAGGTACGAAGCCTTATTGGATCAATCAAATTGCCATCTCTGTCCTTGCCAGTTTTAAAACTTTTATTAACAATTGCAAATGCACCATATACTTTCATCATTTCTGCCGATAAAAAACCTGACTCATCAAAAATTACAGTTCCTCGCATACCTCTTTTTCTATCAACATTACTATTTAATGTCTGAGTACTAGACCCATTATATAGAGAATAAGAAAAACCATTACTTGAATGGCTAAATCCGTCTCCTGCCGCATTTTTTATTTCGACCTCATTCTTGAATATATAGCCAGTTGATCCAACCATTTCATCAATATTGTCATTTGCTAAACGCTCCAAAGTAGTGAATGTCTGTTCAGCCTGCCCACCAGAACCAGAAGCAATATAACTCCAAAAGTTATTAAACAGCATTCCTTTTGACATTAAAATCAAATCAATAACTGTAGATTTTCCCAATCCACGAGTTGCCACTACAAGAACGTTTGGGCAATTCCAAGATCTTTGCACTATCCATGCCTGTGCATCAATAAGTTCAATACCCAAAAAATCACTAATAAATCTAACAGGATTGCATTGATAATATCTTTGCAATTCTGCTATTTTTACTAATGATTCTAATTTTCTTGTAGACATTGCATAAACACCCGGCTTAACATATACTGTATCATAATCAGTAAACATATTTTCCAGATATTCATCATGCATATCTTCTACAATCTTTATTTTATATTTATGATTCACTTGGCTCATCTTCTTCACCTTCCTCTTCATCATCTTCAACAACATCTCCAAATGAAGAGAATAGGTCTTCTAAATCTGTTAGATCCTCTTCATCTAACAAGTCATTATCAGACAAAGTATCTCTCAAATCTAAATTTTCTCTTAATAAAATTCTAGTTATTTCTTGATAACTATTTTTCTCTGTCGTTAACTTTGTAACAAGTTTTCTTTGTTCTGCAATCATGTCAGAATATTCAGATTCATCAAGCGCGAGTTGCTTTAGAATAGATGCATTGCTCAAGTCCATAACTTGCTGCATCCCCTTGCAAGTAGCAATATCAAATCCGTTGACTTCTCCTTCACGAAGATTCAATTCTTTAATCTTTTTAATCTTGCCAGTCCAAGTATTCTCACCCTTGCTCTGATTCTTATTATGTTTTAAGCTTAAGCAACTTTGCTCCGCCAATTGAGATATTGTAGAGCTGATTTTTTGCTTAGAATCAAGCAATGATTTAATTTCACCAGCTCTATTATTAGCACCAATATTCTTCATTGACTTTGCAAGCATATCATCTATTTTAGATTGTTGTAAGAAACCACGCACAATGGTAATAGCAGAGCTATTTCTCATCATGTCCTCATTATCTCCACCCATGTCAAGATATCCAACAAGTTGGGAATAGAGTAGTGGTTTATCATTCTCTGCCTCACTAGCAAATGGATCATAGCCCAACAACCTAATAACACTTGCTTTGTTCTTTTGATATGTCTCATAAACTTCTTGGTCTTCTGATTTTTTGCTATTTTGTAATTGTTGTTCTACAGGAATAACTGCCGCTTCAGCTTTTGCCATATATGTACTTGCTATATCACCATCATGCCATCTTAAAGTCCTATATTGTGGCAATGAACAAATATTTTTAATATATGCTTCCCATGTATCTGAATGAAGACTTTTATTACTAGGGTCATTACTCTCTACATAACTTGAATTAAATAAACCCTCAAAATATGGCTTATCCAATCTTTCAAGCGCCTCAATAATTGATTGCTTGGTGCAATCTCCATATCGACCAGTTTTTACATCATAATTCCTTGCAATTTTTTTTGCACATTCCTTACACATGCTTGTAACACCAGTTTTTACTAACGGATCTGTACTAACATAGTATTCAGACCTTTTCTTCATCGTATTACAATAAGGACAAAGGTAGCTAGGTTCTTCAACAATTGGCTTACCAGCTTTTTTTGCCGCAGTCGGTTTTCTTCCAGATTTCTTTGCAGTAGTTGCCATCCCATTCTCACTTCCTTTGTATCTTATTGAGCAGAATTAATTATTCTACTGCTGTATTTTTAGCTGCCTTAATTTGTCCATCAATCTCTGCCATAGCAGCATCAAATTTTTCATCTTTAACAAATACGAATACAGTCTTGTCCTTTGGATTTTCCTTTGACGGTTTTAAGTCACAAATAGTACATCCCATTTTAAGAAGATGTCTGGCGACACCGGGTGAAAAAATTAATTTAGTAGTCTTTTGTTCCATGTTTAGATTTCTCCTTTATAATTTTGTATTGTTTAAAGTTTGATATTATAAGTACAAATTTTACCGTCTTCTTTGTCAAAAATACACAAAGTTTGAGCAGGATTTGCATATAATCTTTTATTATTCGCATAATCGTCAGTTCCGCATAAAGAACTCACCATTACGTTATCAATTCCATAAGAGTCAATTGTTTCCGAATGATGTTTGTCACCAGAAAATACATACTCGACATCAAGTCCATATTTTTTCCCAAACAATGTGTGCATATCCACACCAAGCTTCCCAAAGCGTTCTAGATCTCCATGAACCGCAACAACATCGTGGTCAAGCACATTAAATGAGATAAACTCATTAATATTGTTGTCTAAAACATAAACTTTCTCATTTTGTGAAAGCCTTTGATTGATCCACCAAGGGATGATTTTCTCCATATTATCAGAATGGATGCTATCATTCTTGTTTTGAACAGATCTTGCATGGTTCCCATATGTAGAATAAACATACACACAATTTACATATTGTGATAATGAGCTAATAAGCTCTGCAAGAAGTTCAGAAACCTCCATTAATTGGTCACATGTATCCTCTTCTGACGCAACACGTGCACCAGTATGTATACACCCATGGATAAAATCTCCTAAAAGTACAATATGAAGCTTATTAATATTATTTGCCCTCAAATACTTAATTGCCTTATTAAATAAAACATTAACACGCTCTACACATGTTTCTACATCATATTTGTTCCAAATATTATTAGTAACCATACCATAATGCCAATCTGTTAAAACTAAAACCGCTTCATTCTTTGCTTCAACAAATGACTCGTTGTTAGAATTTAATAATTTACTTGAACTTAAATTGTCTGCTGCTTCAATTAATTTCTCAGTCAGATGTTCAGCTCTGGCATCACTCGTTAGCAGCTTATTATATTCTCTTCTTTGATCTTGAAATTGTTTTTTTGCTTTATAAAGTTCATCAGTTTGTCTCTGAATCTCCTTAAGATATTCGTCATCAGAGAAGATCTGTTTTTCACATGCTTTCAACCCATGTTGAAACATCTGATATTTCTTACGATAAGCACTTTCACCAAAATTTTGGTCTAATGCGGTATTAATAATATCGGCAATTTGCTGCCATGTCATCCCAGAAGACTGCTTCATCGAACAAATTCTATAGATATATTGTTCTTCGCTTTCTTTTTCAGGATTAAAATTATTTATTTCCATCTGCTTCGTCCTTTCTCTTATATAAAAAAGACGAGGATTATTCCTCGCCTTCTCCATTGCATAATTCTCTAATTTTTAGTTGATATGCCTGTGTAAACTTGGCACGTGGATAAATGTGGTCTTCACTAAACGTCTTTTCACCAGTTCGTGGCTTAATAGTTTCCTTACCCTCATAAAACTTCGCCTCAATATTAAGCCCTTCAAATAGTTTAATAACTGGCAAATCTTCAGGCGTCGCATGCGATAAAATATCAGTAATTACAGCAAAAGTACCTCTATAAATATCCTTTACGGCCCCTTGGTAATATCCAGACTCCTTTGCAACCATTTTAACTAGATCATTCTGTTTATAAATCATTGTAATCTTCCTTTCTCGTATTTTTTATCTGATGTCAATAGTTCTTGTAACGGTTAAAGTAATTAATTCACCATCAAGTTCTTTTAATAATTCTGATAGAGAAGCCGCCTTTCCGTCACTAAGAAATTCTATCTGTGTATCATTTTTATTAATGTCTAAATAACCACACAATTTAATCTCCGTAGTCTTTAAAGCATCATTCATGAAAGTTCCTCGCCATATGCAATGCTAAGTTTAACATCTTTATCTGCAAAATCTACAAATAGCTCTGATAGTGATACGACATCTCCAGTATCATCATTTTCAACAAAAACTTCGTCATTATTAATACGAAGGATCCCACTTGCCTGAATTGTGTACTTGCTCTGAATCTTAGCTGCCATAATAATTTTTCTCCTTTATTGCTTTTATTTTTATCCTTGAAGCTCATCAGCCCAAGAACTGACAATACCTCTATGATTAGTATTTAGCTCACAAATTTGTGCATAGTCTTTGTCCTTAAAATGCTCAATATATTTTACAAATCCGCTATTTTCTGGATGATGGTACAAATCACATTGTCCACTATGCCCAATTACGATTGTCTTAGATGTATCAGAAATTCTGGTTAATACTTTTTTCAACTCATCAACATACATATTTTGAGTTTCTTCAATAATAACCACTTTATTTTCTAGGTTGCATCCTCTTAAATAGACGTGAGAGATACAATCAATATATCCAGTGCCATTCTTTTGGTTTTCTACACCCTCCTGAATGACTGCAGTATATGGGTTAATCCCCAACTTTATCAAAGCATCATATAGTGGAGCAGTATAAATAGAAATTTTTTCATCAGCACTGCCGGGAAGAAATCCAAGTTTTTCTTCCTGTACAGGACTAACTATATAAACGATTCCATCATAAACATTATGCTGAACCAAAAGATTTGCTGTAGCAACTGCCATTAAAGTCTTACCAGTACCTGCTTTTGCATTCGCAAAAATAATTAACTTTTCTGGATTTAAAATTGCATTTACAAATTCTTTCTGTTCATCATCTAATAAAATACCATAAAATGGATGACCATCAATGTTCTTTGGAACGTCCCCATATTCATTTACAACATTCTTTCTCTTAGTTGCCATATAGACCTCCAAATTTAAAACAGAACATCTAAATCTGTAATAATCTCATCAATAATTCCGTTTGCTAATGCTTCTTCTTCATCAAGATACCAGTCAGACGGAGCCTTTCTCTTATATACCTTCGGATCAATCTTTGTATGACCAAGGAAGTATTCAGTGACTCTCTTAGTAAGCTTATCACCAAACTTCTTCATTGATTCTGCTTGTTCTTGTGTTCCGCCATAATAACAAGATCCAGAATGAACCAGAACAGAAGTGCCCGGAAGTGCATAACGCTTATGGCCAGCAGACAGGATGTCTGCAGCAGCAGAGTAGGCACAGCATAGATTGATTGTCCAAATAGGAGTTTTGCTGATTTCCATAAGCTTAATAAAGCTCCATGTAGCAGACACATCGCCGCCCGGTGAATCTATCACAATCTTGATTGGTAGACGCTGCTCAATTGGCACGTCTTTATCTTCTCTGTTCCAACGAATAATCTCCTTAGACAATTCAAAAAGATTTTCATCAATCTGCTCGTCAATATAGAGCACACGATGCTCAATGTCTCTATAATAATTTCTTAACTCCGGTGAAGGTAGGTGCAAATTTGCTACTGCTTCAGGAATTGCTACTAATAGTTCTTGTTCCATGGTATTCCTCCGTTTCGTTTCGTAGAATGTTTTGTGATAGTTATAGACATTTATTGTACTATCATAGTAGGTGCAATTTTGAAAATTCGCTCATATAAATGTCTATAACTTCTATAATTTTGTATTGTGAATGAAGAGGTTAACCGTAACATTACAATTTACTTCTATAACGTCTCATTCTTTCCCTAGATGCTATTTTGTTCAATTCTTTGTCAATTTTACTCTGGCATTCTTTACACCTGCATGTTTTTGCATCGAACTTACCAGTTTCAACTATTTCACCGCAATCAATACACTTAATGAATCTGTCCCTAGGAGTATTATTCTTTTTCATACAACTCTTACAGTATTGTGCATTGCCTTTTGGTTTAAACAATCTACCACATCCACAACATTCTTTATATCCACCATATTTCCAATTCATATATGTGAACGCAAGCTCTTTATAGTTATTTTCTGAGAGTAGGAGAGTAGGCTCGTCATCATCGCATATATATAAAAGTTTAAATCCAGAAGAATCAGGATTAATATTTCTCTGCACTAATTGATTGTCATACAAGAATCCCAAAAACATATCTCTATCTTTAACCGGCATCGTCACTCTTGCTAATTTATACAACTCTGGAATACTTATGTTCGAATAATTTACATTTCTATTCTTACATGCATTTTCATATTTTGCATCAGCCAAAAGAACAAATGCTAACTTTTCTTGTCTGTCATCATTCAATGCCTTAATTATAGCAAGTTCCTTCTTAGTGATAATAACCTGTGAAATATCACGCCACACCCGCTTTGTAGCATCTTTAATACATCCTTGAATTGCCGTATAATATCCAACCTCACTATAAGAACTACAATTTGTTCTCATGTATGCATTAATAATATTATAGCTCTGATTCTTGTCAAGCTTATGAACATAATGATTATATCTAGCAATCATCTTAATGGTATTAGTTGGATTATTTTCATCAACAAAATTCGCATTTATCATATTTTCTATATCTTGTTTTTCATTGAAAATATAATCTTTCATTCTTGTTCACCCCCAATTCTAATTTTTTTCATTGTAAATTGATGCCCACAACACCAAAACTCACCCTCTGAGTCTACTTTTTGAGGATAATACATATTATCATTATTATTTTTTAACAAATTCTCAATAATAACATCACCACAAACAAACCACACAATATCTTTATCATTTCTGCCTTTATAGCATAAATCAATTAAAATATCACATAATTCATATTGATTTGGACATAAGTTATAGCATTTTTCCGCAAATTGTTCTCTTAATTGATCAACATCCCCATATTCCTCATCATTCTCATTGTCTTCACCAATATAATATTCAGTTTTCTTCTTTTTTGTAAAGTTGGATATACATTGCTTATATTGTTTATATGCGTCACTAATTGCTCTAAATAATGTAGGAGAGTAGTTGTATCCAGATTTTATCATAGAGCTATCAAATTTTTCTCTTGAATTTAATTGCAATTCTGCCATATCCTCTTCAACAGCCCAACAAATACGATTCATGATACAAGGCGACATATCAAGTGGCATTCTACGCTCTGCCCATTGTACAAATTGCTGTTCTTCATCAGTTTTACATTCTTTGTGTTTCAGTTCTTCATAACTCATCTTGAACATAGAACTAGATTTCAATTCAACATTTGCCATGTATTTGTCATATTCAGTTTTTAATGACAAATAATTAAATGAAAAGAAGTATGGTTTCTTATGTGCGCATATCCTTTGATATAGTCTTTTACGTTCCTTTTCTTCGTCAGAATCATTTACTTCATCAATTTTATTTGCATGAGAATCATACCATGATTTTGGCATTGGATTTGACAAGATACCTTTTGCCTTGTCAATTTCTGCCTGTTGTTGCGCTTGGCCACATTGAGTTCTATACTTTAATATCTTATATTCCTCATCATCTTCACTATAATTTGACATTAAACTAGTCATACAAGTAATTCTATTCGTAATTTGTCCGATTTTACTACCGAATCCAAGCTTATTAGCAATTATTACATCTTCTTCTGTGACTACCTTCTTCGCTGCCTTATATTGAATACAATTCAATGCAGGTAAATTCTTATGAGTCCTAATAAGAACAGGATTGTTAGTTGTAAATAACAAATCTCCATCAAAATCAAAACCATTTAATGCCATTGGCATTGTATCCCATGCATTAACAACGATACAAGTGTCAATATACCTAAACCAATATGATGCATCATCTGAATATGAAATATTTTGAGTTAAAACCGAATGCGCGTTACTCATCGGTGCTCGATAGCACACAACTTGTTTCACATTTTGATCTGCCCAATATTTACTATAAATTTCTCCAGCTTTTAAAACACCTTTTGGTTCACGATTGAACATACTTTCACAAAGTGCAACTAAGTCACCAGAAATAATCTGAAAATTCCCATGAACATCTAAAACACCGATTTTTGCCTCTCTAATCCTTTTCTGGATCATGTTCTTAATTTTTGAATATATATAAGGATCATCAATCATATTTCTATTAATCATGAGCGCTTGCGCCGCAAAATCCATAGAGCGAATATTATTTTCATCCAATCCAGATCCACACAAATAAACAATACTCTTTCTATAATCTAGCTGCATAATATCCTTAATTTCATTTACAGTATCAGAAATAAGTTCATGCACATCTTCATCTGTCGCTTCATGTATCTGAAGAAATTGATAATTAGTTTGTCTTACATCATCAACTTCATGTGGTGCTGTTTTAGCGATGCGAATAGTATAATGATTTTCGACACATTTATCATGGTAATCATCCCAACTATCATAGCAATTCCACAATTTTAATTGGCTCTCAGTTATGATTAGTTCAGATTCTCTAATATCTCTATCTGCACCCCATACATCTTTTACAATATATCCACACGAATGTTTCTCTGCCCATTCTATATAGTCAAACGTAAAAGTCATGCCTTTTGTCCATGCACATCTAAGATTGCATCCACTTATAGTTTCCTCTGAATCTCCACCAAGCTCTTCATTCCAACGTCTTGAAAGTGATGGTAACATCATTGAGCATCCATCTGATGCATCATTTTCTACATCCTGCATAGGTGCAAATTCAACAAGCGGCTCCTTTGTTGTGTCACTATCATCAATATTAATTAAACCTGCTTTAAAGTTTGTAAAACAATCATGGACGACAATAATTCCTTTTGGCCAACTAACTGGGATTGAAGCACTAGAACAAAGAGCCTCATAAGCACCTAATTTTGCAGGAACAAGAGGAATATTAATATTTCTTCCATTTTCAATACGTTTTTTTAATTCATTACGCAATCTAACACTTGTATAAACTACAGTTGATGTTTTAACCCCATTTGTTGTAGTTAAAAGCCTTCTATATTCAATCCCATTAACTTTAAATCCCTGATTGGCCCTATCATAATGACTAGGCTTATCAATAATCAAGCACAAATAGTCTTCTTTAAACTGCAATTTGTAAAGTTGTTGATATAAATCCTTAATCTTAGTTTTATTTTCTGGAATATTCTTTTCTTTCTTAGTTGATTTAATAGTCGCCTTAATCTTTTTAGCAGATTCATCATAATCTTGTGTCCCATTCAATTCATTAATCCATGTAAGAATTTGAGAATCTGCTAAAGAAATTACCACTCCGGGAGTTTTTCTTGCTTCATCAATTGAAAGATTCAAATCCCAATTATATTTTTCTAAAAAAGATGAGTTTAACTTAAAGCAGAATTGCTGCGTCTTTTGTTGTTTAGCAATAAGCCCTCACCGCCTTTACTATAATTTTGTATTGTCCTATCGAACAAACACATTATATCACAAAACTTACAAATGTCAAGTGCATTTAATCAACAAATGTGTAAACAACCCTCACATCTTCATAATTGCCGCCCTGTGGAACAAGTTTCACCAGCAGTGGGAGAGAGGTATCACAAAAAAAGTTACAATATTCCCTACAAGTCTTTGGATCATATTCAACAACAACATAATATTTAATACCTTCGTCCCTTGGAATGCTCTCATCCAGAATACCATTCATAACAAAAGAAGTAATTATCTTTTTGTCTTCTCCTGAAATGCTCCTATCCCAACGAGTGGGGGCGACACCATCTCTCTTCCAATGCACATAAGCCTTCTCAGGAATACGACCCACATGAGAAATTGTTGCATCCCAATTATAATTAAGTATTTCATCAAGAGTTACATATGAAGCAAAGCCTCCAAAACGAAAATAATGATTACTCGAAATTGCATCAGATGCATCGTCTGGCAAGCCTCGCAATTCACTAATTGGATTAATTACTGTATAGCCATTTAGTTTATTTGTAACCCAACCAAATAACTCATATAAGAAAATATTTCTTTCATCACAAACCCGATCAGTTAATTTATCATTCATCTCAACAAATGCGCTTGGAAAAATATTACCAACCTTTTTCCACACACCATTCTCTCTTACCTCAGCATACATTATCATTTGCATATATTTATCACATCCCATACATTTCTTTATATTTATACATTTCTTTTATAAGATCATGAAGACTTGGCATATCTTCTGGTTTAAGATATACAGATTCTGTTAAAGGCACATACGATTGCATCACACAAGCATATTGGCACTTATTTGAATCAATGCGCATTTTAAAACACCTGTCTTCAGGGATATGCATATCTTTACCACACCCCGGACAATACGCAAAATCTACAACTGATAATGTACCACATTGTGGACACTCTAATAGTTGTGCATTGCCGCACAGAATATTAAACTGCTTTCTTTCAACTGTTTTCCATTCGCTCATTGTAACGCCTCCAAATCCATTTTTGAACCGCAATTTGGACAATAGTTATGTGGGTCGTGTTGCCACACATCAAACCCGCACTTGCATATAGAACAAATTAGTGTATCTGGCCTGTCTGAATTAGTTTCCCACATTCCATGCACCACCTGTGCAACGTCAGAGGCGGGAATACTGTAAAAGTCCTCCACCAAGCTCTTCAAACGCTTTTTGGCATTCTTCCGATTGCTCACGGATATAAGCAATCGCCGCCTTGCGGCTTATGTATTCAGCCATTTTCATCTTTCCCCCAATTCAACGGCTTTCCGCACATCGGGCATTTTTCAACCCGCTGTTCCTCCACCATCAGCCCCAACTGCCGCTTGCAATGTGGGCAGTACGGTATATGCCACCAGCCGAAGCTGCTGCTAAGTTTCCATTTCTTGTCGAGGTAAATAGGCTTTTTCGATTCAGCCATCGCTTTCCCATCCTTCCGGCAGTACCACCAGCCGACCGTCATTGTCGGCCTTAATCCATTCTTTCATCTTTTCAAGTCCATTCTCGTGTATCCATATTGCAAATTCTGCGGTTTCTTGCGCAAGTTTGGGTGTCAGCCCCGTATCTAAATATGCCCGCAACATCGGACAGTGTGCAGCAGGTACCGCCGTACAAAACCCACCGACCGCAGTGCAATTCCCGTTATCCTTATGACGAAAATCACAGCGAATACAATTTACCGTTTCCATATCACTCTACCTCCTGCAATGCCTGTACCGCCATTGCTACTGCTTCAGCTATGTCATTATTCGAGTACTCTCCATATTTGGAACATAAAACGGAGTAATCAGCGTACAACTGCACCAGCAACGTAGCAGCATCTTGTTTAACCATATCACTCTACCTCCTTCATCTTTGCACCACAATTGGGACAGTAGTCAAAAGCTGCCACAATTAGTGGTGTCCCGGTGTCCTCATCGAACCATTCCCACCGCCTATGCACAGCCGGTGTAACATCGACGGTTCCGATGCAATTGTAGTCACTACCACAAACGGAACAACGAAAACAATAGGGATTACCATTTGACTCTTGCTCTGAAATCCAATGCCCATGTCGCACTGGTACCGCATCCACAGTCGGTGCCGCCTCTATTTCAGCCAGACAGTCCTCTTTTGCACATCTCGCATCTTCGTATATGGCAGGAACATTATCCCATATAGCTTCGGACAACTGATCTGCGTTAATCAAGCGCATTACTATCACCATCCATTTTCGCGCC